TTTCTTCTACTGGAGCTTCGTAATCTCCAATTACATAAGAAGGTTTAGAAGCTTTCTAAATGGCATTAGAGTACTCTACAGAACGCTTAGTAGCACTAGTACCATCAGGCAAAGCAATAGTCATATTATCTCCAGCCACACCGATATATACTGTAGATGCCTTTACTGCACTAGCTTCATTTTTAATCAAGTTCTTATTTTCATCAAATAAAGCTACAGCACCCTGAGTAAGACTATCTACTGTAGTATAAGATGTTGGACACGTTTTACCGATAAGTACGGTATCAACTCTTGTAATCATATATAAAAATAATTAATTGTTAGACTTAGCGCTAGTCTAGTTTGTCCTTCTACTTTCCTTATTTCAGATTTCCAGGTCAGACAAACGCATTAATTTATTTGTTATTCCATTGAAGCAATTTCGTTGGAATAAGCGTTATAGTGCTACATTGGTTTAGTAGCAAGATAAATCTAGATTGCCATTTTTACTATTTCCATATGAGTATGTTCTGGCAAATCTGTATATTCTAAATTAGTAATATTACTAGAATCAATCTTAGATGGTTTAGCTAAGTATGTAATCTAGTACTCACTTATTTTATAATTACCATCTGTGTATAATATTACATTATTATCTTGAATTAGTTTTAAAGGTCTAGCTTGACAATATTTTAATTTATACTCAGATAATGAATTACCTAATTGTCTATCCAATGTTTCTATTGTAGACTCTAAAGTATCAGTATACTTTATTATATATTCTCCTCTTTCATTAGTTTCCCAGCATTCATTTAAATTACTTGGTTGTATGCCAGCTGTATCTCCAAGTAATAATACATAATCTTCTGGTAACTCTACAGAATAAGAATTACGATCACTTTTATTAATTGAACCTTCAGTATATTTCTTATTTTTAATTAATGTGCGTAAATCGTCTATTCTTTTCTAGGTCTATTCAAATCCCTGAGCTTTAAAATTAATACCAGAATATCTAGTTTTATAAAACTTATCAATAGCCTCATTAATGAATGATATAATAGTATCAGATGTTAGTTTTTCTTTAATAACTAAATTAGGATCCATTAACTATAGTCTACGTTCAAATTCAATTTGGAATTCTCGTTGTGTCATAATCATTCATCTATTTGGTTCAACTATGATTTAGTCTAGATTCTCCTAGACTCAATATCTTCTAATGCCAGTTCTACAGCTCTATTAATTACTTCAAACTGCATATACTCTGGTATTTCACTCATACCATCTGCTGGTAAGTTCTCTATCTTAGTAGGGAACTTAATATAAGTAATATCTACAGAATAACTATTACTACTCATAGCTAAGTAATCATAATAGATATATAGAGTGTTATCTTCTATCACAGCTACTGGATCTTCTATCCAAGGATTATTATTATAAGTCTTCTTAAATTTAGTAGCGTCTGCATGATCTATTAGCTTTATGGTAGCTTTTTTGTTATTGAAGTTTAATACAGCATCTACAAAGAACATTCTGTCACCATTAAATAGATTAGTAACATAACATCTATTTGAGTCTGTTTCAGTATTAGCAATAACATTTGTATCTGTATGTACTAACTTTTCTAAGTCGTGAATACGTTTTACAGATCCTTCAAAGCTAGTCTTTAAGTAGTTATTACCAGTAAACTTATTACTGATTTCTTGGTATAAACCTTGATCTAACCAGTAATCTATTTCTTCTGGTAAGAAAGCAGGACAACCCCCAAAGGCTACGCTTTGAGAGTTCTTGTCCATTGCTACTTTAAAATATGAGTGAAATTGTTCTCTAGTCATTATTTAGATTTTATTTCAGACATAATACTTAAGTAAATATCTTGATTCTTTTTGTCTTTCAAATATGCAATTACATCTTCAAGACCGTTACCAATAAGATCAGTACCAAAGTAATATGATGCTCTGTTCTTACGAATAATATTTTTACTTAAAGCTTCTTCAATTACAAAGTTAATTTCTTTATTAGGATTGTCTACCCAAATTCTAATAAATCTTGCTGGATCAGCTTCTACGTTTTCACCAAGTCTGGCTTCAACTAATTCATTAGACATAGTATCAGCTTTAATTCCAAGAAGTCTAAGACATTTGCGCATATCTTCAAGACTCATCTTATCCAGTGCTCTATAAGCATCACGTTTAACTTTGTTAGCTTTATTAATTTGTTCTGCTTCAGCTTCTTTATTTATAAGTACATAATCAGTAGATGGAGTTATCTTATCAATACCATTAGCTACTCTCTTATGTCCTAATAGGAATAAATATTGCAATTCACCTTCAGGTCTATCAGTATTAATAACTAATTCTTTCTTACCAATCTTAATTGCAAATGTATCCCAAAATGTGCTATCAGGATCTAATTCTCCTTCAGCTTTACCCATTTTCTGTTCTAGTTCTCTAGCTTTATCTTGAGTTAGACCTGTATAACGACTACCAGATCTTGTCCAATAGGAACTCAAGTAATCAAAGCAATTGGACCATTTTACTAATCCAGTCCATGGGTTCTATTTAGTTATTCTAACGATTACTTCCATAATTATAAAATTAGAGTGTTCAAGTTATTCTTTGTATTTCCAGATAAACTTGGTAGATTTAGTTACTTTTGTTTTTCCATTAGCGCTATTAGCTATAGTTTTTCTATCTTGACCTGTGTTTTTACTAGCTTCAGATATACTATCAAACTCTGCTAACAATTTTCCATCTAATGAATATTGTAGTACTTTCTTTCCACATGCTTCTGTAGCTCTTTGTTTTATTAAAGCTAATTCTTCAGCAGTTCTTACTTTATTTTTTCTAGACTCTATGTTAGCCTGTCTACATTTATCAGAAATCTGTGGTTTCCAATCTGGTAGTATAGCTGCTAAAGACGGATCTACTTTACTTGGAATTTCTTTATAATCTTCTTTATATAACCATATATATGGGTTTCTTTCAGATATTAATACTCTTTTCCTTTTTAAGGATGATATTATTAATGAAGTACTTATTCCAGTTTTTCTACTGGCTTCGTTTACACCACTATATTCTGTTATATAATCTCCATCTAAAGTATATTGTAATACTGGTTTTTTTCTAGTTTCACCGATTTTACCAGACTTCCAATACTTATCTCTACCTTCTGTTCGTACTTTACCAGCTTCAGATAATAACTTTCTAGTATATTCACTAGCTGTTTTACCAGAGTTAGCTATACTTATTTTTTGTTTGGTTTCTTCAGAACAAGGTCTACCAAAAGTACCATCTCCACCTTCTGTCATATTGTATCCCTTCTCGGGATTTGTAGAATCGTATTCTTTTATAAAGAACTTTTCTCTTTCTTTAAGTTCTTCTGCATTTTTACAGAATGATATGATATTGATATCAAATCCGTCTGCTCCATACTTTCTAAGAGCGTTATGGAATCTAAAAGAGGAGCCGTGTTCAGCTTCAAATAGATGCTGTTTAAATCTAGCACCAGCTCCTCTATTAGTTATACCTATATAAACTTTTCCGTTTACTTTATTTGTAATCTTATATACTTCGTAACTTAACATATAATTATCTGTTTAAAATGTTTATATTTGATAAACGCAGATAACTTAATTAAGTTACTCAGGCTGTCAGGTAATTACATGTTAAAGTTAGTTAATTATTATTCTGCCATCATGATTAGCTCCCCACACGCCCGAGGATCTTTCAACATCAATCCGACCTCACCCAAGAAGTGTACTGAGTATCCATCCTTAGCATTAGAACGAACTTCTGTGTTAGAGTGAGCGTAACCAGCAGGAGTTACAGAACCAGCTGTACACCAGTTAACGAATTCACGATCTTTACGAACTACTTTAACAATGTTAGCTTCACCATCACGACGACCCAAATCCAAGAATGTCATACGGTAAGATTCCAACGGTTTCAAAGTAACAGGATGCAACTGACGATTATAAGTAGTATTGTCATACAACGGGAAATACTTCAAAGTTAATTCAATACCATTAGACATTGCGTAAGTCTTAAACTGACCACCGAACTTCAAATTATCACCAGAACCAGTTACGAATACTGTGTCAATCAAGTTCATGTTAGCCATCTTTTCTTTAAGTACACGGTCAAATTCACGCATACCCATTTCACCAGTCAAGGCAACGAACTTACGTTCATTAGTACCCAATACATTGTAAGACAGGTCAAACAAGAAGTCTTCCAACAGTTCAGCTGTCAAACGAGTATAATAACGTCTGTTAGACGGAGCAATCTGTTCCAGCAAACCAGCACCAATAAATGCAGGACGACCATTCTTACCTTTCAGGTTACAAGAACCATCTTTATTTACGTTATTCTGATTGTATACCAAAGCTCTTTCAAGACGTTTGTACCACTCACGCATTGCAACCCATTCCTGGAATGTAGACCACAAATAAGAAGTTTTACCAGTCTTAGGATCTTTCAAAGCTACTGCCATAACTGTAGAGTAAGCAGAACCTGTGATATCATAAGACAGACGTACTGTAGTCAAATAGTTACGCATCTTGAAGTGAGTATTGTAATTCAGGATATCGGCCTCTTCACTGTATTCTTCATAAGCAGAAGCCAAACGGTTTACTTGGCAACCAGAAGCTAAAACAGCAGGGTCAATATAAGAAGCGGGACTACCATTAGATACAAATACTGTATAAACATACAGGTTGCCATCTTGATACGGAGCGTCCTGAATACGTGCTTGACTCTTATCATCAAATTCGATAGTAGCACCAGGACCAAACCATGCATCTTCCAACCACAAAGTAATAGGAGTATTACCCAAACCTGGAGTAGAATTTTCATTAATTGCAGCACCATTCCATTTAGCGTCACGAATTGTAACAGCTCTATCCTGGTCAATCATAACACCCCATTCAAATGAAGGCTGATCAATAGTCATTACATTTCCAAGACCACCTGTCAACATATCAAGAGAAGTACTGTAACCATTATCTTTAGTACCAAATACGTATGACAGGATAGTAGATACCTCATAAGGTCTTTGCTGAGAAGCGAGACTAATCTTATTAGTGTCAATCAAATCAGAAAACCATTTCCCCTTATAGAGTTGGAGGTTATTAAGAATATTATTATTCATAAAATACTAGTAATTTAATTTTTTTTATTTATATAATTAATTATTATGATATACGCAGTTGTCGTGCAGCTGAGAACCAAATTGGATCATCATCAGAACCCGTAGCTTGTTTTCTAGATTTAGTAGTAATACTACTAGATTTTAAACTTCGTCTAAACTTATCAATGGCTGAATTATTTCCTTCACGTTTCGCAGCTTCAATAAGCTTATCAGCATTCATTGTAAAGTATGCTGATTCTATGAGATTCTTAACACCACCCTTAGCATAGTCCTTTTGGTACTTTGTTTTACCGTCTGTGTCTGGCTTAAGTATATAATCCATTAAAACCTTTTTATCTTTTTCAGGGACTGTAATACCACGTATATTCTTTAAGCCTTTTATTTCGCTAACAACGTTATCATAGAATTGCTGTTGTCTCTGTAACTATTCACGATAAGCCTTTTTCTGATCCTCTAATAGCTGTTTCTTCCTTTCCTCTTTAATCTCTTTCAGATCTTCTAAAGCGTCTTGCGCTTCATCTTCAAGTAATCCAGCTTCTTCATATCTACTTACTAACTTATCAATCTTCTTAGTAGAGAACCCTTTTTCTTTAAGTAACTGTTTTACTACTAATTTCTGATTAGTTTCATCTTCAATATCAATATCATCTAAATCTAACTCAGCATCAATAGTCAGATACTTCTTTAGATCTCCACCTTGCTTTACGAAATTATCTAGTGCTTCAACTTCTTCACTAGAGTATTCAGGCTTACTATTTTCTTCAATGACATTTTGGAAGTAATTAATTAACTCATCAACACTTTTGGGTTTATCTTCATCTTCTTCAAATTCCCAATTAAGTTTTTCAGCCATAGCATCAAAGAAGTTAGTAACAACATTTTCTTCGTTGTTATCTTCAATCTCTTCTTCCTCTTCTGCTTCTTCCTCAATGGTTTCTTCTTTACGAGGTCTACCAGGCTTACGTTTTGGTTTATCTTCAATATCTCCTTCTTCGATTTCTTCTTCCTCAGTATCTTCCTCTACTGGATTTTCTTTCTTATTCTTTACTTCGATATTGTTCTTTTTAATATCTTCCAATTCTTTATCGTCTAGTGATTCAAATTCATCAGTATCAACATTAACATTTTCATCAATATTTGAATTTCTAAAACCACCATCTGGATTAGGGATAAAGCTATCTAATACAGCTTCAAATCCACCTAATGTCATTTTTTTATCCATAATTAAAATATTTAATTAGATTTATTTTTTCTTCTTTTTACCTTTATTCCATTTAGCAGCATTCTAAGCGAATATTGCTCTCTTTCTTGTCACAGGATTCTTACTATGAGTTAGTTCTTCAGTTGTCTTTCCTGTCTTCTTTTTAGTTGCATTGAACTTACCTCTATTTTCTGGCTTTATCTTTATCTTCTTCATAATTCTAAAATTGTTTATTTACTATTGGATAAGTACCAAGTAAAGGTATTTTATTAAACCATTTTGTATACTATCCTGGTGTAGCAAATTGAAGATAAGCAGCTTCAATAGATCTCATATCTTTAGGTAACGATCTTATAGCTTTCTTAATCTATCTAGAAGTTACCTTATCTCCTATATTATTAATCATACCAGTCTTAAACATATACTCTCTAAGAGTATTCATATAAGACTTCTATTCTGTACCTTTGCTATAATAATCAGTTTTATCTGGAAATAATAGATTCTTCTATTTTGATAAATCTCTTTTTAACTCTGCAAACATAGAGTTGCTATAATCAGGGTTTGAACTTTTAGCTAAATTGAAATCTACATAGTGTCCTAATTCATGTCTAGTAGTAGGATAATCTATCTCTGTAAGATTTCTATTTATCTAATACTCAAAATCATCATATCCTGCTGGTTGTCTTCTAGTAATATACCTATTTACAGCTGCATCTTTAGCCTACATTTTAGCCTTAGCGTCTAACTGTTTTATAACAGGATTAGGCAAATTCCAATAATTAGTGTTATACTAATTAATTATATCTTCGTATACTTGAGCATAATTATCACCGTAAGTATTCTAAATCTGTCTAGCTCTTTCCATATAAGCTGGATTAGAATATAGATCTTCAATTATTCTATTTCTAGATTCTATAGCATCGTCATATAATTTAAATGTACGAGCTTTATCTTCAGCTTCTCTACGGAATAAACTGTTTATCTTATCCTATACAGTTCTTTTTACTTCTGGTACATATTTAGAAGAGTATTTAGTTAATCCTCTAGCGATATTAGATACTGCATTACCTGCTAATTTAAATACTGGATTAAGTAAAGCTCCTTCTATATATAGACTGCCTAATGGATCTGAATTTGAAACATATCCTGCACCTGGGTTATATCCGTATATAGGATTATATGGATCTCCTTTAGGGTCAAAGTTAGTAATAGGTCTTTCACTAGTACTCTATGGTGGATCTTCATCTATAGTACCACCATCTGCATACTTCTTCCAATCCCAGTACTTCAGCTAGGGATTATTCTCCCTAGCCTACTTATACTGTTGCATTCTCTATCTAAATGCTTCACATTCCATAATTATTTACTTTTCTTTCCACTTTTAGATGACTTCTTGCCACCTTTCTTTCCACCACATGCCATAGTTATAAAGTTTTAATATAGTTAAACCAATTTTTCCTATTCTCTTTGTAAGTCTTTTTACGATTTTTTATTTTATACCTATTTGTATTAATTTCGTAATCAGATTTATCTTCATTTGCATATGCTTCCATTTCATAAGGGATTGTATAGTATGCCGATGATGCTGGATAAGTAATAGGATTGCCCTTAATCCATTCCCATACATAATCAGCGTAATACTTTAACCAACTACCCTTATTCTTAGCCTACTGTAAATGTATATTTTCGTGATTCCAAGTAGTAGTTTTAATATCAGATTCTTTCTTTTTAGTCAAAATATATCCACACCAACTCATTGCAGAGTATCCACTAAAAGGATAATGATCCATATGTTTATACTATACTTTATCTTTATTCTTAGTAGTAGTAAATAATTGTTTTACTAACCACCATGTTTCTTTAAACCAGTTCATAGTTATTTAGATTTAGATTCGCCTACTACTTTATTTCTCAAAGCTGTCTTTGCCTTTAGCTTCTCTCTATCCATAGCAGCTTTATCAGACATACGTTGCAACTCAGTTTCATGCTTCATTCTATCTTTTTCAAGCTGTATCTTCTTATTTTCAGCTTCTCTCTTCTGTTCTATTTCTCTACGCTTATTGTTAAGTTCTAATTGTTTAGTAGCAATATCAGAATTTATCTTCTACTATTCTAATGCTTGTTTTCCTATTTCAATTGGATCAGGAATTCCATTCATATCTTGATCCATATTCTCAGCACCACGATAAGCATTAAGTTGTGCTACAGTAATTTTAGTAGCATTGTCTTGATCTACTTTATATTTTTCAAGATCCATTTCAGCTTCCTTAAGCATAAGCTCTTCTTCTTTAAGCTGATTCTATTGTTCTGCTATTTGCTGTTGTGCTTGTTGTTCAGCTTGTTGCTGTTGCTGCATCTGTTCCATTCTTTTCTGCTCGATCTCTTCAAGTCTATTCTTAATCATACTCATATTATCTAAAGTAATGATTTCAGCGATATCTAACAGACTAGCACCATTCTGCATAGCAGGTTGTAGCAATTGCTTTAATTGATCTATATACTGTTGATTCTTAGTACTATCATCTACAAATATATCCATATCTTCATAGAAGAAATTATCAGATAATTGTACAAACGCTCTGGTAGCATCATCTAGTATATAATTCAAGTATCTCTTATTATCTTTCCAAGCTGCTTTAGAAGTATTCAATAGCATTGTTAATACTCTTCTCTTCACCTAATTATGATTCCAGAACCAAGGTTCAGTAATATGATAAGACATATTAACAGCAGTATTAGCGTTACTTACTAATTCACTAGCAGCAATCTATCCTTGTCTCTGTGGAGTAATACCAGTAAGTTTAGCTACCATATCTTCAATCTTCTGCATCAATTGAATATACTCAGCTATTACATTACTCATAGTTAAGTCCCAAGAGGATAACTAGTTGAATTGAGATGGTTTACCTCCTTCACGTCCTGGTATATCCCATCCTTCATCATAAGGATTAATAAAAGCTACACCTAGTGCACTTAAGTAATGCATCCACTTATTAACATCAATGTTCATAGATTTAGGTATCTAAGTAATATCCATTACTGCTACTTTACCTTTATCTCTAGATAATGCTAACTCAAGTCTATACCACACTACAATATACATATACTGTAATGGTTTCATCATACTTACTAATGATCTAGGTTTACTATTAGTATTATTATACACTACACCAGTGTAAGGTAATTTCTGTGAATTAGGATTATCGGCAGATATATGTTGATATTCAATAGGTTGAATTCCTATGTACATATCATCACCAATTCTATATCCTTCCCATACTTCAATAATCCAATCCCATTCTACAGATTGTTCAGTACCTGTTACTTTATAATCTTCATCTACTTGAAATTCTTCAGCTTCTCCAGTTTCTGGATTTAGTAAAGTAACAAATCCTATCTTTTTGAAAGATTTCCAACAGCAGTGATATACTGTTATATGATCTACATCAAACGGATTATCTGTAAAACTATTAATCTTATGTAGCTTAATAGATTCATAATCTATACTAGTCTTTCTTATCTCTGGATTATTACCAGCTCCGGGTCTTTGATCAATAAGTTCTAATAATTCATTTAGTTGTCTTTCAGACATTTTATCATAGAATCTATCGTATATCTCAGTAGCAGACATAATCATCTTTCTACGACACCATGCGGCATCATCTATGAATTCTAAGTCTAAAGAATGCTCATAATCAAAGTACATAGGGTTTACTCTTTCTACATAAGGATCTCCATTGATTACACCTACATAGTATATTTCTTCTCCACCTATTAAAGCATCTTTCCAACCTTTATAAAACTCATGAGTAAGATTTAATTTTCTCTTTAGAAATTGTAATGCATGATAAGCTTCAGTTTCTGCTATATCTTTATAATCTTTCTATAGATACTTAGCTATAGCTTCTGGAGTCTAGATTTCTCCTGTAGCTAATGCTTGTTCATATCTAGCTGCTTGTTCTGGACTTAACTTACTAGCTATAGTAGCCTGAATATAATCCATTAGCATTTCTTTGGCTTTTTCCTGTAGTTCACTAGCAGCTATATCACTTGTACGTTGTGGATGAAAATTAAAAGGTCTCTTAGTTTCTTCACCAAGTAACTGATCTACATATGGTTTGATGATATTATAATCCTATGCCATAGCAGGAAACCCATCATCTTGTTTAAATGGATTGGTTACATATTTAAGATCCTTTTCATTATATATGCTATTATATAAATCATAGTAAGTCTACATCTCGTCAGATCTAGATCTACCATTACCACCAAATCCTGAATCTCCAGCGCCTACTACATAGTCTACGCAGGCTTCTTTCCAGGCTTGTGTCTTCTTTGACATTGGTAGTTTCTGTGCAGGGAAACTTTTAGTATTCTTCATAATTAAAATGTATATACATTATCGTCGTTTGAAAATACTCTTGGAGTATCGTCATTGAACCAACTCTGCGCAAAAATTGGTCCATCAAAGAGCATCTTCTATTTGTTTTCTTTTTCTTTCTTTTTAACAACTACATTATATAGTTGTTCTCTATATATCATAACCTACATCAACGCCATCACTCGGTCAAAGTTACCTGTATCATTATAGCTTATTAGCTCTTCTAATAGCGGCTCTGATAGTATTCTAGTTAGGTTCTTCTTACCTGGTGCATACTCTTCATTTAACCATTCTTTTATCATACCTTCACCCCATTGCTTTATCTACTTATTCATGTGACAACCTTTTCTTCTTTGTACTTTAGAATTACTAACTATATCATTAATAATATCAGGTTGATCAGCTAATAAGTAATCACAATGCTTAGCAGTAAAGTAAGGGAATAAACCTTTGCGTTCATTTTCATACATTATACGTGCATTATAGTATAATGCTAACTTACGTAGATTCTCATAGTACTCTTCAGCTGTTGCAGGTCTACCAGTATATTCAGCTACTATAATATCATAATACTCTTCAAAGTTCTAAAACCTCTTATATACAATAGATGATCCTAATGAATTAGTACCAGACTAGTCATGATCATAAGGGTCTACACCTATTATATATAATCCAGCTGTTGCATCTTTAGCTGGATGTTCCCATATAACTATTGAACCAGTAGGATCATCATCTTTACCAAGTGGGTACTTGGTAACATCACCATGTTTCTTAGGTATCCATTTGATATTGCCAGACTCATCAAATATTAAATCACCTACTTGTTTATGATTCTATAACTAAGTATTAGTACGAATAAGTCCTAATTGCTCCTGTAATTCTTTCTTAGGAAATATATTACCGTTAAATTCTAGCATTGCTTCTTGTGGAGTAATAGGACGCTCTGCAACGTAACGGTCTATAGCTGTAGTATTAGTAGCTGTACTTATTACCTTTCTACGTTCATCTAATATAAATTCAAGGGAAGGTTTAGTAATAGTATTACCATCATCATCCATGTATATTCTATTACCATCATCATCTCTAGTATCTAGATTAGTATACTATGGAACAAAGAATCCACACAATTTATCTGTAGGTGTACTATCCCATATGTTCTCAAATCCTAAACAATTGTATCCATCTGGATTATAGAACATATCTTTCATAGTTTCAAATGCAGAGCCTTCGTCACCACCAGTTCCCCATACAATCATAGTACCAAACGCTAGACCATCTTGTTCTACAGATGGTCTAGCAATTTGCCACGCAGCACCTAATTCTGAGAATGAACCTCCTTCTTCAAATAGAATTAATTTGGCACGTTTACCACGTACTACATCAGGATTATCTTTCAAAGTAACGCCAATAATCTCTGACTTATAACCCATTTCTACTTCATTGCCAAATTCATCTTTAGTCCAGAATCCAGCTCGTTTACGCATAGTACTGTTAACAGATCGTTTCTTACCCCAAGCTGTATTCTTATCTATAAAGTCCATATAGTCCCAAGCTTTAGTAAGAATACCATCTTCTGTAAGATACTACTTGTTAGAAGCATATATATATGTTTTACTATTAGGTATTAGATAATAATTACGACATGCCATAGCTCCACCTTTATAGCTATTATGTGTTACTACGAAATCTCTAGTTATATATAATTGATTATCATGATCTACTCTAATACATCTTTGCTTTTCTTTATACCCAAGATTTCTAACTGCTTTTATACCTATAGAATTATATTTATATTCTCGGTGTCGTAAATTCTATAATTTTCTTTCTAATTTAAATATAGGTTCTTCTGTAGTAATACACACTTCCCAATGAGGTAAAGTATCTGACTTATAACCATTTCCGAAATCTACATCAGTACGACCAGGAATCATTTTAGATTTTCTGCATCTTATACCTAAACTTCTACATATAAAAATTAAATCATCTATTAATCTTTCGGATGTACTTACGAAATTACAGCTACCTGTAGAACTAGATGAACCGTCGGTATCCATAAGCCCTTGTAATAATTCTAATCTGGTGTTTACATCTGCATATTTATAATCGTCTGGTATAAACTTATTTTCTGCTTTTACTCTTACACCATACTGTTTTAGATATCTTCCTAATTGGTGTTTTGTTTTATCATGTGATAGTATCACATATGCAAATCTATCGTCTACTTTTTTAATACTATAATTTGGTAGTTTCTCAGTTAAAATATCTACAATCTACTAATCGTCTGTAGAAAATCTTATCTGCGTTCCGCATATGTATCCATCTCCTAACAATACGCCCATTACGTATGGATCTACTAACGGGGCAGTTTGATTAAAATGCAAAGGATTAATTGATGGTAATTTGTATGGATAACAATATTTTCCAGGACTACCTTGCTACAACTTTAGTTTACTGTATTCTTCTGTAGTTTTAATATGTAATTTTCCTCTTGTAGAATTTAATGTAGACCATAAATGATTTTTGCCACATCTTACTTTTCTACCATCCTACAATTCTATTTCCCATACCTCTTGTTCACCTTGTTCTATTATTTCAATAACTTTACAAGGATCACCGCAAGGATTCATTACTAAATCTCCTACTTTTAAAGATCCCATTTCTACAAAACCAGTAGATGTAAGAACTGGTTCACTATATGGCTATTCATATCCTTTGCGACGTGATTTAAGTAGACATATATGTTTTCCTTTATCTTCTGCTTCTTGTACTGCCTAGAAGTAGAAATAGTCATAATCATAGAAATCTGGAAATGTTACTACACTATCTCTTTTTATTTTAGTTTCTCCATTAGGTAGTTTAGTAATAGTGTTAACTATACGTTGCATTGGACAAAAGTTAATATAAAAATAGTTATACCCAGTGATGTAATCTCCATCCTCTGCGGTATAACCATTAATGCAACGATCTTTCTATTCGTCCCAGTATTGAAAGTATTCTGATGAACCAGCTGGATATAAACAATAACGCCCTGTAGTTAAAAACTACAGAGCTGGCTATCTAAATTTGTCAGAATTTTTAATTTTCTTCTAGAAGTTAATCATAGTTTATTCTTTAATTGGTCGCCCTACCACCGAATCGAACCCGGACCTAGAGGGTTAGAGCCTCTCGTGCTACCACTACACCATAGGGCAATATGCCAGGGAATATTTAATGTCTGTCCCTGTCAGACCTCTCTATCAGTTCAACGAGATTATTTCTTAAACAAACTCTTTAGCCAATGAATAGTACGCTTAATAATACCTTTCTTCTTAGGTTCAGCTACTGCTTCTTTATTATATTCTTCAATCAAAGATTCACCGGCTTCTTTAAGATAAGCATCTGCTTTTCGTTTGTTATCAATTTCTTTTTCAAGCACATCACAAATTTCTTCAGTGCTATTGCATTTTGTTAAATCAAGTACTTTCTTCATAGTTTCTTTATTTATATTCATATAACGTACTCATTAATTTATTGTTATAAACTTGTGTATAATTTGCACAAATTAAGCTAATTCATAAGGATTAATCTGAGCATCTCCACGTACTTTAGTAGTACTAACTTCTTCAGCTTTAACTGCTTTTTCGAGGAAATCTAGTGTCTGAAAAGTAGCTTTTACTTTTTCCATACCAGCTAATAGATCTTTAATCTTCTTCTCATCTAACTGCTCTTCTAGAGAATCTTCATAATACTTACTAATAGTATCTACTTTGTTTCTCATACTATCTAGCATTCTTAGATTTCTAGTATATATTAGCTTCTTATAATCATCTTCACAAGACTTTTCTTCTACTGTAAGATTATAATTCTCATCACCAAAGTATAACTGCTTAAGCTTCTTTTCTCTGATATCTGGTTCTAGCTGAAGTACATATGGAGATTTAAAATACCACATAAGTACTATATAACTTATTACATTTGTAGCTTGTGTTTTATCTGGCTTATCAGCCTCCCATAACTTTTTAAAGAATGGGAGACCTAAAGCATCAGGGTGTATTACTACTTTACCACCATTTATATCAAATAGTTTCATCGTATAGATTCGCAACAATCACAGCACAAATTTTCATTATTAATTTCGCTTTGTTTACTAGCTTTGTGTTTTTCTAGTCTTACAAAGTAATCGCCAAATAATTTCCCTGGCACTAAAAAATATTCTAGTTTCTCGTATCTATTTTCAATACCATAAAAACTGATTATCATATCCCCAGGTTTAGCTGTATATTTATGTTCACCATTAATATATACTTCGCTCTCTTCTTCTATACGATATCCATCTCTAATAATATTCCTAGACTCCAATGATACTGGATTCAAATTGTTATCTATTGCAATTGGATAACATTCATTACTTATTAAAACTTTCTTCATAATTACTCAATTACTTCTTCAACACTAGGTTCAAAATTTTCTGGCATAAACTCCTCAGGATGCTGAGCTCTATATTCTTCTTCTGCTTTAGTATTAGTAATAGCGTCTAATAGTTGATAGAATTTCAATTCTACCGCTTCTTGTTGTTCAGCAGGAATCTGATTAGTGATTAATTTATTCATTAACTCCTTCATTACATCCTCTGTGAATTCTCCTTGGACAATATCGGTCTTATATCTACTATCACCGATAACCACTTCTATAAAACTTCCAACCCCTGATGCACTTACTGGAGTAATTGTAATATTTAAATTTTCCATAATTATTCTTTTACTTCTTTAGTTTCATTATTTTGTTCTGCTGTAGCTTCTCCGAATCCTTTTTCTCCTCTTTCAGTTTCACTTAGCTCTTCTACTAAAGTAGGTTCTAATATAGAACAAGGTACAATAACTAATTGAGCAAATGGTTCATCTATAGTATATACTGTAGGAATAGCGTCTGTAGTTACTTTGAATTTAGCTATTAATTCACCTCTATAACCCATTAATGAGATGTTGTTAATCTATAAGGCTCTTTATCCTTATATTTCTGTTATTTCTTTTTGTTATTAACAGTTCGGACTATATCTTCACTCATTTGATTGAGGCAGGGCACTCGTGTCAGCATTACTGTCTCGTAAGACTCGGCTGTTAGTCTCTGAACCTTCAAAAGTGTCACCACTTAAGCTTGGCTGCTGATTGACCTCTTCAGGCTTTTCCAGCAATTCACCCTATTTAACGACTCCAGTTATTTTGCCTGTTTCTTTATCTCTGATTATCATACTAAATAAATTATGTATAATAGTGTGTTCAGATCTAGTTACAGGCATTAAATTTTCTATTCTATTATCATTGTGATCAAAGTTTATATGATGTACTTGTGAACTTTTCTTTAATACTATAATTCCGTTTATTTCTTCAAAATATTTTTGATCAAATAATTTATAATTTTGTTCTACTATTAATCTGTGTTCTGTAACTCTGCCATTACGATCTGCATGTGGATGAGATGGTACATAAACTCTTATATCTACATTGTTATGGTTTCTTTTCCGTATCTTCTCACCTTTAAAAGAAGCATTCAAATTTCCTTTTAAACCGTATTGATGATTACTTTCTCCAGAATAAAGTAGAGATCTCAATTTATAACAACATTTTTTACTGCACGTGATATGTTTTGTTTTGTTTATATGTGATTGTTTTCTATGAAACTTTTTACCACAAAATTCGCAAGTACAATTCAAACTACCTTCATGTGATTTATCTGCACATTTTTTTGAACAATATTTTGCAGTATTGTTTCTACGGGGTATTACTTGAAATTCTTTTCCGCATATAGTACATATTTTTGTTATCATGTTTATTAATTTTAAAGATTGTATATACTATAAACGTATTGTAATAGAATAGGTTCTATTGATTATATTTAGAAAAGGCTATTATATTTAGAGTCAATTAATCCAACAGCATTACATAAGCTTATAGATCTTTTGCTAATTGAAGACTTCATCATAAGTAAACCACAATATCCTTCAGGAATCTCTACTGTTAAATCAGTATGATATACAAGTACTAACTTTCCGCTATTATCTACTTCTTGAGTAATACGAGTAGCATACAGATCCAATCCAGCATCTCCTGCTGTAGCTCTAGTAGGCAACTTGCCTTCAGACTTCTTAATCTCTTCTGTACCGTCTTCTTTCTTTACTGAGTAATCTAACTTTTTAAATTTCAATTGTTCCATAATTATTTATCTTGTTCAATATCTTTTGTATTAATACTAATTGCTTTGCCATGATGAAATCCCCAATCTAAGAATACTGTATTGCAAAGTACATGATCTATATGAGGTAGTCCACTTTCAGGATCTATTAATTCTCCTTTATCTATAGCAGTAAGATGTCTTAGTAATGCTGCTTTATATCTTTTCCAAAAATCTGAAAGGTTTTGCCAACTGTTATCTGAGTATTTCTGAGCTCCGTAAGTAAGTACCTTACCAATGTTTTCAACAATATCTAATGGAACTAGATCCATTCTTACTTTACCACAATCATATTTCTTACCATCATTCTCCATCTTCAATATACTTATTAGTTAAACAATTGTACAATCCTTTTATCTGTAGCTGTCTAGTTTCAACGCTGTCTGTATCTTTCAACTTAGCTAAACCTTCTAGAATATCATCCATGAATTCATTGTATGTTAAGGAATAGTTATTGATCTTCTTATCTGCAACTTCCATTAACTCTTTTAGCTCTTCACTGATATTAGATCCAAATTGTTTAACGTTGTTTTTCTCAAATTCCCATAGAGCTAATGAATCTTCTTTACTCTGTCTTTCCATATTCTTTCATTACTTTAATAAAACATCCAGCAGCCCAGCCAACTAAATACGCATACCCTTCGTTACCACCACCTGAGAATTCTTCTCCATTCATACCTGTAACTTCAAAGTAATAATCAGTTATGTGAACTGATTCGTGTGCTATATGCGTACCATCTAATTCATCAGGTCTATATATTATGCAAATAATACCCATCTCAGAACTACTGTTTAACATAACCGGTCTACATTCTGCAATAACATCTCCGTCATACGCCTTTAACATTTCTTCTTCAGCTTCTTTTCGTATTTTATCGAAACCTGGTAATAAGTTGTATATAGTGAATTTCTTTAATATTGTGTATACATCTTCTTCCTTTTCTATTATAGCTATCCAAAATGTTCTAGGATATATATTATCAAACTTTCTTAGTATCATATTCTTAATAGTCTACTGTCACTAATTGCTATATACATCTGTATATTGTTAAGTAATACAGGATCAAAGTAAATAGAATCTAACCAGTGAATCTTATAATTAGGTGTTAAGCATTCTTCAATAAACTGTCTCATTTTGTTTCTTTATATCTCTTTTTTAATTTAAGTTTAAATAAGTAAGCAAACATAATATCTTTAGTATCTTCATCATTTGACATTACTTCTTTAGCAAACTTAAATGGACTATTGCATATTACTTCTATAACAGGATAAGGTAAATTATATTTGTTTGCCAGACTTGAGTAAATTGATATCTTTTTTTGCTGTTGCATTTATATAATATTCACTAGTTTCTAACTCTGTTAAAGATTCTCTGATGGTATTAGGTCTAATAGAATTTATTATTACTATGATATCATCTTCATCCAAGTCACGATTTCTGTATAGTATATCAGATAATTTCTTGATTTCTTTATTAGAGTAAGGTTTCTTCGGAACGAAAGAAGTTAATTTTAAATTAGAACGTAAGTTAAAAAGATGTCTGAAATACCGTACTAACCTATTACTTCTATTCTCTACATGTACTATATGCCCATTATCAAAGATCATATAGAAATGTTTATTATTTATTTTATTATTCATTTACTCTTAGTATTAATGTTATTTGCACCCTATCTTTTATTATCTCTGGAATTAGTATCTTATTAACTACTAATTCATCTTCTGCTTTTCCCTGTACTAAAAGACCCTCTTTCTTGAACTTACTTATATATCTACTTAAGTTATCTGGAGTAATACCCATAGTACTTTTAATCATTCTACGATTGTCAGTATTGGCTACATTTTTACTTACACCAGGTATTGGAGTAAAGTTCACATCTAATTCAACGAACTTAGTAAGTAACTCCAATTCCCTATTTGTAAGTTGTAGTATACCATTTAAAGCGTTAAGGTATTCATAGTAAAGATTGCCTTTATTAACAGTCTTTACTAATTTATTCATCTAACAAATCTTTAATACTGTTGAGAACTTTATTTAAATTGTGGTATACAGTTTCTGCTTCTACTTTAACACATTGTTGAACATTACCTTCATTATAATCCTTTATTAGTTCATTATAGTCCTTAGTATATGTATCAATCAGAGTATTAACGTATTCTTTTACTTCTTCTAATTTATCACAGCAATCACAGACACAACAATCATTTTCATCTTCACTAAACTAGATTACATAATCTTTTTTAGCTAATTCATCCATAGTAGATGAATCAAAAGCCATAGAAGTATAAGTTTCCATTTCTGGTTTTGTTTCAGACTTCTGTAGTTCCCATAAATTCAAATCTTCAACCTTAGTAAATACATCGCCTTTTTCAGCAAAACTGAATTCCTTAATTACTTTATATCCTTCCATATATCTAACTTTTTATTTAATATCTTCTGTTTAAATTCTTGTATCCTGTTAAAGTTCTTTTTACATTCTTCATATCCATCAATTCTACCTTGCGTGTAACCTTCTCTCTTTCCTTGACAATATGTAAGAATACCAAAACCAATAACACTAACAAGAAATATTATCATTGTTCCCATAATGCTCTTTAAACGTATTAATATAAAAAGTGTTTAAAATATTTAACATTTATTAAGGTTTAGTAAAGTAATGACAAAAAGAAACCCTGCTTTGATGGCAGGGTAACTTATTCAACAAGGTATTATGATAGCTTATTTAACGACTTTAGCTACAACGTCGTATGGTTTAACTAATTGTGAGTCTTTAAATAGATCAAAGTCTTTAGCAAATTTCTTAGGGTATACTATAGTATCACCAACCTTAATGGTACTATCAGTACCGATTGGAATAGATAGAACAATACCTTTTGCAAAATCTGATTCAACTTCTTTAGTATGAGTCTTTACTTCATACTTATTAAAACCTTCTTCATCCTTTTCCCCAGTAGGGATTTGCTCTGTATATTCTTTAGTAACCATGATAGGAGCTAAAGGTTTTACCAATATATCTTTTTCAAAACTATATTCCAATCCGTTTACCACTGTTTCTAGTACTTTATCTTCCATAATATTTACTTTATAATATCTATTAACGCAGTAAGCAAAGTAAGGTTACTCATCTATATGATTAAATTTACGCTTAAATATATATCCTTTATGACAGATATCCATTCTATCTTTAAAGTTAGCGCAGTTCATATTATTAACAAACGCACAACCTACACAACAACCTTTACTAAGCTCAGGAGTAGCTATATAAGTTTTATTCCTGAAAACATACTCAATTCTATCTGCTTTTTTTTGTTCGTTCTTTTCCATAGTAATACCGTTTTAGGGGGCTACCTTTTTATTCAACGACCGCCAGAAAGGTAGCTAAACTGAGCCTACTTACGATTAGGATTCCCTGGTGCGCTTCTACCTTATGGTAACTTCTTTAAGCGTGGAACGTACTACGATCCCGTGTACTTAGGGCACATTATTTTGTTAATTTATTTAGTATGATATAAGCTAGACATCCTAACATACCTACTAAACATAGTGCAGTAAATTCTGTCATTTAACTGTATTTATTTCTTTCTTAAACTGTTTATATAAATCTTCAGAGAAAGTATATTCTATTTGTCCTGGTAAAGTAAAGGATCTATAATTATCATTTAACTTATAGTTCCTACTTATCTTACTTAAGTAAAGGCAATTAGAATACTGTTGATCTCTTTGTCTTATAAAGTAGTAATTCATATTCACACTGTATTTAACTGTATCTACTGTATACAGTAACGTATATTTAACTATATTGGTTATTATTATTAACATTTATTATGAATATTTATTTAAGTTTAATAGCTATTTTTTAACATTATTTAAAGAGTATTTTATTCATAAAATATAATAAAAATATAAAAAAATTTTTTTGGTGAAGAAATCTGTGTGCGTGAAGCTATCCCTAAACAAGACCCCTGTAACCTCGTTGCGCGGGAAGACCCCGTGCACTTTGGTTAATTGTTCGATAAATCTCACTAAAACAATATTAGCATATGAAATTCAAAGTTGAACATGAAGGAGATGTTTACGCAGTCGCTATCGCAACTGGTACATCTACAGATGGACGTAAGTACGCAAACGTACTTTTGAAAAAAGAAGCAGTTCTCGCTATTCGCTCTAACTACTCTTTATTCCTCGATCCTAATGACGAAACACTTATGAATCAGTTAAATCTTACAGATTTAACCTATTCTGAAGATGGGACACGTAAAGTGACTTTACTTAAAGAACCAATTAAACTTCAAGAGAAGTATAAATTGATAAGTGTAAGTCATGCGCCTTACAAGGTTAATGACAGAGTCATTAGAAGTACATACTGCGTATGTGAAGAATCTGACAGCACGCAAGCTACTGTCGATAGAGCTGTACAGAGGGGTTTTGACAGAGCTGAAAGCTTCTTCAAAAACCCAGAATTTTACGATGATTATCGTAAATTCGTACTCTTCGATGTATCGAAGGAAGAGCTTGAGAGCCTGTTACAACAGACTGAAGAACTGGAGGATTAATTCCTCCAGCATCTTCCTTGTTATATTAATATATAGCCTAACCTAACATCATTCCTATGTTATGCCATATATACTACTCAGACTCTAACATGACTTTAGAAGATTATGGAAGAGTAATATTTGCTATAATAACAGTAATAGTAATATACAAAATAATATTACATATTAGTAACCATAATAACAAACATAATGAACCATCAGATGAACATTGATGAAGCTATTGCTATTGCAAAAGAATATCATCTTGAAGCAGAAGTAACCAAATGCATCAACCAAGGTATGTCACCAATCGAAGCATTAATCGAATGGGATTTAATATAAACAAAAAATATGATAAAGCTTATAAATAATATAACCCAAATTATAATATTATTAGGATGTTGTGCTATATCAATATTTATATTATTTGTATTAATTACGTTTATTAAAAATGTAGACGATTTGGCAGCAATAACAAATATGTATGACTATATACGTATGCAAAATATAACGATAAAGATTGATACAATATTATTTACAGTAATAGTAATATCCTATCTTAATAGAATCAACAATACTATCTAGATTTGATTATCTTTATAGTAACTAAACAGAAAACCAGTACTGTAAAGACTGGCAAATTTAAGATTGCACATGGAGATTGAACGCTGAAACATGTGGTAACTAAATAGGAGAGATCTAGTATGTTCAAGGTAGTTCCGCTTAGTGTTTGCCTACTAAGTATCACTACACAGTCAGGTTGGAAGACTGACATTTAAAAAACTAATAACTTTCCAAGACATTGAGGACACCAGTTTCTTTATTATAAAACGCGCGCAAACTATCTAATAGATGTGAGTTGCTGCTCATAAAGTTTTAGGTGTAAAGTGCTAATAGTTTATTTCTATATTGTAAGGATACAGCCATACTATCCTTTACTTTATTATTACTTAACCATACACTACAGTCTGTGAAGATAGTAGTGTTTTTAAACAGATTATTAACTTAAAATTAAAATAATATGAAAACAAGAAAACACTTTATCAGAAAGTATGAACTCTTAGCAAGATGTATTCAAACTAACTTAGAGTTATTTATACTACAATAGTAATGCAGCCATAGACAGTGGCAAGCCTGTAAATGCAGAGCCAACTACATGTAGTATTAGTATCATTGTAGTGTGTGGTACAAACGTGTAAGCACTATCTAAACTCAGTATGAAGGAGTTTTCACTATTTTAGATTTGAAAAATAGTTCTGAGCATCTGTCACTAGATGAACAAAGAGTGACAACGTAACTATGCGTAAATAGTAGGGGACAGCATTAGCTGTCCTCTTTATATGTTTAATCAATAAACTAAAAAAAGATATGACATTAGAACAATTTCAGAATCTTAAAATCGGCGACATAGTAGTAGCTAAATTAGTTAACTCAAAACAAAGTCGCGTTAACCCTGTTACTAATATTGACAGAGGAAATCTAAAACTACACATCGGTAAGAGTGGAAAATGGCGTAGCTATTTGCAATTTGAAGTATTAACTGCAGATTACGTAGTTAAATGGATCAAACGAAGAATAGATAGTAAATCATCTCCTCATTTTACTATTGAAATTAAGAGTGATACTGAAGTAACATTTAAAGTTCATAAAAAGGTACAATTCAATCAATGAAAAAACTAACAAAGAAACAAAAAGCTAGAAGGCAAATATTATTTAATATGCCATATCTATTACTTACTTTTCTTATTAAAGAAAGAGTATTAGATAGATTTCTAGATAATACTAGTAAATATGCAATCGTTCATAGTATAAATCTATCATGTCTTTATACAAAATTAAGGGATCCTTATGCAGCAATCGAATGTACATTTGCATGGGATTGTACAAAAGAAGGATATGATTTTTGGAAAGGACTTAATGATAAATATAAAAGTATATGGGAAATGAGCGATTCTGGCGCATTGTTATTACTATCAGATTGTTAATATATTTATTAGTATTATTAGCAATAGTAACAGCAATAGTATTTACAGCAAATAGTATTTAATCAATAAATAGTTATTATGCAAAAATTAATGTATTTTTTATTTGGACTCATAACTGCATTATTTGCAGCTGTGATGATTATTGAACATCAAGGAATATATTTCTTTGATGAAGAAGTGTACGGACTATTATATACCGATTATTGGAATTATTGGTATTACTCTAAAGTAGTGATAATCGCACTATTTATATTCTGCGTATTATCTTTTGTATATACACTTGGTAGTGGATATAAAGATAAAGACAATGGATACAAAGAAATCAAACCAAGCTGATTTAGCAGATATATGGTGGGATAAATTTGAAAACTGGTATGAAACACATCCAGTAACAAGAGTATTAATTGTAATAGATGCAATATTGATAGCATTTATATACTTAGTATTAACTTAAAAACATTTATCAAAAATGAAAAGTAAATACGTATTTTGGCTAATTGCAGCAATAGTAGCATTAGCAATTTTTATCAGTTGTGCAAGACCTCGTAGTCCTAAAGAAAAACAAATCCCTGAAACGGACACAATTGAGCAAGTAGTAGCACCAACAGTACAAGAAGTGCTACAATGGCGTGAAAGTATGAGATTAGACAAGTATGTAGATAGTGTGTTCTTGGTTATGCCAGAACAAGTACTAACTCAAATACTTGTAACTAAAGGTACAGATTTATCAAATCATGAAATTGTTTCCATTTATATTAGTAACAAAGACTTTTATGATAAATTAATAAAGAGGAGTATGGATATACAAAAAGAATATATACCAGATAGTATGCCAAGGTCCTCATTACCACAACTTAATAGTGATACAATTCATGAAGCCGTTAACTATTAAATTAAATAAGGTTACTTCAGTCTGTGAAGATAGAAGTAATCGTTTTTACTGTGAGAATCAGTGACAAACATGTGGGGCTTATATCTTAGATGTCCACCTAACTCATGCTGTAGTTAGACAAGGCAACCATCGAGTATTAGTGCAGACGTTAAAATCATGTACTCCAATAAGATTAGTTTGACAGCTATATCTGCTTATGAGTTAAAACTAAGTGAGAGTCATTTTAATTAGTATTTCAATTAAGCTGTATTAGTGTAGAAGTTACACAACGATGTGAATCGTCAAGCCTGCAATATACTGCAATATATTGTATAAACTGTTACATGCCTTCTTTATTTACTGTAAGCGTACAGTAGAAAATGTGTGTTAATATATAATTAAGATTGATAAAACCATCTAGTTGCAGCTAGACGTCCTCAAAATATTGTATAATTAAAACTATTAAATATGAAAGAATGAATATTTTTAAGAAAATCAAACTAAAAATCAGTAGTTACAGAAGGCTAAAAGCCTATCATAGTAACATCAAACGACTTGCTGAATTAGAATTATTAGACAATCCTAAAAAGCAAAAAGAAGTTGCATTACGTTCACAATGTTTAATTCATGGACACAAATGGAAAAATGAGCCTAATAACAATGAATTAAGCATTCCTATTACTAAAAGAACTTACTGTGAAAGATGTGGTAAGTACTATAGTCAAGAAATTTATAAACAACTTTAAATTCATATCAAATGAAATCTTTAAACTTTGTAATTATTGGAATTCCTGCATCAATCAATCAGGAAAGTATTGTAACAGCAGTAGCTCTCATGGCTAAGAAACTTGGCTTATCAGAAGTACATACAGAAATACTTGAAACAAGTAAGTTTGTAACTAGCTCTTCAAATAAACAAATGATTGAAAACATCTTGAAAGATGTTATTACTGTGTGTACAGCAGCTGGTCTAATGAATATCGCTGCAATTAATGCCAATTTTTGGAAATTGATTGAGGACGGTAAATTAACTAGACCACAAATTGAAATGATGCTGGATGAAAAAGAAGTTACAATTGAGTATCTCAACAAAAAGGGATGTGCTTATATCTTTGATCTTTTAGTACAAGCAATTAGAGTGTTATAACTATGGGAAAAACCTATAAAGAGTCTCATTTTCCAGGTTCTAAGCAATCAGGAAAAGCAGCTGAATATCAGTCTAAAAAGAAAGTTAGACATTCTAAAATGCAACCATATAAAAGAGAAAGAGCTATAGTGTAATTTTTTGTTATAAGTGAAATTATGAGCAGAAAACAAAGAAGTTTAGCTAGAAAGATGCATAATAAACTATATCTAAAAGAAGCATTATTAGATGATACATCTGTTCTTAAGGTGTTTAGAACACACTATAAAGCAGATAAATCTAATATTAATAATTTAGAAGCATATTATCGTCGTCTTTATATAAAGCTAAAAGAGAAAGAGGAAATGAAGAAGAAATTCTTAAGTGAAACACTTCCTCGAATAAAAGAAGCAAATAAACGTCGAGAAGCTGCATATTTAGCAGCTATTGGCAAGTAAACAGAATTACTAATTAAGTAGTTATGATAGAATCCAATCAACACAGAAGGTTATAACGCCAGACCCCTAAAGGTGATTAATACCTACGGACTATACAACGGTCAACCTTATTTAAGGTCAGGAGAAGGAAAAGGGCTAGCTATCAAATAAGGCGTACGAATAGATAGTATAACTTTCTATTTCTTTATTATTATGTGGACAAAAGAAGAACTAGAAAAGAAAACAAAAGAAGAACTGATAAGTATTGTTATTCAAATGCAGATAGATATTCAAGAAGAAAGAGATGAAATCTATCGCAGAAGCTTATCAGATACTTTATGGGGTTAATTCATTCACTTAAATAAATCAATTATTAACAATTAAAATCAAAAGAATTATGAAGAATTTTATGAATCTTGGAGGAATTATGTTAGGTGCATCAATGTTGTGTGACAAAGCAACTGACGAAGGTTATAACTTTGAAGCTGGAATGAAAGCTCAAGCAGAAAAAGATGGTAAAGTTGAAGCCGCAGCAGTTGCAGAAGCTAAGAAACAGATACAACAAGAACAGTTAGAACGTGATTCTATGGAAGTAAAACGTAGAATCAAAGAATGTGACAAAGCTGTTTCTAAAGCTGAAAGAAACGGACGTTTTGCATCAAAACACAAGAACATTATGAAGGACTTTTCTGAAGAACTGAAGAAAGCTCAAGCTGAATTTGAAGCTACTGGTGATTACAAAGCTTGGGATAAAAAATATTCAGAACTTACAGATAAGAAAGACGAAGCTATCGCAAAAGCGAAAGAAGAAGTCTTTGGTTCAAGATACGAAAATATCTATCTTTAATCAACATCCGTATTCTAAATGCTTTTATGCTAAATAGAATAAAATCTAGATCCCGCAAACTATATAAGTCGCATCGCGCGCATTAAGGAGTCGGCACAGATTGAACTGAATTGACAGTTCTATTTAATGCTTTTATGCTAATAATAGGAATACATGCCTACTGATCATGTGCTATAGTAGATCATTTCTTCACTCCGTATGCTTTATGCTCCAAGGGTAATGATTCGAGAGAATCTTGAAGAATAGTCTTATAGACGAAAAACAGTAAGTATATCAAAATACATATACATATAGTACTTATATGTCTATATTTCAATCGAGTCTCTAGCTTGCTAGATGAGCACTTGGTATAATATGTATTCTGTCAAAGATCTTTAAATTCTAAAGTAATAGCGGCTTTATGCTATTATATACTAGATTCAATGCTTTATGCTCGTAATCAATAGTATATACTATTACTTTAGGATTACCTTATTAAGTATAGAGAGTTTGATCGCTCTCTATACTACTAAAAAGAGCATACTATACTATTATACTGACCCAACAGTATATGAAAATTCGTGTATGATGTATATCTCTCTAATTGAGGCGTTACTAACAAAGTATGAAGGCGCAGAAGTGTATAGAGCTCTTTTACAATATTGACTGTTAGGTCATTGAATGAATCGTTTGGACGAGGGTTCGACTCCCTCATGCTCCACACGCGCACTGTATACAGCGCTAGTTTCTGGCGGTATGTTCTAGCGAAAACAAAAAAACAGCGCACCAGGGGCATCATGGTTTTGACAGCGAGGATGAAAATGAATAGGTCAATAACGTCAGAAATGACAAATCTTTTGTAACAGACTATACTCGTATCGCAGCGTGATACGTTAAGTCAACGGCTAAGCTAATGTCGTAAAAAGCAGGTCACGGATCGTGCAATTGGTTAGACACAAGCAGACAATGCCTAAAAGTGTGGGTTCGAGTCCCACTCCGTGAACAATATTATTAAAAACTAAAAGTAAGAATATGGATATAGATCAACTATTAAAAAGTAAATCTCCTAAGGAGAAAATGGATTTTTTAAATTCAATGAGATGTAAAGTAACAACTAAGTTAAAAACTACCGATGAATACAAAATTTCAGAAGCAGTACTATTAGTAAATGAATTTATTAATAGTACATTTGAAGATGAACCAACTAAACCAGTTAAAATTGATAAAAGCACTGTAGTACTTCCTACAGAAATACTAGGGCAAGGTGTAGATCAAATACCTTTACAAAAGTATGATGTTATAAAAGCTAAAATAGGTCCATGTGAACATTATGGAGTAATCTATAAAATAGATGCAGAACTAAATATTGCTTGGGTAGTAAGTATAACTAGCGATATTACTTTAGATAATTTAATTCCTATTAAAAAGAGTAGATTATTTAAAACATTCTTTGTAGCTTATTTTCATCCTATATTCTTAAACAAGAACAACTACACCTTTTGTAATGTTTTTGATAATAAAGAAGAATTTGACGAAGCTGTAAGAATCATTAAAAAGTATTATAAAACAAATTTTAGAGTATGAAAACAGATTATAACAAAACAGCAATCATTCCTTTAGATTATAGCAAAGGAAGTAAAGGTTTGTGACTAGCAGTTAAAAAGAATAATAAATATATTCTGAGATTACTAGCTATATTTGAAACGGCTCTTATTGAACAAATCAAAGTGAGTAACAGAGATTTGTTTGATTACAATGTATTTTGTAGTTTAAAAGAAGCATTATTAGATTATGATTTTACTTTAACTAAAAAGAATTATAATCAATTAGATGCTTTAGCTTCAATAAACGAAAAGAAACATTACGAACAATACCTAAAAACATTTTGCAGATGAAAAAGACTTTAAATCAATTAAAGGCAAGTAGAAGGAACTTATCTCTTATGCTTTTAGCAGGTATGATTACTAATCTGAAACATATCAAACATTTTGTTAGAGATACAGAAGTAGCAATAAGAATAGATACTCTATTAACAGCTATAGAAAGACTTCAATCTTCAATTAAAGAAACTACTTATGAATCGTGGTCGGCATAAGAAGAATAAAAAAGAAGACAATATATATAGTAAAGATGCTATTTTATCTTATATAAGGAGTGAATTAGTAGAACTATATAGAATATCTAAACAGCAACAAATAAGAACTTCAGATCCCAGTACGTACAAAGCAAGAATATACATTACTAGTAATCCAGAAAGAGAAGAACCATATCTATGTATTATTAATTGCTATATTAATGATGTATATTACATTGATAGATCAATAAAAAGGATAGAACTTATTTTAATTAATGGTACTATTAGCAATACAATATATACAATCAGATGTCACTTCGGATATAAAGAAACAAAATTTAAATATAAACATGAATAAAAAAGGCTTAAGAGGTTTTATTAGGAATAGATTGCCTAAGACTTGGGAAATTGTTCTTACAAGAGAACGTAAACTTACTGCGTTCATTGAGTATGTATATGAAGCAACTCCATCAGTAATGAAGGGAGGTAGAGGTTGGCGACGTGGTGTACATAACATTTCAGTCGGATTCAATAGATGCAAAATCTATGAAATGTTTCAAGCCGAAAGAAGTAAAGAAGGCTTGATATATTGGGTAGGCATCTATAATAAAATTAAAGATCTTGAACATCAAATGAATTAACATGGAAATTGTTCAATATGTTCGCTGGACTGAACCAGGAGAGCGAGAAAGACTACAAGAAGTAATGCAGCAATGCAGTGGAGAAATGGAATTTAGAAAAAAAGTAGCTTCTGAATTCAACATTAGTCCAATAGATGCAGCAGTTGTAGTAAAAAGATTCAAAAACGAATTTATCAAAATACTTAAAACAAAAGGATTATGTTAAAAGCAGGTATGTGGATCGCACAAGGTCCAGAGACTAATGTATTACTCCTTTTAAGCGGAGTAGAACCATTATTAGAAGTAGTAGGTGCAATTGATCTTAATTACTTTAAACAAAATGGTAAAGCTAAAGATCTTACTAAAGACAGTCCTGAAGTAGTAGATATTATGATGTATCCTGAAAAGTATACATTTGCATTACCATCTATTACTGAAGTAGTTGATAATGTAGGTATTGGTGATTTACAGACTCTAGAAGGCTTAGGAGAAGATTCTAGAAAAGATAAAATCATCGAAGAAGGTATTGCTTACTATAAATCAACTTTACCATTATATGGTGTAGAACAAGCTAAAGTAAGAACTAGACTGCATTTAAAGAAGAAATACAGCCTAAAAATGTCTCAAGCTAACTATGTATTTACTGTAATTTGTAAAGCACTTAACAGAGAACCATAATGAGCGATTTTAAGAGACTTATTGAAGCACTCAATGCTGAATTAGAGGAACCTTATAGGTTTACTTTAGACAAGATTATATCTTCTGCAAATTTTGATACTAAAGTATTAGGATATGCAGATAGTGTATTGGATGATTGGGCAAATATACCACCTAATTTAAAATCTAAGATAGTTACTAGTAACACTTGTCTAAGTATCAATAAGTGGATAAATAGAAGACTGTGGATGGATATTCTTAACAATCTATTAGAAGATAAAATATTAAGTCTTCAGACTAGATTAGTAAGAGTAAGGATTGCTATTAATATGTCATTGAAAATGGCATATCCTCTCAATGAAGAAGAGAAAGAAGAATGGAGAGAACATATCTCAGATGTATTCTATAAAAGATGTCTAGCAGTAAATAATTATTATTGCAAAGAAATTATAAAACTTCCCTTCTGAATTTAAGGATTGTAGTTATTGGGTTAACTACAATCCACTAAAATTTAGCTATATGACACAAGAAATAATAGATCTAGTGGAGCAAGCTAAACAAGGTTCTCAAAAAGCATTTAGTAAATTATACTATAAGTATAAAACTGATATTTGGTATACTATTATGGGTATAATTAAGAATACAGATGTTGCTGATGATTTAACATCAGTAGTATTTACTAAAGCTTATGAGAAATTATCTATGTATACTCAACATATTTCATTTAATATGTGGTTAAAGACTATTGCTGTTAATGCATCAATAGACTATATACGTAGAAACAAAAAAGAGCAATTAAATAACTATGTTGATGAGGATGAAAATCCAATTCAACTATCTGCTTTAGAGAGAAGTCCTGAAGAAGATTTAATTCTAAAGGAAAAACTAGATATAGTCTTACAAGCTATACCTACTCTTAAGAGAAAGTATAGAGATTTAATTAATGCTCGTATAGATGGTTTATCTTATAAAGAGATAGCCAGTAAGCTTGCAATGAATGAATTAGCTGTAAAAGGTGATTTAAACAAAGCAAGACAAAAACTTAAACAGAAAACAGATTATTAACAAACACTTTCAACAATATGACTAGTTTTTGTTTACTCCTTTTAGGAGCATTAGCATCTTTTATCATTTCTAGAATGTGTAAAAGTGCTAGTTTGTACGTATTCTTAGTATGCGTACTTTTACTAGGCTTTGTTGTAGGTACTGGAGTAAAAAAGGTAGTTGCAAATACCTCAGATACTCCTTCTCAAGAGTTAGTTGTTACTATGGCTCCTAATCCCACATCTCAAGGTTCTACTGCTTTTGTAGGGACAGTAGATAACCAATCTTATGAAATGGGTCAGGAAGACGGAGGTGAGACGTTAGTAACAACTGATAGAGAAGATATACCTACCATGCCTAACAATGCAGAGATAGAAGATGACAGTTGACTGCACTTAATTTCATAATTTAAGTGTATTAATTGTTAAGTTATTAATTTATTTAAAACATAATCAATATGGCAAAAAGAAATAAAGGTGGAAAGACTCCAAGTGCAAAAGCAGCAAGAAATTTAGAAGCTTTGAAAAAAGCTAAAGAAGCAGTAGAAGCTTCAGCTAAAGTAGAAACAACAAAAGTAGAAGATTCTAAACCAGAAGAAAAGAAGCCTGAAGAGAAACCAGCTGAACGAAAGAAAGGTGGTGTCTATCAGACTCCAATGGGTAAATCAGCATATGAAACTCATATGTTGTGCACAAAATCACCGTATATGAGTCTACTTTCTCTTAAGATTGAGAAAGACAGTAAAGGCATTGAAAATATCAAAGCCGAGTGGAAGAACAATGAAACTAGTGAAACTACTAGTGTTCTCTTCCCAGTATCTAATGTAAAGGAGGGAGACGGAATTGACGTCAAACGGATTAAGGAAGGAATTAAGAATCCTATTCCTGCTGAAGTTCCTGAAACTAAGCCAGTTGAGGAGCCAAAGAAGGAAGATCCTAAATCTACACCTACTGAAAAGAAACCTAAACAGCAGAAGCCAAAGAAGGAAAAAATAGAAGAAGTAGAAGCTGAAGAAATTGACATCAGCAGTGCTCCAACTATTAAACCAGCAGCAGCTCCTGCGCCTAATATCGTAACTCAAAACAGTGACAGAATTGATGCAAATCACTCAGTAGATTTGATGAATGCAATTCTGAAACGCCGTGAAGAGATTAAAGACGATCGGGCAATGTATCAAGCAACAGGAAAACAGGCAGACCTTATGATGTTTGTATTAATTCAGAAATGGAACGACCAGTTCAAGAATGATGCAAAAGAACAAGGTTTTACTGTGAACGAAGAAATGTTTGCATATTTAAATGAAACAGCTTCTTTGTTCCTCGGTGTTAATTTGCTTCCTAGCAAAACATCTGATGGACAGCTCGAGATTAACTTCAAAGATGCTGTCGCAAAGACAAATCCTGAAATGCAAAAAGCTTTAGAGCAAGACGCTAAAGTTCCGCAGACTCAGGAAATGCCAAAACCCGAAGAATGTGTCACTGATGAACAGAAAGTAGCAGCAATGTGTACTATTATGAACATGCGGCACAAGCAGAAATCAGGAGGTATAGGTAAGAATGTAGCAAATATGATTGAATTTGCACGGGAAGCCTATAAACTTGACAAAGATGCAGAACCAGCACAAGTATTAGCAACTGTATTGCTTAAGATGAAAGAAGCAGGACGGAATGCTACATTGCTTGAAGGTTGTGCAAATGCTATTTGGGGCAATCTAACAGGTAATTTGTCAGTTTTAGCATCTCATGCTTGGCTTAAGAATCAATTAACAACATACAACGATGCGCAAGTTGCTAATGTTGTGAAAGTATTCTTAGCTAAGAAGATTACTGATGAAACTGCAAAAAACAATAATTACGAAGAAGAAGCAAAACGGTATTCTCAATTAATTAGTGGAACTAATGACGATCTGATCAATCGTATTATTACTTCTGCTAATAATGAAGGTAAAGATGAAGACAAACTTGTATATCCGGAAATCAAGGGTCTGAATCTTAAAGGTAAACACATTTCAGCAATAAAGACTGTAAACAATCTGCGGATTGCTTATGGAGCAGAAATGAATGACAAGATGTTGAAACAAGTAATGCAGAAAGTATCTAGCTTGTACACATCAACCTCTTTGAATCCTCTTACTTTCTATATTGAGAAATCTGCGTATGCTACTAAAAAGTAACAATTAACGCATTATCAAAATGAGTAAAAAACCAACAGTTTTATTTACGCTAGCAATGCTAGCTTTCGGTGGATATGTAGGATTTGTAACTAACTATACGAATACTGCCACCGCACATGAGTATGTGATTCCGAAGTTCACAGATGTACCTCGGACAAAAGACTTTAATATTGATATTAATTTGAACAATAACGCTATAAAATTAAATGGACAAAGCAACCCAGAACAAAATATCAATGTTGAAATCAAAAAGAAAGACAGTATCATCTATCTAACTTCTATTGTAGAGAAGGAAGTACCTAAATACATTAAGGTAAGAGAACTGCCATCAGTTAAAGAGAATAAAACCACTTGTACGGATATTCTCCAAAGACTGAAACAACAACAATCAGAGAAGATGAATCTGAGTCGCAACTAGAACAGCCAATGCGATTATAGAGCTATAATGGTGTATATCCAGAGATATCTAAATCAAAGGATTAGAAAGTAAATGGTTAGATTACTTTCTTAAAATTAAGATAGTACAGAATATTAGTAGGAATAGAGTATAGCTACAACTATAGGCTATTACTGAAAGTATAATAACTTATTGTGTCTATATACTATCTATAGACTGAAGAAGCAATAAGATAGAGGGAGAGCGTGTACAACCCTCTTGTTTTTGGTGAGAACCGACTGGAGACAGAAACAGAAGACGCAATTAGTAGAGAGCAGTCTACAAAATTAAACAGTACAAGGGGAACGAAATCCTCTTAAGTTACTCGCAGACTTATCATAGTTTGAATCAAGAAGGAGTAATAAACACGATGATGCCCAACAAATCGTAGTGTCCAAGACTACGTGCTGAACATTATCGAGCATATAACGCTCTAGGGTAGCTCCAAACTCCCCTTTATGGCACAGACCATATAAAAATGTCAGTATAGTGTTCTATACTTATCTAAACAGTTATATTGTAACTTAATAAGTTTAGAGATAGTATATATGAAGGTACTTAATTATAATATTATAGCACTACTTATTGAAAAAATATTGATAGATTACCTGGATTAGGTGTAAAGCCTATGCACAATGTTATGATACCAGTTCATAACTAATCCTAAGCTTGTATTACTATACACTCCAGTATAGAGGGATAGAGTGACAAAGTGAGTAGTAGATTGTGTGCCTATTGGCTGAGTAGCAATGATCCAATATTAATAAATAAGGAATCCTGCAACGGACCTCTTTAGGAAATAAGGAGTATGTGAGTTCAAGTAATATTATAATAAACTCAGTTGTTATCTATCTGAGTATAAACCTAGAGTGCTTTGCAACAGGAATATAAAGATAACTAGCGGATGAAGTGCGCAATAACACTATTTCAATACTAAGCGGAAGACATAAAGCTTAGAAGTACTAAATAATTTTATCCAGAAGCATAACTGGAGTTTTATCAAATTTGCACAAGGTGAGATACTCTATCCTTAAGAGTATATGTGAAAGTGAGCATCGCCCTACTCCTAGGTTGAAGAGAAGCAGACACATTAAGAGACGGACACGAAGCAGACCGGAGAAAAATCTGTGCATTGCACTAAGTAGTAGTCTTAACGGGAAGTGACAGAATGTAAATCTATTTAGGAAGTCTCTCCGAGAGAATTAACATGTTTAACTTAACTAATGAGGAAGTTCAATGGTAGGTTTTAGGACGAGTAGTGATAAGAAGACGAAAGTAAATCCGAGCCACCCTCGACTGTACAATATAATTGCTGACATTTGAAACATTTAAAGTATATTGCGCAACAATATATGTAAAGTGACGCTGATTCCTTACATTAAAGGATGATGGGTGGAAATCCTAAAGTTATGTGCAGAATAAGAACAAAGTCGTAAGTACACGCAGCCTTAGAATAAACTATTAGGCTATAGAGTGGGTGTTTTGAAACATAAACAGCTCAAAATAAAATTCGGTAGAAGTATTACCGATAGTGAAGTAACAGTTGTAGGTTATGAATCATATACAGTACTCCTTACTATAATAGGAAAAAGAGCACGTTATAGTTGCTGTTAGGCTCTTTAAACAATCAGAAACTAGCATAGCGTTCGATTTTCAGATAATTTCAGTTATAATGTTATTTGATGGGTATAAATCTCCTACCGTTGGAGTCCCGTTGTACCTCTTTAGGTATTAACTAGCATAGCGTTCGATTTTCAGATATCGAATTACATATCTTTTCATAGTTTAGTATTAATAATTTTATGAAGAACGGCTGACTCATCTGTCTCATGAGTAAAGTCCTACGGGGAATGCCGAGTGAAGTAATAACATCACGTTCTAGTAGTAATGTTAATAATACGAAAGCTTATCTTATAGTTTTTTCAGATTACTTATCAAATCTTAGCAGAATTTCGTTATAGAGTTTTACTGTTTGAATACAAGAAGTGGTTTTTAAGTTTTTAACAAACGAATAGATATTAGACACTATTCCACTTAGATAAAAGAACTCTATAGCTTACTTTTAAATAAACTTAGTATTAACTTACTCCGTAGGTGGAATCAACCACGGAATCAAGAAAGGAGAAATTATGGAAACAACAAAATATGAAAGCGTGTTCAAAAATCCAGAAGGTTTTACTCAGCAAGAAATTACACAGTTACGTACTAAAGTAATTGCATTTAGCCGTGCTTTAGTTGGTCGGCGGTTAGCAATCCCCGTAAGTGATTATTTGGATTTGAATTACAAGAAGAAATTGGCTGGTGATATGCCAGGACTTGTACTTGCAAATCCGATGAAGAAGTATATGATTGAAACTGTTGATTTGTTCAACGTAGATATCGTGCGGACTGCAAATGGTAAGATTGTTATCATGTTTAATAATGATGAAAAGTTGCAGTTTGATTTACGGGCAGATGTAGATATCGTATTGAAAGCTGGTCCGAAAGATGTTCAAGATGCTATCTTGAAGTTTGAAGCAACTGGAGAACGGTCTCCGTTCTGGAATGTTAAAATGGTAACAGAAGTTGTCACTCAGTTGAATCAGAGTAATTTGACTGATCTTAACAATTTTATTGATGAATTGGCAAATCAGGGAGCTTCTCTGGAACAAATCAATAAGATTACTAAGGACGACACTACTGCTTACTACAAGAGCATCGACGAGTAATTAATCTTAAGTACATAAGCTATGGCAACAAGTAAAAAGCCAATAGATTCATATCACTTGCAGATGTTACAGCTAATTATGTCTGATCCTCGTATTCAAAATAATTTGCTAATGGATGGGAGCAAAACAATTAAAGTTGAATATGATGGAACAGTATTAATAGGACGCCACAAATATGGTTGGGTAAATAAGTGGTTTAATTCCTATTATGTAATAGACTTTTTTAGTTTAGTACAAAGAATAGCTTTTATCATCACAGGTGTAGAAAGTAACAATTGCGATAAGTCAGGTTTGGTTGGATTTCTGACAGAAGCAATTGATAAAGTACTTAAGAAAGATGAAAAAGAAAAAGTAATCGAGTTGTTATTGTATTATTGTACATTACTTGATGAAAACAGTCCATTGAAATTGACCTATGATATTACAAAAGATGACCCAGGCTTTGACAAAAATATGGGTAATAACAGCAAGCGACGCAAAATGGTTGGGGTAGCAAATGCTTGCATAGATTTTGGGTATGAAAGAATACCCGTCAGTTTACATGTTGAAGGAGATTTATAATCGAATATATACATTTGGTTGGGTTCGTATTAAGTAGAAAATAATTGAAAATCAACATAAAAATCAGTAAGAGTATATACATTTGGTTGGGTTCGTATATGCTCTTACTTACTTGCCTCTGATAATGTTACTAAGGTAACTAAGTGTTGGAAAGCCGAGAGAAGAAGAATCGGATGCCGTATCGAGATGTGACAGAGGCGCTAACTCTTTGATCTTGTCTGTCTTATTTCTTAATTTTATTGTTATTCATATCAGCGGTCTGTGAAGATAGCTGATATTTTAAGTTATTAGACTTTGATCAGTCTATTAACTACACAGGTAGACTTTCTAATATACTATGTAATTAACTAATTGTCAAATTATTAAAATCAAGTATATATGAAAGCAAATAAATTTATTGAACAGCGTGATAAACTATCAGCAGATATTACTAAGTATTGGAATATTATTTCTATTGAGAATGTAGTAAATCGTAATTATCAACGTACTTACGATTTGAAAGAACTTTATAATACAATCAAAGGTCTTACAGATGATCGAGTAATTGTTAAATTAAAGATACTATGTATCAATATGGGTATAAAGAAATTTAGTGATTTACCAGCTGATTGTAATCAATTAGATGTATTTAAATTATGTGAATTGCAAGAAATGAAAGTACATCTAAGTCGTATACGAACTTTGAATCCTGTTCTTAAGTCTAAGAAAGGTAAAAAAGCTCTGAATAAGACTGAAGTTTTAACTTCAAACTGGGTTAAAGCACGAATAAAAGAACTCGATTTAGAGATTCTGAAATTAAAAGAGAAACTTACTAAGTTCAATGAAGAAACAGAATTTGATGATTCTGCTGCTCCAATGTGCTTAGCAGCTTAAAATATAATAAGGAAGCGATAGGGAGAGTACGTACGGGAAATCTTAAAACATTAACCTATTCAGCTTCCTTTAGTTTTTAACTATTAAAATCAATTGTTATGAATCAAGATACTAGAAATAAGAAAAATGCTAAATACCAGCAAAACTTACAGAAACGTTACGAATTAACTAAATCCTCAGATTATAAATCTATGTGTAGTAAAGGAATATCTTTGTCAGAAAATATTAAACCTATGACAAAGGAATTTGTAACTACTCGTCGTCATGATAAAATAGTAAGTAGAGAAGTATATACTTATAAGTGGACTCCTGAAGCTACTAATGCACGAAAAGAGTATCATGAAACCAAAAAAGGAATAGCTAGTATTCCTAAGAAACCTACACAGGTATCTGATAAAAAGGATAAAAAACAGTTATTAGAAGAACGTCCTTATTCTGGTTACCATAAAGAATTGGTACAGAATCTATATGGTAGCAATAAAGCAGAACGTATTGCTAAACAACAAGCTTATAAAGCAGCTCACGAAGAGAAAATTAAGAAAGTAGCTAAACAACTTGCAGAGTTCAAGATGTCTAAGAAGCTACGATATTTAGAACAAAGACCGTATAAAGTAGTTGTAGCTACTACAAACGATAAAGAGTTTAAAACAAGCTACTCTAATCTACCCATTGAACAACTTACCGAAGTAGTTACTAAACTAAATACAAAGTTATCTGATAAGTATAGTAATTATGAATCTATTACAATAGTAGATAGAGCAACTTTAGAAAAGAAATGCTTTGCTAAACATTTGCCAGAGATAAAGCAAGCAGCGTAGAGCGACAGACTTTTAGCAGGATAGTCTATAAAGAATCCTGCCTCATGGGGTATTCAGCTAGTAGGCAAGCGCAGGGTACAGGGAGGAATATTAGAGAGACTCTAATACACTATTTATAGTGCTGCAACCAATCGGCATCATGGGTTCGATTCCCATATACTCCACTAAATTTATACGCTATGAAGATAAGAGGAAAAACAGTATATGTCTATGATATTGAAGTTTTCCCTAATGTATTTCATTGCACAGCAAAGAATACTGAATCAGGAAAGTTTCATAAGTTTGAGATATCAAGCAGAAAAAATCAATTATCAGAATTAGTTGATTTTTTTCGTGTACCAAATGTTAATATACCATTAAAATTTGGAGATCTCTATACTACTGAAACTCAAATTGATTCAAATAAAATCTTTGCAGGATATAATAATTTACATTATGATAATCCTATTATTAATTATATAATAGATTATTATAATATACTTAAAAATAAACCATATCTAAGGATATGTGATAGTATTTTTAACTTAAGTAGAACTATAACTACATCTCAAGCAGATGACAACATAGAAGCATGGAAAAAATGGAAATATCAAGTATGGTATGATTCATTTGATATACTTACTATGTTATATTCACAAAAACTACGTGTTGGATTGAAGGAAATGCAAGTAACTATGCAATATCCTAATGTTCTAGAATTCAATGGAGATTTTAATAAATTTCTAGAAGAAGATAGAATAGAAGAGATGATTGAGTATAATGTGAATGATGTTAATTCTACTGAAAAATTATTAAATCTGTGTTCTGAAGATATAGAATTACGAATAGCTATCGAAGATGAATATAAAGTAAGAGTACTAAGTAAAGATGGAGTAAACATTGGAATGAAAATTCTAACGCAGAAATATCTTGAAAAGACTGGTCTATCATGGTGGGATATTAAAGATTTAAGAAGCCCAGCAGATGTTATAGACCTAAACAAAGTAATATTGCCTTATATAGAATATAAAGATCCTATACTTCGTAATGTACTATCTGATATGAAAAAGCAGATAGTATCACCAGGTAGAAAAGGATACGAAAACAAATTTGTATTTAGAGGATTAAAATATTCTGTAGGAGTTGGTGGTATTCACTCTGAAAACAAACCTGAGATAATTATTCCTAAGGAAGATGAAATGTTAATAGATATTGATGTTGCATCTCTGTATCCTAGTATGATAATAGAGTATAAATTCTACCCAAAGCATTTGGGTCCTGAATTTCTAGAAGTTTATAATCAAGTTAAAGATGAACGAATAGAAGCAAAACATAATGGTATTAAGACTAAAGATAAAACGCTTAAATTAGCATTAAACGGTCTTAGTGGTAATCTACAGAATGAACATAATTTCTGTTATAGTCCTTTCGCAGTAATGCAGATTAGAATAAATGGACAATTACTATTACTTATGTTAGCAGAAAGATTATCTGATATTGGCTGTAGAATAGTACAGGCAAATACAGATGGTTTATTTGTTCTTCTTAAGAAGAATCTGTATGAAAAATTACAAAGTATATGTAAGGAATGGGAACAACAAACGAAACTAACTCTAGAGGAAGATCGTTTTGAAGCTATGTATCAATATGCTATTAATGATTATATAGCTGTAAAAGAAGGTTATCAAGCAATGAAAAAGTTGTTTGAAACTAAACCAGAAAAAGCTCTAAATAAAAAGAAGAAACCTTATACTTCTTTAGATATGATTAAAGATGATTATATCAAAGAAAAAGGTATGTTTATTACTAAAGTTTTACTTGGTAAGGGAATGTCTGCAAAGATTATCCCTGAAGCTATTAGAGATTATTTTGTTGATGGTATTCCTGTAAAAGATACTATCTACAATTGTAAAGATATTAAGAAGTTCCTTACTTACCAGAAAGTAGATAAGAAATTCTCTGTAGAATATAATGGAGAACTGATACAAAGAATCAATAGATTCTATGCATCTACTAATGGTCCTTATTTGTATAAGTGTACTAAAGATGAAGAAGGTAGAAGAAGTAATTATACTAATCTACTTACTGCATCTGGTGTTACTATACTAAATAAATTTGATAATAAACCTATAGAAGAAAGAAAGATCAATTATCGCTACTATTTAAAGGAAGCGTTAAAGATCATTGAAGAATTAAAACCAAGACAACTAACGTTGTTTTAACAAATATTTCCAGATTGTATCAAAAGTTAGTTCATAAAGTACTATATTATGATACTAGAATTAGATACAACATTATTAGATATTTTTGGAGAAATATCAATTAATCAGTTAGTATTTTTAACTCTTGTGTTGAATGATAATCAAAGTAATAATCAAGACGTTCACAAGTTTCTCAGCCGAATAAGTGAAAACGACATACAAGAGTTAATCAACAATAACCTTATCTCCTTTACTACTTCAGGAGATAATAAAATTTATAGTCCTACAGAAAAACTATTATCAAGTGTAAAACAAGATAAAACATGGTTTGATGAGTTCTATGAAGTATTTCCAGTGTATGTTTTAAGACCAGATGGTACTAAAGGTTTTTTACGATCTAATATAAATAAGTGTCGTAAAGAATATAATCGTATCGTAGGTAAATCTAGAGCAATGCACGAACACCTTCTTCAATGTCTTCAATATGAAATTGAAAACAAAATGATAACTGGTAAAATAGGTTATATGAAGACGATGTGGAAATGGCTCACTCAACATGAGTGGGAGGTTATTGAAGAGCAAATGAGTTATGAATCTGAAACACCTGTAAATTATGGAGAATACGGAACAGAATGCCGTTAAAATACTACCTTTTGAGTCAATATCTCAGGTAGCAAATAAATCTATAAACTACATTAAAGCTAGAAAAAATCATAGTATAGTATCATTAAAAACTAGATGGGATAAATTCAATAAAGCTACTGGCGGAATTGAACCAAATATGATATTTACTATAGCTGGTATATCAGGTAGTGGTAAGAGCTCAGTTGCAAATATGTTAGTAATGGATTTAATTGATCTTAATCCTAATCAGGATATCGTAGTATTATACTTTAGTTTAGAAATGGTAGACTACAGAAATGTTGGTCGTGTAATAAGTAATAAAACTAAGAAAACTGTATCTGAATTGTATAGTTCAGTAGAAACACTTAGTGATGAAGACTTATTAAGAGCTGAATCGGCAGCTGAAACCATTAAGAAATACAATATATACTTTGTTGATAAAGTATGTAATGTAGAAGAAATAGGTAATACTATAGATTACTTTCATAATACTGTAGCTAACGGTCGTTGGCTAATAGTAGTATTAGACCACGTTCTTCTAGTAAATGGAGAAGGTGGAGAAAGAAGTACAATAGTCGATTTACAGAAAATGTTTATACAGAAGAAGAAACTTTCTAATACTAGTATAATACAGCTTTCACAGATGAATCGTAATATTGAAAGTCCTGATAGAATTAATAATCCAAGTACTCACTTCCCAATGAGAAGTGATTTATCAGCATCTGATGCAATATTTCAAGCTAGTGATTTTGTTATTGCTGTTCATAGACCAGAGATACTTAATCTAGCTATATATGGAGTACGTCGTCTACCTGTAAAAAATAAGGTTTATATGCATTTCTTAAAAGTAAGAGATGGTGAACCATGTATATTAGAATTTGAAAACGAACTTCAATATGGCAATCTAATTGAAACAAATACTGCAAGTGCTGAAGAACAAAAAGTAGTATTTAAACAAATTAAAAAAGGCTGATTATGAAAGGTTTTACAATTAAACTTCCGAAACAAAATATTGACCCTCAGGGTTCTTTGAAAAATCGTATATTAAACGAAGTTAAAAACCGCTTACCGTTTGCTAAATGGTATGGAATTCACACTCCGGAAGATCCGGAATACAGTATATCATATGCAGGTCCTGAAGACTTGCTATGTTTTGGATGCAACCGAAATGCACATTTCTCTGCATTCAATAAAAAATATTATCGACCGACATGTTCATATGATAATTCACTTACATGTCCGTTCGCAAATCGAGCATTTAAGTTGCGTCAATATGATGCTATTTCAGAATTTGATTTAGCATTAAAACGATTAGCAGAATATGCTAAGATCATGGAAGACTATGAAGAAGATCATGGTTACGATTTTACTTACATGGGTCAACCTGTACGTATTTACCAGAAGTTTATTCAAATTGGTTATACAATCATTCCTATTGATAATCCTAGTCTGTTTTTGAATAACTATCGTAAAGCAGATAAAAATAATATAGTAAATGTTATTATTAATATTAGTAACAGTACTACTGTTAACAATATTCTCAACAATGAATAACGAATAACTTTACATTGTGTAAAATTTCAGTTTTTGTCAGATAATTTCAGAATCTCACAGGTAAAGCATTAACCTATTTTAATATGTTAATACTACCAAAAGAGAAAAACAAACCAAAGGTTAATAATCCAAGATTTTTAATCCTATTTGGTAAACCAAAATCAGGTAAAACTACATTATTATCTAAGCTTGATAATTGTCTTATAATTGACTTAGAGGGAGGTTCAGAATTTCTAGAAGCTCTCTCTATTCAAGCTCGTACTATTGAAGATTTAGGTAATATATCTAGAGCAATCAGTGAAGAAATCGCTACAACAGGAAAGAAACCTTATAAATATATTGCTATAGATAATGCTACTAGACTCGAAGAAATATGTTTAGGATATGCTAAAGTTCTGTATTGTCAGACACCAATGGGCAAATCTTATAAGGGAGATGATGTTCGTACATTACCAAATGGTAGCGGATATCTCTACTTAAGAGAAGCAGTTAAAAAAGTAATAAACATGTTTAAAAATCTTTGTGATAATTTTATTCTTATAGGTCATACTAAAGATAAGATGATTAATAAAGATGGTGAAGAGCTTATAGAAATGGCTATAGATTTAGTTGGAAGACTAGGTGATATAGTATGTGGCGAAGCAGATGCTGTTGGTTATGTCTATCGTAAAAAGAACGAAACTATTATATCTTTTGAAGGTGGAGATAATTCAGTAAGAGAAGCTAGAGCTCCTCACTTACGAGGTAAGAAGATAGTTATCGCAGAAAGCGATGAAAATAATGATATTAAAGTTCACTGGGATAAAATTTATTTAGACGAGTGTGCAGCCTGATTTAAAAACTTAAAAATATTGAAATTATGACATATAGTAAAGAACGTGCAGCAAGTATTAGCAAAAGTGATATTAAGTATATTCCCGCTGGTATTATTGAAAATGTAGTATTGAAAAGTGTAAAAACAGAAGTTTCTCCGAATGGTAATCAATTCTTAGAAATTGTTTTTGAGAAAGATGGAGCAACATTAACCCATACAGAGTGGAAACCTACACTTGGTGGGTTTGTAACTACAGAAGAACAACTCCAGACAAAAATGGATAAGCAGTATTCTCGTATGTTGCAGATACTTAACTGTTACTATAAAGATGAAGAGCTTGACTTTAATGGAGAAAGCTTTGAACAGTTTGCTCAGTGGATTACTGATATGCTGAACAAAGTAGATAAGAGTAAAAAACTTAGAGCTAAAATAGTATATAATGATAAAGGATATACTACTTTACCTAATTATGCTAAGTATACTTTTATTGAACCTATGGAATTGCCAGAAGGTAAATCATCTTCTATTGCTATGCTAAATATTGACCAATTTACAAAGCCTGTTGTAGCAGATAAAGAAGTAAAAAACGATAACCCGTTTAGTGCAACTTCATCTACTACTAATACACAAGCTTTTACAGATAAAACAGATGATCTGCCATTTTAATATAAAGTAGATCATTATTAATAAATAAGGGTAGTGTAAAAGCTACCCTTATTCTTTTTTAATCATTAAAATAAATCATCATGGTAGAAATAGAACATATTCAAGATATAGAAAAAGATCAACCTGCAAAATCTAGTGCGAAAGAACAGAAATTAAAAGATCCTAAAGATGTAACTACAGAAACTCAAAATACTGATGCATCTGAAGCTACAGAGCACGATGAGCAAATTGAAAATCAAGAAGACAATATATCTAAAGATAGCACCTTAGTTAATCATAATACAGATGTTCATGATTTAAAGCCTGGAAATAGATTTTATGGTAGTATAAAATATAATAATCCTAAAGGAAAACAACAAGAACAACAAGGTATTTTCTTAATATTAACTTCAGAAGTAAAAGGAAAGAAAGGACAATCCAGAGAATATACTATTACAAATTGTACTGGACAAGAGTATAAAGTGTGTAGTGGAGCTATTAAAATAGCTAATATAACAGATCTTAAAAAAAAGAAACAAATAGAGAAAAAAGCACTAGAACAATTTGGAAGCAAAACAGAAATCAAAGAATTGCTTAACAAATTAGAAGAAGAATTTAAAAAGAAAGAGGAAAAAGAAAAGGAAAAAGAAGAATTAAAGAAAATTCAATTCTCATTTAGTTCACTAGAACCAGAAGACAAGCTTAAAAGTTTAATTAAAGCAGGTATGAATAACATCTGGATGGTTGGTCCAGCTGGTTGTGGTAAATCAACTATAGCTCGTAATACAGCTAAAGAACTAGATATTCCTTACTTATGTATTTCTTGTGGTATTGGTACTTCTGCAACAGAATTTACAGGATATAAATATCCTACTCGTGAAGCAACTAAGTTTGCTGAATTCTATGCTAAGAAGTCAATAATCCTTATAGATGAGATGACTGCGCTCGATCCATCTGTAGCACAGGTTATTAATGCAGCATTAGCAAACGGTGAAATAGAAACTACTACAGGAACTGTCTTACGACATCCTGAATGTATTATTATTGCTACATCAAATACTTTTGGTAATGGAGCAGACCGTCAGTATGTTGCTAATAACCAACTAGATGCTTCAACAATTGACCGTTTTACTGGAGCAATAATTGAAGTAAATTACTCTGTTAAATATGAGTCACAATTTGATCACGAAGTAGTAGATTATATTTATTTACTACGCGACTGCATTAAAATAAATTCATTACGCCGTATTGCATCTACTCGTATGATTCAAGCAGCAGAAAAGATGAAGAAAGTAGGTATGTTAGACTGGAAAGATATGCTTATTATTAACTGGTCTGATACTGAAAAGAATATAGTAAAACAATATATTCAAAAAGTAGAAGAAAATAAAACTAAACAAAGTACTGCTTCAATAATTGAAGCTATACGTAAAGATTTTTCAAATTCTACTGTAACAGCAAAATTTAAAACGGCAGCGTAATGAAAAAACTGAATTTAAACATTAATATAAATTCATTAGATGAATTTTACAGAGAATGTGACAATATTGAAGGAGGTAATCCTGCTGAAATAGATAATATTGAAAATCACGATGACCCTGGTTTTAGAGGATTATCTACAGCAGAAATACATGATTCTAAATATAGTTATACCAAAGGTTTAGATAATCTAAAGAAAATAGAAAAGGATATAAATCTAGGAGGTCGTAAACATAAATATAAGTACGATGATTCTGATGGAGATGATATGAACTTTGATCGGTACATAGAAGGTCTACCTTGCCTAAAGAAAAGAATACCCACACATGGTATAGGTACTGGTAAGTTCGTTAAACTTCATATTTCTATATGTGAGAATTGCTGGTGTTCAGCTGAAAATCTTATGATTCGTGCATATACTGCTATGAGAATAATAGATATGCTAGAATCCCAAGGATATCGTGTTCAAATATCTGCATATGCAGATAATGAAGATCCTGGTTATTTTAACGGAGAACCTATAGGATTTCTTGGAGTTGAAGTTATAATTAAGAAGTTTGAAGATCCTTTAATTAAAGGACAAATACTTACAGCAATATCTCCTTGGTTCTTTAGATACTGGATGTTTAAATTCTGGAATGCTAAATTTAAAATGAATTGGGGATACGGACATTCAGTTAGACCAATGAAGAAAGAAACAACTTCTGACATCTACATTCAGACAGGCGAAGCTTTAACTGATGAAGATGCAGAATCAACTATAGAAAGAATATCGAAACTATTTAATAAATAAGAATAGTTTCAACTACTAGGAGGATCTGTAACAATCCTATATGGCACTATCAATTTAAGGATATTAGATAATTTATGGAAGCGTGAGCCTGCACAGCAGAAATAAAAATCTATCTCTGGATAGGCGTGGTTCGATTCCACGACTAGTAGCAAACTAAAACAGATTGCATATGTATAGTAGAAAGCGAGCAAAACTCCCAGATAATATTACTCTAGATTGGATACTTTCTAAAGTAACAGAATATGATATATATGCAAAATATATAGGTCAATTTAAAGTAGGTATGATATACAATAGTCCATTTAGGAAGGATAAGAATCCATCCTTTGGTATTTACTATAGTAAACGTACTAAACAACTACTTTTTAAAGATCATGGAACAGGTGAATGTGGTAATGTAATTAAATTTGTATCATTATTTACTGGTAAAACAGAATATAATGATATATTATCTGATATAGTAGATAAATTAAACATTACTAACAACACTAAACTCGTTAGCTCTAAGCAATATATACAGCCAACTGAAACAGTAATTGGTGTAGTACGTCAAGAATTTACTGATGTAGATATCAATTACTGGAAACAGTTTAATATTTCTATAAATACTCTAAAGAAATTCAATGTAAATAGTATTAAATATTATTTATGTAACGGAATAGTAAAGGGTACTTATAAACGAGAAAATCCAATGTATGCATATAAGGTCTATAATAACTTTAAAATATATAGACCATTAGCAGATAAATATACTAAGTGGAGAAACAATCTTACAGACTATGATATCCAAGGCTATGAGCAGTTGCCTCAGAAAGGTGATATATTATTTATCACAAAGTCCATGAAAGATGTTATGTGTTTGCATGAAATGGGTTATCCAGCAGTTTCTCCATCTTCAGAGAGTACATTTCTACCTAAAGATGTATTAGAGCAACTTAAGACGCGTTTTAAGCGTATTGTAATACTTTTCGATAGAGATACTTCTGGAGTAAAAAGAAGTCGCAAATTAAGCCGAGAAACAGGCTTAGAAGCAATGTTTATTAACAAAAAATTCAAAGCTAAAGACGTATCTGATGCTGTTAAAGCAAATAGCTTTGAAGAAATAAAAAATTGGTTAGATGAAACTATTAAAAACTATAGGTAAAGTAATAGCATTACCTTTTGATTTAGCTCTAATACTTGGAAAGTTATTATTGATTCCAATCAAATTAGTAAGTGTATTGTTGCATGGAGAATTTATTGAATGGAATAAAAAACGTAAGTTTATAGGAAATTCAATTAAAGAAATGTTTAAAGCTTTCAAATATAATAAAGATTATTCTTTCTTATATTCAGTAGGATTTACGGATGAAAATGGTAATTTTTCTGAAAGAATTGAAACGTTTAAAATAACTAGTGATAGTATGCAACATTATATTAATTATGCTAAAACAAGTCTTAAACAAGAAAGTGCGTAATGCTACTAAACAAGAAATAGATGGAATAGTATTTCGATCTAAATTAGAAGCTTATACATATTAGAAACTAAAGGAAGCAGATATATCAGCTGAATATGAACAGCATAGATATACTTTACTTCCTAAGTTTGTATATAATAACTCTACAGTTAGAGCTATTACTTATTTACCAGATTTTGTAGGAGATGGTTTTGTTATAGAATGCAAAGGATTTGCTACAGATTCTTGGGCAAACAGAGAAAAACTATTCAAGTATTATTTAAGCTTGAATGAACCAGATACTAAATTTTATTTAGTAAAGAATAAAAAACAAGTTGATGAGTTAATCAACAAATTAAAATCTTAAATTTTCAGATTATGGCAAAGAACGAATTTATTAAAATAGGAGAACAGATAATTGCAAAACCTAAAGGTGCCGATTATGATTTGATACCTGGTAAAGTATATGATCTGAGTTGGAATAGATGGGAAGATTCACCTATATTTAAGGAGAACGGTGAATTAAATCTACCAAAGAAAGTCTATTCTACTAAAACAGATGATATATTTAAGAAGCGTATTATAACCTATTTTAATAAAGCAAATACAAATACTACTAGTGTAATGCTAGCTGGTACTAAAGGTACAGGTAAGACTGTAATGGCAAAAATATTAGCTAAGGAATCAGGTTTACCTATTATTGTAGTTAATCCTGATTATCCAGAAGGCAAACTTATTAAGTTTTTTAAGTCCTTTACTACTCCAGTGTGTGTTTTGTTTGATGAAGTTGAAAAGAACTTCAAAACTGAGTATATGCTAGATTTCTTAGATGGAGTTGAAAAGACTGCACAGAAACTAGTAATCATGACTTGCAATGATTTAAGCAAAGTTAGTCAGTATATGCAAGATCGCTGTTCACGTATTCGTTATTTACGTCGATATTCTCCTGATGAAAATGCTGCATTCTTACCGATGTTAGCTGATGATTTTGGTATTAAGAACAAAGAAGAAGTAGTAAAATTCTGTAAAGAGAATATTAAACTACTTTCTATGGATAACATTGTTTCTTTCATGAGTGAAGTCAAAATGCTAGAAGATGAAGATATTAGTCTTCAGGAAATCATAAACATTATGAATATCTCTACTGAAAATATACCAACTAAAGTTAGTGATACTGTAGAATATAACGATGAGTATGATAATGAAGATAATGAATATAGTGATGATGATTACGAATGTTGTGATGCAGCATGAAAACAAATAAGGCTAGATATATTCTAGCCTTTTAACTTATATAAACATGAAAATATGCGGTATAAGTGATATACATGGTAATCTCGTTGAGAATATACCTGAGTGTGATGTACTATGTATATGCGGTGATGTAGTAACATTAAATACTCAAAGAAATATTGAAGCATCTAAACATTGGTGGGAAACAAAATTCATAAAGTGGGTAGATAAATTACCTTGTAAGAAGGTAATTATTATACCAGGTAATCATGATTTTTACTTAGAATATAAGTATAAATTAAATGAATGGGGTTCTTTTAAAGATCATATGCAAATTTTATCTAAAGGTAAATTAGTATTTCTTATAGATGAAATGTATATATATGAAGGTGTTAAATTCTACGGATCTCCTTGGATTAAACCAATTGAATTTCAAGAGGACAGATGGGCATTTAGTAGATTTGATACTTACGAAGATATACCACAATGTGATATACTACTAACACATGATAATCCATTTTGTAATGAAGCTCTAGATGTTTTCTCCTTTGGAAAGAGTAAATATCATTTATATGGGCATTGGCATGATGGATCTAGTGATATAAATTCTGGAAGATACAATTGTTCTAGATTGAATAGTTGTTATAGTTTTAAAAAGAATTATAAATTTGTAGTGTTAGATATTATGACAGAAAAAGAAAAGAAACAAGTAGAACAAGCATTCTTAGATAAACTTATTAGTCAAGCATACAATAATAATGTAGCGGATTGGCTTAAGACATTTAAAGAAGTTGAACTACAACAAGATAAAGAAGATGAATTAGTTTGGGATACTTCAGCAGAAGTTCCTGAGTCAGCTGTAATTAGCGACATGGAGGATTAAGTATGAACAAGATGGTAATTGATACTCCTTACTATGAGGATATGTCTCGTTACTCTAATAGTGATATTGGATATTTTCTTAAAAATGGACCAAAAGGTCTAAAAGATTACAAAGAAGGAAAAGTAGCAAAATTAGATTATAATTTCCTTGAAAAAGGAACTATGATTCATGAATATTTACTTCAACCAGAAGAATTCTGGAAAGATTATATTATTCTTGATTTTGCAACACCTAAAGTAAAACAGCAAAAGGATTTATTAGATGAGTATCATAGACTTATGCAAGTAAATCCATTAGAATCTCAAGATAAGCTTAAACTATCTGCTTATAAAAAAGCTTATAGTAATAAGAAATCTGATGAGAAATGTATTGAAGAAGCTGAAGGTCTTATTATGATTTATCAAGATTACTTAGAATATCTAAGTAAAGTAGATGAAAACAAAAAGATAATTAGCTTTGCCGATTTACAAATGCTCAAAAAGATAAAAGAGAATATTCAGAATCATAAAAAAGCGAATGAGCTGTTGTTTAATTTACCATCTACTTTTGAAACTCATAATGAGTTCCATATTAATTGGGAAGTAGAAAAGTTTCACAATATCAAATGTAAATCTCTATTAGATAGAGTGTGCTTTGATCATGTCAATAAGAAGATAATTCTTATTGACTTAAAAACTACTGTAAATGTATACAATTTTAAACATTCAGTAGAAGAATACGATTATTATAGGCAAATTGCTTATTATGGATTAGCAATCCAATGGTATATGCAAGAAGTATTAAATCTTAATTCTGAAGAATATGATTTTGAAGCATATATTATTGCAATAGGTAAAGATGCTAACAATGAGATTAGAGTATTCAATATGAAAAATGATACTACTCTCAATGAAAAGATCGCTTCAATATCAGAAGCTCTCCGAAGAATCTCAGAACATATCAGTACAGATCAATGGGACCATACACTTGAGTATTACGAAGGTGATGGAACAGAAGAACTGTAAATGTTATGAATAACAAAAAGTTGTGGTTAGACATAGCAACAAAACTATTCTTACTACCACTAATAGAAGAAGAAAACAGTTTAAAATGGCTAAATAAAACTACATTAGGTATTTATATAGCTGACGCCAATAAACCCGAATGGGAAAATAAAATTATTATATGCTATGACAGAGGAGCTTTCCCTAATGAACTTAAAGTGAGATTTAAGAACAATAAAAATTCATATGCTGAATATACAGAATTCATAAACGGAAATGCTTACAAAGTCATAGCATTTACTATACCTCCAAAACTAAAAAAAGACTTTACACACTTATTAAATGGAGAATATACCAAAGTAAGTGTACAAACTCAAAATAAAATATTAGACCATTGGGGACCAATCAGTAGTAAAGCTAGACAAATAATTACTCACTTCTTTAATGGATACAATTTCTCATACTCCACTAAACCAAAACTAAGTGAAGCTATTTTAAACTTAAACAATATACCAATAAAAAAGGCGGACATTAATCCGCCTTTATCTTTTTTATAACCACAAGGATTAGTACCAGCCTAACCTCGAATAATATTATAAATCATCGCTAATGTAAGAAACTGTTTATTTCCTGAGAAGCATTACCTATACGACCCAACTATTTAGCTCCAGGAGTAAGTCTAATAGCTTGATCTAATAATTTATTAGATACCAAATGCTTACCAGTACTATATTCTTCAAATGGATCAAACATTTGCATAAACAATTTAAGTATATCGTTTATATAACCCATAACTGGAAAAGGATCTTGGAAAAGCTTAGTAAAAGAAGTAGGTAAGACATAGAAAGTCATATCTGTAAATAATCTATAAGCCTAATACTTTATTACCCACAATATTTCCTATCCAAAGTCATGATCATCATCATCTCCAGGATTAATTAAAGCAAATATAGCATAGCTCAAAGCTGCAACTGAAAATTCAATAGCTGACTTAATTACGTTTCTCTTCTCGTCATCGGTCATAGTACTCCACTTCATCACCTCTATCTAAAGTTGTTTAGCTTTAAATATATTAGTAGCAAAGAAATTTATCATACCAGCTGTATATTCATTTCTAAACAGCCAAGAAGCAAAATCTCTATGCATACCACCTATTTCAGTATCGAACACAGAATCGTAATATCTCTTTTGATAACGTCTCATTACAGTAGGTTCAATCCATCTACGTAAAGACAAACCAATCCAACCATACCATTGAGATTCAGCAGCTACAGATGCTCTATCGCTATAATTACCGTGCAGTGAAATTAGTACCTTCCTAACCTTGAGTGAAAATAAGTTTTGCTACATTTTATCAAAATTAGCAACTTTATCATCTACTACTAACTAATTATTCTCATCAAAAGTTACATAATCATACATACTACCTATTACTTTACCATTATCGTCTTTAGCTTTCATAGTCATCAAACAAGCAGTTAGGAATCTGATCTACATCTCATGCTCACCCATCTTATTCGGAGTATATAAGATATCGCTAACAGAATGTCTCATAAAACCTTCTAATGATAAATTCTTATTTGATTCAAATATACCAAACCATTCAGCCAACTAATTTAATTTATTCTGTGGTACAGCTTTATTGACATCTGCTAGTAAACCGTAAAAGTTCTTAGCAAATTCTTTAGTAGCTCTAGCATAGTCTTCTTTCGTAGTATGCTGTCCTGCAACAGCTTCTTCTAATTGATTTACTTCACCCACCAATATATTATTGAGTGCTGCTACCATATTACCAGACATTACTCTCTTATTAGACATACCAACTATCCATTTTATTAATTTAGCAGTATCTATTACTTTATCAGAGTACGGTAATTTAATTTTACCCATATCTTGTACTCTATTTCCATAGAACACCTAATCCACCCAAGAATCAAACTAATTCTAAGTATTAACTTTATGACTGGATACTTTATTTTTATTACCTTTTAACAAAGAAATAACATTATCCTGAGTTTCTCTACTAGCTAACAATGCCTATGTTTGCAGTATTAAAGACTCCAAATCACGTTTAACTAAGTAAGTATCAGCAGCATCAGCCCATTTATAAAAGATAGTAGGTAAATCAAAAGATTGTTCATCTTCTGTTATAATCCCTTCTGCATAATAATACATAGGAATTTGCCGTATGCGTTTACCATTTTCGTCAACAAAAGTACCACGGATATCATCGTCTTGCATAGGTAGCATTTCTGTCTATAAGTAGTTCTTTATTGTTGACGTTACACCATCGCTATTTACTCTTTCAACACCTCTCTTAATAACGCTAGGTAACCTAAAGTTAAGACGTAATGAACGTGGCATTGAATAATCATATGTTTTTATAAGATCTAAAAATAATTTATACAACTACCATTTAGGGTCATTAGAGTCTTTGTATTTTAACATCTCCACATACTTAGCATTTTTATATATAGCAGGATTAGGTTTACGATACTTTTCATCTAAATCTCGTGTCAAATCATCTAATTCCTATCTTATATCAGCAGTAATAGTACCGTCTTTATACATAGAAAACCAAGATTTTCTTTTATCTGCACTAAGTTTAGCATTTTGTATAACTTTTTTTCTTTTTTCTTCATCCAATGGCTCTAATATAGATGCTAAATCTTCATCCATTTGTCTATTGTAACCTTCAATGTCAAATATAGGATTGTTTGTTCTAAGCCATTCTTCCCAAGCTGCTTGCTGTTCCTAAAAAGTTAAAGATCCATCAGAGAATATTCTGTTACGTTCTTTTTTAGATGCTTGCAAATACTCTCCACCAATTGGATTAACCAAGTAAATAACGCCATTGTCAGTTACTTCTACAAAATCATCAAACACCTTTCTCAGGTCACTAAAATTGGTAGTACCATACTTTGCTTTGTATTCTTTTAGTACTTTACTTATCTAAGCTCTTAATTTAATCATTCGCTGTTCTTTATCACTAATTGCAAAATCGAATCTTTGTACTATAGCTTGTACAAAAGGATCTTTAGATTCATAAACTGTACCAAAGTTAGCTAATATAGAATTGCATTCAAACCCAGATTCAGCTACATGTCTTTGAGCATCTAACCATTCTCTAGTTTGATACTCTATATCATTACTGTTATCTCTTAAATACTGTTCTATATGTTGTTGAACTCTCAAATTAAAATCTTTATCTGATTCGTTAGGACCTTTTGGGTTGTTTTCTATATACTTCTTTCTTTCTTCGTTTTTAATTCTATATCTAACTATACCTACGTATGGTAGAATTTCATTTAAATATAGTTTAGAACCAATTGTATCACAAGCATCTAATATGTTTCGTTGTGCCTACTATAATTTATTACAAGCAGTTTCTATAGCTCTCACATTATCGTCTCCAAATATATCAGAATACCTATTAGCCAATCCTGATATTCTATTTACTATATCATAAGACGATGCTATTTCTCTATAGCTCTATAATACATTTAAATCCCATTTAGCATCTTTCCCTTGTTTATATCTTTCCTATATCTGTTTATTGAGTCTACCTAAATGATCAGCTGCATAATTAGTGTACTAAAGTAAGGCATCTAATTCTGTCATGTTTGATATCTTTTCTAACAGGTTTGCAGCATCTTTAGCTTGAGTGCGATAACTTCTGCGTAGCTTAAGAACCTGTTCTTGAATACTTAGTTTTTTCTATATAGTATTCATCAAATTAGTAAGTTCTTTGAGCATTTGATCCACTTTTTCAGTATCATTTCCAAAAATAGTTTTATCACCAAATATATTATATTCAACATCAAATTTAGTTTGTTGTGATTGTGTTATCTGATAGAAACCTTCTTTCTTCATTTGACTGTTAGCTTCTTCATTAGTACCAAACACAGTACTTAATCCTGCTTTACTTATCTTACCTTTATCAACGGAATACACAATCGGTATAATTCCCACTTTAGAAATAGGTATACCATTTTGCTATAGTATATACTTATACGCAGATAGCTGAAAATCGTAGCCGTCTTTTTCAGATTTTAGTCTAAATTTTTTACTAGTAGAAAACAAAAAGCCTCTCAATCTTGATCCTTTTTCATTGACCAGATATCCTTTGTCGTTTTTCTTATTATTATAATTTATTAATTTAGTTTTAAAATCCATTAATACATACTCACCTGTTTTCTTATCTTTCAATATTAAGTCAGCAATACCAGCAACACCATGTTTAGGGTCAGCTAATACTGCTTCAGATGCAACAAAGTCATAATTTTGTTTAATGTGGTTAACTACATCAATTAAGCCTTTTATAGCTTCCCTAGACATACTATCTGTAAATCGTTGTATATCTAAATTGCCCTTTAATACTCCTTCTAAAACAGCATGTATATTAGTACCATTATTTCTAGCTTCCTAAGATATTTTAGCCTACGTTTGATCTTCTAGTGACGCATCATAATTGTCATAATTGGCTTTTTCTTTAAAACCTGTAACAGAAGTTAATATATTACCAGTTTTTTTATCTGTAAACCTATGTTCTACTTCATCAAAAGTGACAGTATTTGCTAAATTTTGTAGTATCTTTCTTACCTAATCCACAGATGGTATTTCTTGATGAAACACTCCAGATACTTTCTACGTATCTCCTAGCTGTTTACGAATCAAAAAACTATCTGTAATTTCGGCAAGCAAAGCTTGTTTAGCATATTTGTTATCAAACAGTTTTTTAACAAAATCTTTGAATTTCTACCACCAACTTCTAGCTTCGCCATTCATATTAGCCACCCTAATACCTACAGCTTGTACTAACTGTTCTTTACCACCAAATGTTTCAATACCTTCTTTAATTATTGGGGCATTGGAAAACATTTCTACATAGTAATGAGCATATTCGTGGGGAATGGTATCTTTTCCAGATTTAGTCATATCTATCAACGCTTGCATAGCATCTAAATCAATAGACCCAGCATATCCACCCTCTATGGCTTCTACAAATTTCAGTTCTATTTCTGGATACAGCTGTTGCATGATATATGCCATTCTTTGAGAACTACTAAACTGCTACGGGGTTTTAGCGTCAGGTCTAGAATATACTTGTTTGCGCAATTGCGCAAAAGCCTCCGAAGAAGCTTTTGCATAATCACCTTCATATTTATCCCACAAATAATATGCTTGGTTTTCTCCAACCATATCTTCAAGAGTTTCAAACTCTTTCTTTACTTGTTTATTACTAAAATTTGGACAAAACGGAGTCATATTAATTAATTTTTACATTTATCTTTAATAGCACTACCTTTCTAATCACTATCCTCAGATTCTTTATTGTTATTTAACTCATCACCTATCTAATTGTACAGCGCCTAAAATACAGAAGACCGTTCGCCGAAATAATTTACAAACGTATATATCTATTTATCAGAATTGTTTTTGTATATCTCTATAGCAGTATTTGCAGAATCACCAATGATTGCTATTTTCTAGCCATTTGCTGTGGGTATTTCAGTCTAATCTATAGATATTACATAAAATTCTTTATTTTTAAATCTAGCATAGTCTCTAACTGGCAAATGATAACTGAAAGAACTGTCCGCTATAAAATACACAGCATCTACAGTATCTACTAAAGCTCTTTGCTGTTCAGAATCATCATTGGCTTTTTGAGAATTGAAATATTTAGAATAATCTATACTTCCACTTAAAGCATCATCTATCTTATCTAGAGTAGTATTAGTATTATTCATATAAATAGACTATTCTTTCTCATTCAAACTATTGAATCCCAATTTATTAAAATCATTATCCTACCACAGTAAAGACCTTATAGTGCCGTCTTCACTAATGTAACCATCAGCTCTTAAAGCAAACGACTGTCTCTTATTACTCTTATATCCAAGTTTATTAACTTTATAATATACGGGATTAGAAAATGTTGTACCTGTTTTTTTAGAAATAGAAGACACTTTTTCTCCAAGACGATATAAGTCATATCCATTAGAAGTGGTTATTTTAATAAAAGGACTATAAGTATTAGTACTTCTATTAAATAACGAATTGGATCCTTTAGTAATAGTAATCACATCATTACCAACAACTCTTTTGATTACATATTTGTGATTTCTAGGAGATATAGTAGGAACATAATTGTCATCAGATACAGCCAATAAGCTAATTATTTGGTCTTTTTCAGTATTAGTCATACCTGTTGTTCTACCCATGACATTTTCAGCAATATACTAATTAAATGTCTTTCCACCAGCTCTTAAGTTAGCTAAGTACTGTGGTGGAATAATATCGTATACTGTAGTTCTAACAATACCACCAGCATTTGAATCAGTACCGCCAGATACATAGAACATATAAACTGCAAAATCTTCAGCCCATTGTTTTATTTCAGGATCAGTGCTATTGAATAATTCACTTAAAGCTAACTGGACATTATTTTTAACGTCAGAATCTTCTTTAAACTGTTGTGTAACCAACATGAATTGAGGAACTTTGACATCTCCAAGTTTGTTATACTTAACAGCGTTGAACAAGTCTATTCCTTCACCTCTACGTAACGCTTTACGTTTAATAGCTTCATATCTTCCAGGAACGCTATTTTCACCATATGTTAACTTTGCTAAAGCTTTTCCGCCAAATCTCTCAATTATATACTGATTAAAGAATGGCAAATAAAGTACAGTTTTTATTTTAGGTCCAACCACTCTTAGGAATTCTTTACTTTGTCTACCATATAAACCCCATTCTTTACTAAGTTCATTAGCTGCATCAATATATACTTTGGAAAATTCAGGTAATAGTTTACTAAATGTGTCAAATATACCCATAACTCCCTTAGTATACTTAGCTCCTAAGAACGTATTATCATACATATCTCTAGGATTACTAAATGCAATATTATATTCTGAGTTGAATTGGTTCACACCTTGAATAAAAGAAAGTAATTGGTTAATGTTAACACCGTACTTCTTAGTATCAATCTGAGCATTTGAAATAGCATTGTGGTACTCTTTTGCTAATTCATACAATTGTCTAAACATACTTGCGTATGTAAGCTAATCTTTAATCCATCTAGCGTCATGTTTAGGTTTAAGATTGCCCATTAATACATCGTGTTTGGTCAGTTCTGAATACTCTTTTTCTGGTGTATCTTCAGCACTTAAAGATTTTAATCTGTCATTGTAATCTTCTATTACAGAGTCCATAAAATATGTACCTCTTTTTTCCTAATCTGATACACCAATGAGTCCTTGTTTATAAGTCAACCAGTTATCAGAAATTTCCTTTATGATAGGTTGTGTTAAGAATGCAAACGTGTCATTACCAAACCCAGATGCAATTAGCATAGCTACTACATCAAAAGTATAAGCGTTAACATTAGCGTTGCCGATATAGTTATCTTTAGCAGCATCTACAAACGCGTTAATAAGACCTGAAGTTGAATCCAATATTTCTTCACCGTATCTATCAAAAGTTTCTCCTAATTTCTATAATCTCAATTGCTCAATAATTGGGAATTTACGCATATCTAATTTAGCAATCTGAACAAAGAACTAGAATACACTATTTAACGCCATAGGACCAATACCGGCATCAGACCCTGAATTAAGCTTTTTCTACCTTGTTTGGAATACTGGGTTAAGATAAAATCCGTCTAAATTATCAGGTAATCCGTCTGCTTTACCTCCAGAATATTCTTCTAGTTCTTTCTTGGCAAATGTACTAATAGGTCCTGTAGCAACGTCCAATGGAGTACTAGTAGCCAACGCATGATCTAAAGAAGTCAACACACCTTGATACATATCTAATAAGAAATTTTGTAATTTTTTGGAATCGGTGCTGTTTATATTATTCATCACTTCATTTATATCATACTTAACTTTTTGCATTTTACCATTAACAACTTCATAATTGTATCTAGCTAAGAACATTTTATCAATATCAAAGTCAGAACCAGTAAGTGCAGTAATACCAGAAGGGAATTGGATCATGCTACCATTAAGACTAGGTACTAAATCTACTATTTCAACAGGTATAGTTGAATTCTACCCCTGTGTAGGAACACGATATGATAATGCAAATAATTCCTTATTATCTAGTATGAACCTGCGCTGATCTTCAAAGTTATCAAAATCGTATCCTTTAATTTTATTACGTTTAGCTTCCTATATTACATCGTCAAAGAAATTTATAGACAATCTAACTTGCATTCTTTGATGAATATTGCCGTTAGAATCAATTTCCCCAGGCATATATAGATGTTTGTCAGCATGTTGCTTCAAATTCATGAAATTATCATAACCAACACTAGTTACCTGATACAAAGCTTTACCTGGAGTAACAGTATCTATTATAGTATCACCCATTTGAGCAAGAATACGAGACATTATCCAAGCAATATTTGGCATTGCTGCTGGGTGTATTTTAAATTCACCGTTTTCATCGACTTGGAAAGCAGCTACTGTTTCAGCTGGAAGATTCTCAGTTTGAGCCATGGTCTATAAAGACTTCATAAAAGCTTTTTTATCAACAACTCCGTTATCGTTTATACCCCATTTTTTGTTAAATTTAACAGACCCTCTTCTAGTAAGTTCATCTAGAATCGCTTTATAGAATGTCTGAAGCATTTGACCATCAACTGTAACACCATTAACTCTATATCGTCTGTCTTTATTTGTGTTCATCATTGCCACTTTCATAAATTGAGTCAATAGATTAGCGTCGTTTGTGTGATGTGAAGCTGTATTAAGCTGGTCTCCTAACAAAGAAAAGTATTGCGATTGAATTACTGAAGCATTTAGTGCAGCTCTATCCACCTTACCGTTTAAATCGAACAATTCAAAGTTAGGTAAACCTCCTGATTTAACGGCAGTTTCTTGTTTAACCACGTCTACATTACTATCTTGCATAAAATCGTATAACTGTTGTATTTCATGTCCTTCTACTTCAATCTTCCATAATACTTTATAAGAAGATTTATCATAAATTGGAGTAGTAAGTCCATCCATTCTACCCTAATCGTATCCGTAGTAAATATACTTAAGAGATGGCGATTCAAATTTGAATTTATCAGCAATACCAAAAATCCACCCTTTATAATCGCGCACTTCTTTACTGTTTAAATTAGTTTTATTAGCATCGTATGCCTTAGCTTTTTTTACTAATTCGTCATAATTTATATTAAGCACTTTACATATATTATCCTAAATAAGCCTTATAGTTCTAGGAGTAAGCTTATCAGATCCGAATTTGTCATAATAAGTAAGTAGATTATATATAGCTTCAGATACATCGTTCCACGCCCCTTTTCGCTATTGTAAAGCTCTAAACATTTGACTGGTAACCCAACTTTGAGCATCTGATGGGTCGTTTTTAAGATAACCTTCGTATCTGTTTTCAAAATCTTTTACTGCAACATCTAATAACTATGCATCAGACATTGGTTCTCCGTTGATCATTACTTTCAAACGTCGTTCTTCTCTAAATTGCAGTAACCGATTTATCAATTTAGCTTTACGATAATTATCTTTTATGTTACCATCAGCATCTAATACGTCAGAAGTGTCAATATTTACTTTTATATTATTATCTTCCAAATATATTTTAACCATGTTCTCAGATAGCCCAAGAGCTCTGTATGCTTCCCCTTTATACTTAGCTTGATTTACAACCATTGTGGTGTTCAAAGTAACAGAATTATATGTGTTACTATCGAATAATCTATCTTCTTCGTCAAACACGTTTCTCATAGTACCTTTCTCTGAAGTAAGAGAAGTTGTAGAAACAATACCTGAATAACGTTTAGTTACACCGTCAATATTTTTATGATACGCAATATCTCCATGACATAGTTTCTCAAATTCTGATATATCTGACATACCTTGTATTACAGCAGAACCAATAGCTCTATAATAATCATTACCGCTTAATTCGTTTACATTAACAGATTGTTTACCATAAATATATTTTTTAATTAAATCTGAAGGCAAGTAACGATTACTTGTTATATTACCAGCATCATCTACTATAATAGCTTTTAATTGTTGTAGTTTAACGATAGCGTATGCAATATTATCATTTAACATGCTTCTTATTTGTTTTCTGATACTTTCTCGGTTTATCATATTATAAACATAATCTATAGAACTTTGACGAGAATCTGTATCGAACATATTAGAAGATATTTTTTGCACCACGTTAGAAGAAAGATTTATAGATTTACCTATATCTTTAAAGTGCCTAAATTCGTATCCTCTAGGACCTTTTTTACCAGAACGTAAATCTATATGGAACGCTCTTCTGTAATATCTATCATTAACTTCATCGTATAACCATTGCTGCTCTCCTTCTACGTAATGATACGTTTTTACTAATAGTCTAAGTAACTTAGCAGCTTCTGGGTTATTTTTAAATATTTGTTCCTACTACAATGAGGACAATTTTGAGAACGAATCAATAGTGTAATTGCTATTAGTTGCCTAGTTCAACTTTTCAATGAAATAATCTCTAGTGTATCTAGCATCTGATATAGCCATAATTTCATCTGCCAAATAACCAACAAATACATCTATTACTTTAGGATTTATATCTAAATTATCATTGATTATGTTTTCAAATATCGGTATGCCTTCAATATCAGCAGCAAATCTTTTATTAGCCAACGCTGGTGTAACATGTTTACCTGACCATATGGATATAAACCTGTTTGTCAAATCTTCTAGTTCTGTTACTTCTTTATCTGCTACAGAGTCATTCCATTCATCATCTAATACTGTACTAAGTTTTGTGTGTACTTGTACTTGTTTAGCTCCACCTAAATTTTTTAGTGTACTTAACCACACAGAATGAGAATTATAAATATTATTCAACATCTTATCAACCCATTCTTTAGTGTTAGCAAGTATGGCAAAAGTTCTAGTTATGAAATTATACTATCCTATTGAATATATTTTGGTATTTCTGGGACCTTTTTGAGATTGTGTGGATGGTATAGACTTAATATAAGAACCAAACATTTGAGATAACTAAGTAAGAATACCTTTTTCAGTAAACATCTCATCTAACTTCTTATATACTCCTTGCTAACGTTTATTGGAAGATTCTAGAAGTCTAAATTCAGAAACATTAGATGTATTTAACTTATTTAAAGGTTGTAAAAGCAAATTTTTACCAACCTTACCACTTTTAGATGCATTACGCATAGCTTTCTGCCAAGCTACAGCATCTTGCTATAAATCGCCAGTAATAGTTCCAAATTGATAAAGTTTATCTGCTTCTCTAAGTACGTCTTTTATAGACTCTAAGTTTTCTATGTTCAATTTGTTCATAGCCTATTTTAGCGGAGTTATCATATTTCTAAATAACTTGCCAGCTTCACTAGTAGTAGCTACACTGTTTAATTTATCAGAAATGATATCAAGCGCAACAATCATAGATCCTTTCCATTTATTGTCTAGTTTACTTTGGATTGCATCTAAACTTCCGTTCTTAGTAGTAGCTCCATATCTATATTCGCCATTTGAACCTATGTTTCTAGCAGTAGTAGTGTAAGAATGAGTTTCAAAATTATGAATATACTTAACAAAGTCAGTAAAGAATCTGTTCAATAAAGCACTATTAGTGTTTTCATTACTAAGTATATGATATACCTACATCATAGTAGAACTATTTTCTTCTTCCATTTGTGTCTTAGCTGCCGAATACAGTTTGTTCAACATATCTTCTACACTATTAGAATTAGTTATAGCGTGTACTATTCTAGTATATAAATCTCTTACATTTGCAAATTTGAGTATACCATCTGGCGTATATTTAGCAGTAGCTGCATCTGTAGGATCTAAATCAGTTATAGACCATAGTAGCATTTTCATACTAGCGTCCATACTGTTATACATATCTCTCATATAACTATCTCGATAGTCTGAAAATCCTAATACATCTATACCGTACTCTTGTAATTCATCTTGTCCATCTTCTGTAATTTCAACATCTTCTTCAATATCAGCTTTTAATACTTTATTAGGATTGTGAGAAGTATCTTGGACAAGGTTAAATTGACGTTCTACAAAATTACGAATTATTCCAGCCCATTGATCCCAAGTATCGTCTCTTACGATATTTTTATAAACATTAATAAGTCTTACCATCTTAGCCTAAGCTATAGCAATATCGTCATCACTAAATCGGCTTAAGTTTTTATCAATTTTTTTATTACGCAATTGTTTATCTAACTCAATGACGGCTTTAGTATATGTTGCTATATCATGTTGATAAGATGCTTTTAATGCGTTGGTATTTATAGATAGTCTACCATCTGTATTTGTATATATACCAGAGTTATAAATTAATTTACCTAGCATATCACGCATTATTTCATTATATTGGATTGCGTCTTCAGCTAAAGTAACTCCGTTTACCTTGAAACCAGAATACACAGGAGCTTTACTGTACATCTTTTCAAACTCTTCTATGTTGTTTTTAGTAGCTTTGGCATATGCAAATCTACCAGAATACATATCTTTAAACAATTTGTCAAGATTACTATAATTAGGATTTATATTTTTACCAGAAAGCTTCCTTACTATATTTCTTACAGCGTCTGCAATATGTTGAAACACTTTGCTGAAGATATTACCTTCGTAATATTTATCAGGATGCTCCTGAGAACTTTCTATTACAAATTCAGCAAATCTATCTGCTAAATATTCTTCTATCTGCTAATTTGAAGCAAACGCGAGATCTGTATTTTTATTGCGTGCATCATTATACATCTTACCTCTTTGTTCTTTAGAAAGAACAAATAGACTAATTCTATGGAAAGCTTCATGATAGAACGAGCCTCTAGCAATCTTATTAAGCTTAGCATCTCTGTACAAACGTATACCAGATGCTGCACATTCTCCAAATACATAAATCTGAGCACCTCTAACTTTATCCCACACTCTTTTACTTTCTGGTAAGAAAGAGAAATCAAAATCTTTACCCAATATAGTTGTTACTCTATCTAAAGCGGAATCGTAATCCTCTTTCTACACATGTTGGTCTAAGAAGTCAAATATAGCGCCTGTATTAACTCCATCTTGATATACCAGTTCTCTAGCAAACTAATCAGCTAATTTACCTATATTATCATCAAACAACGCTTCCGATCTAGAACTGTATAGTTTGTTTTGTACACCCCATATTGCTAACGCTCCAGATATAATATCTTTAGCTGTATTTATATTTTCAGAGTTTCTAAGATTTTCTAATCGTTTTGCGTTGTTCTTATCAGTAGAAGACCCTGTCTTTAAGAAATCTATCAGTTCCTATACAGATTGTAACTATGGTTTTTCCTGTATTGGAGTAGCAAACTGTGAAATTGGAGTAGGTCTCAAATTAAGACCTTTCAATTCTGTTTGAGTTTCAACACTAGTTTCAGGTTTTTGTTTATATTCTTCTAGTGCAGAAATAAAAGAATCATAATCTTCATCTGTTATATCTTCTTGTGAAGATAAAGCTATTTCCAAATCACTGCTACTACTATCTTTTGGTATTTGAACAGTAATTCCATTGAAAGACATTTTTAAATCGTCTCCAACCTCTTGTATACTTACTTTAGTATCTTCAGCTGGTTCATCTTCAAATTTTACAGTTGTTTCACTAGCCGTCTTTGGTTGTACTGGAAGATTCTCAATAGGGGTATTAAAACCGTTATATCCAACTGGTAAATTAGTTTGAGGCTAATTATGAACCACCTACTAAACTGGTTGTTGTGGAACAGTATTAGAATTAGATACCAACTACTGCATAGCTTCAACTAATTGCTGTAACAAATTTCCTTGCTCAGATGATTGGGATGATGTTTGTTTAGTATCTATGTCAAAATCGGTATGTTCAAAACCTCTACCAAAGAATATAGCTTTACCGTCTATTTGTACAAACTTACCTTCTTCGTCTGCAAGTACTAATTGAACTTGTTTTTTATTAATAAGAGCTTTTATTAATCTAGCTATAAACTGTGGTTGTTCACTTATAGCTATACTAAGTTGACCAGTATCAGTATCTGCTGATAAATCAGCATCGTACGTAGCGGTAATCCGTTTGCTACGCATTCCATACACAGCTACTTTGTATTTTCCAGGTTGCAATTTGCCATCTTTAGCAAAACTGTTTATACGATCTTTAAACCCTTTCAAGAAGTTCTCAATATATTTTTGTGCTTCTTTTATGCCACCTTTACTTTCTTGATTGGTCATTTCGTCGTATAATTGATCAGAGTTTATTTCTTCTCCTAATCTTTGTTTAGCTTCAGCAGAAGTACCACTGTCTTGAGTCCTCTAAGCAGAACTAACAAATGTTACCTTTTTCTTATAATTTACATATACGCTGGGTTTAACTGTAATAGCACTTGATGTTCTATTTAAATCTGTTAATACAATACCGTCATCAATAAGTATTGTAGAATAAACTTCATCCGCTTTGTGGTCAAAAAGAATATTGCCATTCTAGTCCTGTACTTTTAAATTATTACCGAACACACTAGAACCTGCTAATTTTTCTCTGTCTATGCGATATGTTTTATTTTGAATTATAAAATTTATTAATTCTTCAAAATTATTTTCGTTAAGTAACTGCTATCCAAAATGGACCCCTTGTTTATCCACATACAACAATCTAGCATAATTGTTGTCCGATGGATTATTAGCTATAGCTTCTGTTCCAGTATATATAAAAGTATCTAATAATTGCTTAACAGACATATCTGTGTCTATAATAAATCCTTCTACATTTATATCTCTAGCATAACTACTTAAATTATATTTTCCGTCATTTATTCCTTTAAGTATAGAAGCTAAGAATTTAGCAGTTGTTCTATCAAATCTTTTAGGATTTAAGTGCACAATAGTGTGTCTTCTAGAAGAAGATAAGAAAGAGGGAGTTATGAGGTAAATAGCACCAGGAGTACCGTTAGCATCCTTTACCAGTACTTTTTCACCTTTACTGTTAAAATACACGATGTTAGAACCTACTTCTGAATCATATGAACCATAACCAAAAATTACAGGAGATACTTTTTTACCTTCAAATTCATTTTTACTTATTTCTTCTTCAAGTTCTTTTTCTAATTGAGCATTTACTTGGTTTATTTTCTAATCATACACTTCATTGATTTTAGCAATAATGTGTGATTTGGTAGCTCCAGCATTATCGTATTTTAATACAAATTCTCCTTTTCTATTAACGCGTACAAGTTGATCATACAATTCTTTACCAAGTAATTCTTCATTGTCACCAATAAATTTAATCAGTTCTGTTTTTTTCCTAATTGATCTTACAGTTTTTTGTAAACTTTCTTGCTCAGTTTGAAGTTCCTACTTTCTTACTTCTGATTCTAGCTATCTACCTTCTGCTGACTCTTCATCCTATGCGTTACGCTTTAACCAATCTACTAAAGAAAATACATATTGACCATCGGAATTTTTGATTAAACCCAATGCTTGAATTTGATTTAATTTAGATTGTTCGTGTTTAGCTACACGATTAAAATTATTATAATCTATATTATTCAGAGGCTCAGCAGTACCCATAGTAATAGCTTGCATTACATTAGTAGGTCTACTTAATCTTGAGAATCTTCTATTGTCAAAATATTGAGATATTATACGATTACCCTCCTCAGAATTACCATTTTTCTTAAAATTGTAACCCAGAATCTCTAGCTTATCCATAAATTCTTGTGAATCGTGGCTATCTCTAATTAATTTTTCAATAGTATTACCTATTCTAACTAACAAATCTCTATTATCCTAAGTGTCCAGTGTACTTACAACTTCACCGTTCAATTCAATACTTAATGAATTTTTACCATTAAACCATCTGTTGTTTAAAGCTTCCTGTACGGTATCTTCTACTATAGGCGTAAGATTATTATCATCCTGATAGTTCTTATACGATAAGAACAATTCTGGTGAATACTTTTGAGCAAAAGATAGTAATTGTTTAGCTCTTTCAGTATTAGCACTCTGTACTTTTGTACCTCTTTTTTCAGCTTGACCTAAAGTAGGTATAACATATTTCGGTATAAACGTACTATGTAAGTCTACCAATCCATCTGCATACTTAGCTAAACCTTTGAGTAAGTGAGCCAATTTGGTAGTACTCTGTCGCTCATTACTAAGAGGTTCATTGAGAGATTTAACATTCACATTACTGTAGCCAATCTCTTTAGCTAATTGCACAAGTTCATCCAAATGTGCAGACACTTTAGTTATTGCTTCTGGTAATTCACCTTCATATTTTTCATCTATTTCTTTAGATGTCATTGTCTAACCAGCTTCATTTTGATAAATATTAAGATTAGGATTTACCATTGTCGTAACTTGATAATTGTATCCCCCATTTGTTACAATCATATCTCCAGGTTGGAATCCTATTTTATTGGTATATTCTGGTTTAGAAGATTCGGTTTCCAATCCTTCTACATCTTCTTTCTTTTCTACCTTTTTATAATTATACCACAAATTATGTATTAATTCTGAACGTGAATCAAGCTCAGCTTTAGAAGGTTCAGTAGAGTAAGCGTAACCTGCAAAGTCTGCACCTACCACATAAGACCATTTGTTACCAACTCTATTCTGATTGAAATAAATTCTTACAGGTAGAGCATATACTATGTTATCGTAGTCATCTTTGCTTAGTTTAGCTAACCCTACAGTAACACTATCTATTTCACCATTAGCTAATTTATTTATATTTTCTATTATATCGTCCGTAGCTTTACCTTGCTCTCTAAGATATGCTATCTGTTTTCCTATCTTATTAAAATCATCAATAGCTTTATATCTGTTTAAAGTACGACCGAATTTCTTTAGTATTGCGAAATCTTTGCTTATTTCCTATTTAGCTTCATCAGAAGATTGATAAGGCATAGTAATAAACCCTCTCCAGAATTTACTAGCATAGTAAGGATTGCTTAGCATAGTAGATATTCTAGCTCCCATACTATTATTCAAAGGATACCCTTTAATCATTAAAGGTCTGTCTTTACTTTTTTCTATTAGATCCTATTGGTGTAATGGACCGTGCTTTTTACCAGTTTCATTATCAAGATTAAATTCAAAAGTATCACCGTCTACAGAATCTATACTTCTTTTTCTATTTCTAGATTTTTTATTAGCTTCTATACTTTGATTTACCGAATTTACCAATCTCTTAAGTTTGTTACTAAATTGTTTAGTGTTACCTAGATTATCTTTGGTAGTAAGGGTTTGTAATAATGGATCATCTGCTTTTACAGTAAATTGATTAGAAAAGTCCATAGATGATAATGCATCTTTTAATTGAGATATTGTTTTTCTCAACGAATCGGCAGATTGCTTACTAATATCATCTTCCTAACTATCTAATAATTTAAGTTCTTTTTCTAATAGATTTATCTATTCATTAATTCTATCTTTTTCCGAATCTTGTACTATTTTTCTACCATGTAACAATAATCCTTCTTTTTCAGAGTATTCAGAATTTGCAAAATCAAAAGAATATCTATCTCCGTTTTCATCAAACCACACAGTAGAATCACTTGGAAAATTAGGATTGTGTCTCTATATTCTAGCATTATCCTCATCTACCAAATCTGTTAACCTAGTTAATTGATCACCTAAGTGTTTAGCCGCTTTTTGTAGCTTATCTAAATTTTGTTTATCTTGATCAGATACACCTTCGGTTTCTTTTTTATCTGCATATCTCTTAGATAACTTGTTCATTAAGTTTTTAAGATATCTAGCATAAGATAAAGCATCTGTACCTACAAGATCTCTACCTTTATTTACTTCATCAACGATGTTATGTAATACACTTCCTTGTGGTATAGAACTTAATAAAGTTTCAAACTGTGATATAGTATTATTTATGTCTTGCTCTATTAACTGCCGTTGTTCTGTAACCTAAGCGTCTTGCAATGCTGTAACTTCATCTTCTAATTGTTTAGGAGACTTTGTTTCATCAATTTCTTTAACATCTTCACTGTGTGCTCTAGAGGCTTCATTAACGGCATCTGCTAATTTGTTTTGTATGTGTTGTGTTTCTCTATATTTAGCTATCTGCTGAGATATATATTCTTTATCAGTACTTTGTAGTTTATCAGATTTCTCTTGTAGTAGTGGAGATATTATATTTAATACACCTCTATTTTTAGCATTATTTTGAATACCCTTAAACAGTTTAGTATCACCGATCAATCGTTCATCCAATTCGTTAAGTGCATCTTCTGTTACATCTAATTCTTTAGCTAGTCTACTGATATTATCTTTTATACGCTTCTTAGATTTTCTATTCTCTGACAATGTTTGATTCAAACTATTTGTAGCATCAAATAACCCGGTATATTTACTTATTCTACCTTGTGTTAATGCAGCTTTAATTTGTGTTTCCGCTATTGACTAATCTGTTAAACGGTCATAATATTGCTGAACTTGTTTATCAATTAAAAGAGTAGCTATTTGTAACAACTGTGCATCTGTCAAATTATCTTTCTTCAAAAGCTGTTTGGCTTTGTTTTTAAAATCTTCATTTTCTAACAAAGTAATAGCATTGTTTCCGGCAACTAAACCTTCTTTTGCTTTCAAAGCCATAGCTTTAGAAAGTTCAGTTTTGGCATTCCATGAAAGAGCTAGCAATAAATCTTCATCCTCTACGTCCAAATTCAATTCATTCAATTGTTTAGCTGATTGTTTTTTGTGAGAAATCAAATTATTATACTCTTCTCTCTACTCGTTTATAAACTCGTCAATATCAGTATCTTTAGGAATAGAGCCATCTTTTGTTAAAACAGTAGTGTCCAAATTGTATTGCGTAGTTTTTCCATCAGATCCTTTTTGTTTTAACATATTACTAATTCTGTCTAACATATCAAGATAAGTGCCATTATTCACACCTTCCCTTATCTTTTTATAAAAATCAGAATTCCGGTTAATCTCGTCTTGTTGCATCAACGCTGTAGCAACATAATCTCCAACTCTTTTACTTTGAGTAATATCATTGAATGTTTTTCTAGCATTTAAAGCAGAACCGACCATACCTTGTGGACTAAAGAATGGCAATAGTGCACCACCCATCATCTCCTCAAATAGCTGTGCATCGTTTTCATATTCGTGGTTAATGTTAAAAGCAGCTCCTAAAGTTTTAGCTCTAAGCCACAAATTGTCTACAGTATCTTCAATCAATTGACCATCTATCAACGCATCATAAAATGATGAATTTGCATAATCGTCTGCATACTCATCGTTCATATACTTCTTATTAATTACATTTTGTGCACCTTCTTCTGACGCTTCCACTGCGCTACGCCATACAGAACCTGTTACAAAATCAAAAAGTTTGTCAGCTATTACTTTTTTTCTTAGGTTGGAGCCAAGATTTGCAACCTGTAATCCTTGTGCCATTCTGTTAGCCATTGCTTGTTTAAATGGACTACCTATGGTTTTATATGCAAATTTACCAACAGTTTTTGCAGTACCTGTTAGATATTTACCCAACGGTATAAAATAAGATAAATCGGATAGTACTTCTCCAAACCCAAGTGCATTATTCTGCTCATATATTCTTCTAGTTCCAAGATATGCTTCTTTAGCTATCTGATCAAATTCTGAAGAACCTGATATGATATCGCCATCTGCTAATGCCGCTTGTATTATTTCATTATCGTTTAAATAAGTAACGTCTACACCTTTTTTAGCTAATTGCTGCTTAGTATTATTTATCACAGGTTGTAGATCTACATTTCTCTTTTCAGCTAGTTGCTATACTTTTTCAGAATACCCATTAAATGCTTCCATGTGGGACTCATTCTCACGCGAGGTTATTCCGCCAAATAATTGAGCTGCGCCAATAGAAATTATACCACCTAATACAGCACCAGCTGCGGCTCCAACAGGTCCAGCAGCAGCTCCAATTGCTGCTCCTAATTTAGATCCTGCTACGAATCCTCCCCAACCTGCTAACATACTAGTAGTCTAATACAGGGCGCTAGTGTTGCTAGTGCCCATAGTTGATGGCATTTTATAGAAAAAATTACCCCATCCAGCGGTAGCATCATTACTCTTTCTTGTATAGTACTGACTTATATCATAGTTCTTATAGGACTAATTTAGTTCTTCTAAATCACCTAAATACTGTTTATAATTTTCGTCATATTGTTTTTGGTTATCATTTATGATACCTTGTAATTGGTCTCTATTAGGGTCTGCCTAATATGACCAACTACCATTCTTACGCATAGAATCCGTAATATTACTTATTTCATTCTGAATAATAGCTACTTGGTCTTTAGAATCAACTTGATCTAATTGATCATACAACTCTAACAGTTTCTAAGAATCATTAATGTTCTATTTATTAACTGTCATTTTATCCTGAGAAGTCTACATCTAACCTTTTTGTAAACTTCTATAATAATCTCTAGTTGCGTCCTAAGCCCAATCTATGAAATCATAATCTGCTGCCCAATCTGAGGTGTTCTTATTTTCATAGTAAGCCTTATCCAGAAATCCAATGCTGTTATTTCTGTATAATGACGGATTTTTTGTAGCGTTCTATAAATCTATGTATGACATATTTGTTATTAATTAAAATCCCATTCCGGGAATCCAGTTATTTATCTAATTCATTAACGCATCATCTTGCTGTATCTACATTTCTTTTGTATTTGTCGTACCAGTTTCTTTCTAATAGCTTCTATTTGTCATAATTTTATCAACATCACTATCACTAGTACCCAAAACCATCCTTACTGTAACGTATCCTTGTGACCATCTGGAATCTTCTCCAGCTCCCTCTGGAGCTCCCGATACAGTAAAACCATAGTCTTTTAAAGTATTTTTAGGATTTTCTATTCTCCACCAAGAGGTATAAGCGTTTTCTATATCTTTATAAGGTACATTCACACTAACAAGTAAACCTTTAGTATTGCCTTGTTCTATGTAGCCTTCTACCTTGTCGATAGCTACTTTACCAAAATCACCTTTGGCTATTCTTTCTTCTATATCAAAATTATCTTGACCCCAAGTATCTCTATCAAGATGCATATTTTTAATATCATTAATTTTGTGTCCAGCTTGTTCTACAAGGCTTGTAACATAAGGATTATCTAATACAATGCTTCTGGGAGATATTAATTTATTAGGATCTATAATATAACCTACTTCTTCATTTACTTTTTTATTAGATCCAAATAAGCTATTTAACATATTTTGATTTAAATTCGGTCCAACTGGTTGTGTAATTATTCTTAACCCATCTTCCCACATATCGTGTACTTTCTTTTCGTCGTACATATACTCTCCACCATCAACGTACATTCTAAAGTTACTAAAAGGATTTGCATTAGGATCTAATTGTAATGTTTTATTAAAAGCTTTTTGCATGGCTCTACCCTCTGCTTCTTTTATCATATTTTGATGCTATTCTTCATACTACTATATGGCAGAATTTATTTTATTTCTATCTTTATTACTAACTACAGGAGATTGTAGTGCAGCTTGAAACGCGACTTGATCTAATTCTTCAGAATCTTGGTGTCCTTTAGCAATAAGAGTTTGTTTAATTAGTTCTACAGCTTGTGCAAATTTAGGATTGCTGTTCATAATTTGATTAGTAAGATTGTCTATATTAATCTAGGATTCTTCTGTAAGTTTTTGATATTTCTGAAGGAAACTAGGATCTGATAGTTCGTCTCTACTATCGTTAGATAAAGTTCTATTGAATATGTTTTGACGATGCTTCAAGTACTATCCAGTTAGCATATCACTAAGTCCTAACACAGCACCAGAAGGCTTACCCTAACTACCTTTTCTAGCTTGTGCTAATCTTATAGCAGCTCTATTCTAATATTCAGCCATAGCATATGGATCTACTACAGGTTTCTTTCTAACATATTCTAATGCATCATTCATAGCTTGATTTCTAAAAGCATTCTCAGCCTCCTCTAAGGTCATACCATTTTTCATCATAGCTTTTATATGAGCTTCTGCTATAGGGGTATTGCGTATGGATGACCAATTGGTATCTACTTGTCTTATTACAGTATCTGCATCAACGCCAATCCAATTATATCCGCCTCTACTATACAAGAACGAATCTTGCAAGTTGTTTACATAAGGTTCTACCTGCTCTCTAATTGATTGATAACGAATAGGATTTAAATTATTCATTATTCCCTAATCCTTAGTATTCCAATTAGTTATATCAATATCATCCATGTCTCTATTATATCTGCCTTCCGCTTGTAATTTAGCTATATTCTATTCACGAAGTCTAAGATTTTCAGCAGATTGTTGATATTGACTCAATAAACTATAATCTAAATTATTTATAGTATTTTGCAATCTAGCACGGAAATCTGCATTTTTCATAACACTTGGATTAGCGGATGCTTCTTGTATTAATGGATCTAGAACTTTTATGGAAGCGTTATAATAATTCTAAGTATCTACACTAGAAGGTGAAACAAATTCTCCAAATTTTCTAATATTTGTTTCTAATTCTTTTTCTGCTTGTTTTCTTTGGTCTGCATAATCTTTACCTAATGCGTATAATTTTTCAAACGGTATTGGCACATATTGACTAATGTAACCATAAGAAGCAGGTTCATCGTATCTATTAACCATTTTTTACTCTATTTAATATTTTATTAACTCTGTTAAGTACATTATCTTCTGTACCATAATTAAGCATAGGTTGCAACATCTCCAAAGCTGCCATATCCATACTTGTTTGTTTTTTATCTCTCAATGAAGCTCCCCAATTGTTCAAAGCCGAAGCAAAATTCCTTCTATTTATATTTCTAGCATTTGCTTTATTCTGGGCGTATTCAGTGGCAGCAGTATGTCTAGCATCAGAATATTGCTGTCCCCACTGATTAGCTATTTGTGCATTATTGAATGCCATTTGATTTTCAGCATTGTTTTTAGTAGCATATGCGTTAGCTATAGCTTTATTTCTATTAACAGCTGACTATAAACCAAATGCCATATTAGCTCCAGTATTAGGATTGATATTAGCCATATTATATCTAGAAATTCTGTCACTCATAGTGATTTGTTCCAACAAAGGATCTATGTTATATTCAGTAGGACCGTATACAGGATTGTATGTATAAGTATCAACTTTTTCCGCACGTTCTCTATCAAATAGAGGAGCCAAAGTAGCTACTGTAGAATATAAAGAAGACATGTCTAGCCCATTACTTAATCCATTGTCTGTAGAAGGATTATATGTAAATGGTCTGCCAACATTAACCTTTGGTAAAATTTTATTCGGTTTAGAAGCCAATTCAGTTAAAGATGGACGGCTATTGCTAAAAGGTTGTATCGGTCCAGCGTTGACCTATTCTTGAACAGGTTGCTACGTACTTGTTTGTACCGCACCTTTTTTAGTACCAGTGGTACTACGAGATATAGTTTGTGGTACTGTAGTATCTTGAACTGCCACAGGAACTGAAGAACTAGAAGTATCAGTGCCTATTATACCTACAGCAGGTGTATTAAATTCAGGATTGAAAGAAGTAAACAGTTCACCAGCAGTAAGATTACCATAATTACCATTCATGTACATATTTCCTATAAAGTAAGGATTGTTTGGATCAGATAATCTGCCTACTCTTCTACTCTAAGTATTAGAAGGATATCTTCCTGCTCCAGCCGGACCTATAATTCTAGGATCACCTTGAGTAAATATGTCTCTAAACAAATTCCAATCAACCCCATCTCTCGCATCTTTAGGATTTATTGTATTCTAGTTAACAGGTACAGCTTCATTGTTCCCAATAACTTTGTACTGCTTTCCTTTATATTCAAAAGTATCACCTATTTGATATTTAGTTCCAGCTAATTCAAAAGCGTGGTCATTAAATATAGTTGGAGTATTCGCTTTACCTTGTTTAGCTGGTAATCGTAGAAAGTCACGTTTCTTTGCTCTAAGTGTATTCTTAGGAACAGTATTCTGTTCTACGGAAGATTGTTGTTCAGCTTGTTCAGCTTGTTCAGAATTATCGTAATTTTGAACCCACATAGAATCAGGCAGAAGATCATTACGAACGTTGTTCATTTCAACAAAGCCACCAGTATTAGGATCAATATAACCAAAACCTCCCAACATAGGATCGTATATATATTTTAGTTTTACTTTCTTTCTACCAGATACACCAGGGGTACCTTCTTCATATGCAGGTATCTCTTGTTTCTTACCTGTCTTTTTATTCTTTAAAGACTCCTGCTATTCTAGTAAACTCTAATAAGCTAATTGATTGTTTCTTTCATTAAGCATTTGACTATTCTCTGCGTAAATGCCATTAACTTTCTTATTACTCTTTTTCATTAATTTCTTACCCATTTCGGCAAAAGTTTTATTTGTTCCTGGAACTTTTAATTTATCACTTAACACTTGAGTTCCAACAGGTACGTTTAATAAATTAGAATCTGTGGGCTTACCTTCTTCTGGTATAGATACTATAGTTCCATCGGGTGTTCGTAACATCTCACCATCATCTAAGTAAGCCATAGTAGATGGTACTACTCCACCTTTAGATAAACTTAATTCATTATATCCATTTTCTTGGTAGTAATCAGCTGCTACTTGTTCAGACATTTGTCTAGCTTGAATACCATTTTTAATTCTACCAGCCTTATTACGTATATAACTTTTACTATGACCAAATAGACCAGCTATTCCTGATGGCAATTCATACTCACCAGTCTGTTCATTAACAGATCCACCAGAACCTATACTTGAAGTAATACCGCCAATAGCTCCACCTATTACTGCTCCCCAAGGTCCACCAATAGAAGCACCCATTGCAGCTCCAGATCCTATTCCACCTATTACACCAGCTGCTGTAGGTTTCTATCCACTAGTAGCGTTACCTATCATACTACCTATAGCTCCAACTCCTTGTGTAACTACATTTGCTTTATCTACTCCACTCATGTTTCCCCAATTTGAAATAGCATCAGCGCCGAAAGCATATTGAGGAACTCTTTTTAATTTCTTATTTTTCATATTATAACATTGAATATCTATAAGTTGTTTTAATATACGGAAGCTTAAATTCTTTATTATCGTTGCAATCAAAAGTATAATTGCAAATCAAATATTTTCCTCTCATTCTTCCAGCGTAAGACATATTAGTCTATTGTTGTAAATCTGGTTTATCTTGTTTTTCTCTACTTATTGCAAATCTGTAATTATCCTCTCTAACTTCTATCTGATTATAATCTATTGGTTCAGTAACTTGTGTCTTAGTTTCAAAATGTATATCAGTTATTAAAGTAGGTTTTTCCTCATCTCCAACATCTTCAAATTCAGCTGAAAACCATTGATTATCAAATACCTTTGTGTATGCAATATCTTTATTCACTACAAATCTTATATAAGATATACGTTCTTCTTTCTCTTTACTATCATCTACATAATACATATTATGCAAGTAATAACAATTATTATCTTTGATAGTAATTAATCTAGTAGAGAATGGGAAGAACCAGTTTGGATTGTGAGTATAGAAAGAAGTAAATACATTTAATTGTTCATTAAATATTAAACATCTGTCATATATTCTAAACCACACTTCATTATATTTCTTATCATAAAATGATACTGGATTTCTTCTAGCTGAATCTGGTAATCTATTTAAATATGTCTATACTTGTTTTACCTTAGATAATTCATTGAATCCGTTACCTAGCGAACATATTACATTTTTATCAAAATCGTGCCAATATAAAGTTGTTTCTGAATTAGTAATACTTTTATCATTTATAATACTACTACCATTTTGTGTAACTAAGTAATCATATCTTGTTAATATTCCACCTGTACCTAATACTAGTTCTCCAGCATTATTATCATTAATTAATGATCGGTCATTAACAGAAGCTATACCCACAGAACTATCCTAAAAGAAATACAATCTGTTTTTAAACACTTTTAAATTAGTAACAGGTCCATATGTACTATCTGTATCTAAATAATTAGCAAATTTAAATTTAGTCCAACTATCTGTCTATTCGTTAATAGACTTTACTTCAGAACACGTAATACGATTCATACTCTTTACGTTATCTTCAGCGTATATAGAACTTTGAATATAACCTTTAGCGGTATTAGTACTAGAATATGCTGAATTATATGTATACATAGGTTTTCCTTGAGTATAGTTTGTATTTAGTGCACCAGGTTCTGTTAAAAAATATATATTAGCCTCTCCAGTTTGAGCATTGCCAGTAGATACTGTTGTATCTTGAGAAAAATGTTCATCGTTTCTATAATGTAGATTTATACTAGATTCTAAAGGTATATAAGCTGCAACAAATCTCTTGAAACCGTTTCTATCATCTGGATCATTTCTAGTAAATAACAAAGTGTGCACATAATCTAATACACCCAAATATGTATCACCACCAAAACACATTGCTGTATCATATCCTTCCCAAGATGTTTTAACATAAGTGTTAGTACTATAATAAGTAGAATAACTCCTACTTATAAATGTGTTACCACCATACTGAGTAGCACTCTTCTTTATATTAACAAAAAGCACAGAATTATATCTAAACTTTCTTAACATTGGTGTTGTACGTATACCTGTAAAACCACCAGAATATACATCTGGAGCACTAATAGCTAAACATACCCCATGTGGTCCAAGAGCTTCATTAGAACCAATACTATAATTGATAAACCCAAATCTATCTATATAGTTTACTATCTATTTAGCATCAAAAGCTTCTTGATAAGGAGAAATATTAGTTGGTTTAGTAACATCTTTTATAGGAAAAGATTGACGCAAATTAGAATTGTCTTTATGAGCATAGTTCTTACCAAACATCTAATAATATTTACATACCCCTCCACTAAGTCTGCCGTCATTCTACTCAAACCCGTCAAATACTCCAGATTCTAATTTAATAGCTGGTCGATCTCCATCATAATCCGATCCTTCTACTACACCACCAAATGAATTTTCAGTCTAATTGTTATCATTTCTACCTAACACTTTTGTGAAAGGTATTCCTAGTCTGTGATGTTTATATCTATTATCATCACAATATGTAGCGGAATGAGCACAATATAATGGAACTATATTCATATTACTAGTAACAATAGAATCTGAATTTTCTTTATTAAAACATATATCAGCTGTTACTAAATCAAATATACCGTTAACGTCCATTGGGTTTATAGCTTGAGTATCTTGCTATACCATTTTGTTATCATATATATGATATATTCCTTGTGCAAACGGTGATACGGTAGTGTCTGTAAATGTTGGCATAATAGTAGGTCTTCTATCTATGCTACCAATAGAATATTCAGCTCTATAATCTTCAGTATTATTCTACCACCCATTGAATCTAACAGTTTTGTTTAGTAATCCCTAAGTAACTACAGTTCTATCTGCCAATGTTCTATCGCATCTTACTATTTCATAAGCTACTACATCTGTAGGAAGATTCTATACATAAAATACTATACCTAACGGATGAGATATTAATTCATAATTACCAGTTCCATCAACTGTATCAGCAAAAGTAAATGGTTCATATCCTTCAATATCACCAGATGGAAATCTAATATCTCCGATCCAATGTACAGGAGATGGTATATTTTTCTAATTATAAAATACTATTCCAAATCTATATACTTCGTCTCTCTAATACCCTAAAAAATTAGATACGTAAAATGGATCGCTATAATTTCTTATTCTAGATGTATTATCATTATTATAGATATATACAGTTTGACCGTTCTCTGGACATTTTAACTTAATAGTAGCGTCTACTCTTTTAGATGCAGATAATTCCATATTATAAGCTAATAATTTATTACCTTCTTCATCTACAGATGGAGTATTGTCAGATTCTATTAAGTCTGTAGTAACAAATCTATAACTTATATTTACTCCTTTGCCACCTCTAACGGTTCTACTATCATCATATCCGTAAGCATATTCTTCAGTTTCATTATTTGGATATACTATTTGACTATTCATAGGGTTAATACAGTCGTGTTCTTCTGGTATAATAAAGTCGTTGCCTTGACCCAATAACTAATCAAACGTTAAAGTTAAAGAATTTTCAGTTATACTAGAATTTAGCTATATTGTTCCATTTTTATTGCACCTATATGCCCTAGCATCGTAAGCTACATCCCATGTTATTTCTTGTAAGTTTGAAGCAAATAATCTATTATTCATTTTAGCTATACTCTTAGCATTAAATTCAAACGGAATTATATTGTTAAACTCTTCAATGGATAACTCATTAATATAATTCTTACCTATATCATTATATGTAAAAGTAATGGTAGGATTGTCAGATTTGGGCAAATCTAATTCATTTATAATGTATATTTTTGGTACTTGATTTTTATTAGTGTACTGTATTCCAATTATTCTAATTCTTTCAAATCTACCGTCATTAAATAATGTAGCTGACAATAGACACCCTTTGTCTGTACTTTCGTCTTTATTGTTTCCATTAAAGTTTTTAGATGAATTAGTGTTACTAGAAGATACAGGTATCATAGAACTTAGTGATGAAGTTGTAGTTTCACCGCCATGCACATTGAATAGCTAATAACAATACTGTACCATACCTGCTGGCAAATTACCAGAAGTCCATTCAATAAACTTAAATGGGGCAATAGTAGAACTTGGTAACAGATCAAAGTATGTACTATCTGTTATAGGACTAGTCTTACTAGTATTATATTTTTTCTATATATTAATACATTTAATAGAAGTATTACCATCAGATATGTATACTTTACTAACATTATTAGATTCAAAGTTAGTAACAATAGATACGTTATCGGTTATATTTAACTAAGCCGATACGATTAGTGTCCAAGTTGGGCTAATGCTATCAAAATCAGTTACTATCCAGAGATTGTTGATTCTATTTTGTTCATATAACTCCTTAGTAAATACAACCCCACACTCTTCTACTCTTTCTTTATCTACATTATACCATCTACTAACAGCAGTACCAAGTATATTTTCAGAGATTTCTAAACCTCCTAAATACTGTCTAATGTCTTCTATATTCTATAGAATTCCAGTAGTTCCAGCATTATCTGTTAACAATCTAACATTCTATGCCCATCTATACTACTTATCAGATAACATAGTAATATCGCTATCCAAATTCATTCCTTCAAGAAATGTATTTACTTGGCTATTTATCTCCATAATCTATTATAATTGTAATTCTAATTATAAATTTCTTGTCTATCACCAGTAGTACTAAAGAAAGTACGTTCTTCATCTATTTCTGGAACTAATGTATTCCATGTGTACTTGATATTAGTTAGTTGATCCTGGTTCGGCATTAATGATTCTGCATAAGCTTGCTTTCTATAAAAATTATAAGAGTTCTTGGCATCTAACCATAACTATCTATGTACATCTCCTCTTATATATTTAATATAAAGTATTTTCTATGCACAGTACCAGAAACAAGCTTCAAAGTAAGACTATACATCAGGTATCATAGGCATGCCATCCTCGTCAGTATAGATAGCGTGATATGAGATTTTTGCATATCCTTCTGGAACATTTGTGATGAGATATCCTGGTTTGACATCATATTGTGGCGTATAACTGAAATTAGTACCATTAAAACTAGTGTGCTGTAATCTACCATTTTTGCTACAAACTGTATAATTATTAATTAATGCGCTAAGCGTCTATCTAGTATTAGTATCTTTATTAAGTATTTCTAATGCGTCTTTATCTTTAGTAATATTGTGAAGGTTCTTTACTAATGGTATTAATACATCATCGTGTATAATCATATTACAACAATCACAGTTATCTTTCTTATCATATACACTGAATGTACCCGTACTCTTCTTCATAGGTATCCAACCACCACAATCACATGTAGAGTAAGCTACGCTATTTAATCTTTCTAAGTCACATGGTAACTTAGCCTAATAACCATTGATAGGTATTACTTCTACTTTATGATCTAATTGATTAACAGAACCTATATTCATTAAACTCTCGCCTATCCATTGTTTGATGTCTGTAATAGGTATTTCAGTTTCATTTAAACCTAAGTCCGCAATTACTTTAGCAATCACGGCTTTACTACTTGTCATTTTGTAAATCATATTTCTTCGTAATCGTGAACTTTATTTTTAATTATGCTAGCCAAATTTCTCTTATTAGCTCTACTTAATTGTATCTAGTATTTACTTTTATTTTTAACTAGTAAATCCTATTTATCCCAATATAGCCTATACTTATATCCATTAGAGTGTTCGTTTAGTAAGTAAATTAACTTTCCATATTCTTTAGTAGCCTAATAATCAATTCTAAGACTTCTACTATCTAAGTGTTTTGGTTGCTTTTTGATTATTTGTAAACTACCCATTCTATATGGTAATTTTACTCTTTTACTTTCTTCTATTATCTAATCTCTCAGATATTGAAAGTATTCTGTTATTATTTTTCTGTATGTAGTATAATCAATATCGTAAACAGTATCTGGTTCAATACTTTCTAAATAAGAATTATAAAACGATGGAATAGTATAGGAGGCGGTTTTAAATGCTGATTTATTCAATTCATTCATCGTCTTATACTTCTATTAATATTCTAATTCATTACATTCTAAGTATCATCTTTACTATCATTAGTAGTATCAGATACTTGCTATCTCATAGTTAAGAAATCCTTAGTAAAGATTAACTACTTAACTGTACCCCACATATAAGCTGGTAAAGGATATTCATCCTTATCTGGATCATAGCATAGTTTGTCTTCAGTAGGATCTTCAGCAATTATTTCTACATCAATATATTCTAGTTGGTTAGCATCACCTTCTACATATATTCTATTACCTTTAACATATGCAATATAATCTTTACAGGTATACTTTCTATATTTCTAGAATTTCATCTTAGTTTCAGAACCTAATTGAATAATATTACCATAGGCATCTTTTACTGTTATTACTGAAGTAGTAAGTTTAGTACCAAGTAAAGTCGGTAATTCTTTATCTCCTTGGTATTCTGCATGACCTGGATCTTCTTCTATTTTATCCAAATGCATGCGTATAGTCTAATAGAAGATCTAGTCTAATTGCTCTCCCTTATCTAACTTCTGTTTTAATAGGTAAGCTCGATATGTTTTAATCCACAATTCTATCTAGTATCTACTGAGCTTTTCACTCTCAGTAATCTAGTTGTTTCTAGCTTCTAATAGAATATCATCAATGAGCTCATTTAATGTCATATCTATATATTTAAATTATAATTATAATAGTCATAAAACGCATTTTAAGACTTACTGTAAATTTTTATAGTATCTTAGATACACTCCTTAACAGAAACTAATAGCCTTTCTTAAAAAGCTTTATAATAATTTTCCGAGCGAAGCGAAGGAACTCTGAGCGAAGCGAGGAAATATTATTAACACATATAAATAACAAAAGCTCGTCCACTATACAGTGAGCGAGCCTCGTAGAGGTGAGCGAACGTTGTGAGCGTTGCCGAGTATTATTTCATTGGAGCTGGTACATTAGGCATAGGTGGCATTGGTGGTTTTGGGAACCCTCCCATAAACATCTTCTTAGCATCTTCTATCATCTTCCTAATATCAGCAACATCATTTTTTAAATCATTTATTTCTTTACTATTGTCAATAGTATTTGTTATTATAGGAGCTTCTACCTGTGCTTCTAGTTGATCTAAAATGTCTTTACACTTCTCCATTTCTTCATCATACTTACTTGCTGCTTCTTTTTTAGCTTTGAACTCATTATAGTTCTATCTAACCATATTAGCTATTTCTTCTTTATTGGTAGCAACAGTAAGTCCTATAGAAGTATCATTAATTATTGAACGTTCAGCTGGCACTGATAGTTTCTTAGATTCTCCATTACAGCTAATAAACACATCAACTAGTTTACGTCTGCTCTATCCTGGTATTGGAAACTAACCCTGAGGTAAAGCTTCATCATAAGGATTTGAAACCTAAGTAATAGAACCAAGACTATAAACAGTAGTCTTTTTAAACGTTCCTAGAACTTCTAATACGTGTACGTGATCTCCTATTTTTAATTGACTAAATAACATAATTGAATTGGTTTTAGTAGGGCTACCTTTTACAGTAGCCCTGTATTAATTTTATGCTGTAGTAGTAGGTATATGATTGACCACTTGGAAAATACCTTCGCATTTATTAAAATATACTAGTAATCTATTACCATTTACTACATCAGCAGATGTTAACTAAACTCCAGTACTGCCAATCAATGGAATACCAGTTGTGGTAACAGTAGTATTTTGAGTGCTATTAGGATTAATAGAAACTACAAAAGTTTCTGAACCAGTAGCTGGAACTTGTGAGATTCGCAGGATCATTAACCCTTCATTGCAAAGTTGTTTCCAACGCCAAGGGCAAATATTATATATAACTGCTGAACCAGTTGTATCTGTAGTTACAGATATAGTACGCAGTGAAGGAACTCCGTTACGATTTAATCTAGTTACTGGAAATCTACTAGATAACATTCTAGGAGTCCATTGCGAATAGGGTAAAAAATATGGATTCATAATTCAATGTATTATTAGTTTAACAATCAGCAACCACAGCTGTTGCATCCACCTTCGTATCCATAAGGATAACCGTATCCGTAACTATTCAAACCACCGTTACATCCGAATGGGTTACAAGTTAAGTAAGCAGGTACTGGACAAGGACGCAACTGATTAACTAAGTTTTGAGTCTATTGCTGAGTAAGAGCAGATAATTGGTATCCTTGTTTTTCATCTCGCAATGTGTCAATCTTATTCTGCATTTCACGCATTTCCAGCTGACAGAATTTATCATTGATCATCTGAGTCTGTGCATCTATCTTAGCGCCAATTACATTAAATTTGTTAGCATTATCTGTTAGTAAGTTATTGAATCCACTAGTAATTGCATTCTACAAAGTATTAGTTTGCTGACAGATAGACAGTCTATTGTCTGCATTCATTTGAGTCAAGTTCAAATTAACAGAGTCAATTGAACGTTGAGTCTGGCAGCAGCAGTTAGCCAATTGAGAAGCTAAGTTAGCATTACCAGAAGTAATAGCATTAATTACTTCACAGCTAGCTAATTTAGTATCACAAGCAATCTGACTTACGCTAGTATTAATAGTATTCAAAGCTGTCTGTACAGCATTAATATCACAATTTAAAGTATTAGACAAAGAACTGATAGCATCTTTGTTACCTTGAATAGCCTGCATTAACAGACTTGTGTTAGTATCGGTATTCAACTGAGAAGCAAGACGACTAGCATCATCACTACCTCTACCAAAACCGTTACCTCCAAAACCACCCCAGCAGAAGAAGATTAGGATGATCCAAATCCACCACCAACCGCCGTTTCCACCGAAACCGCCGTTGTTCATCATAGCCATAAGAGCAGCAGGGTCCATATTACCTTTGTTTGCATTCTGCAAAAGTGCAGCTACACCTGGATCTATACCAGCGCTTTGTACTAAAATTTTTTCAGGTTCGTACATAGTTCTCATAAATTTTGATTAAATTAATATCTTGATATTCTTCTTTCATACATAGGTTCATATCTATGCATTCTTTCCTCTTCACGTTCACGATCTAAATATTCATCGTCTTCGTCATAGTCATAACCGTAGCGAGTCATTCTTCCTCCTCTACCTCTTCCACGTCCTCTACCACCACGAGCATAACGATACTCATGTTCTTCATCTTCATCGTCTTCAAGCATTAACATCGTCTTAGCTTCTTTGCGCAATTTATCACACATAATATAGCAATAGTAATACCACATCTTTCCTTCTTCTATATCTTTGTCATTCAACCAGGCTTTTGCTAGTTCTACAAAGTATTTAATGTGATCACTGCTTGTCATAGTAACAACTGCACGATAATAGTCGGAACGTATCATATTGAGAGCAACGTACCAATCATACTTGTTGTATTTCTCACCTTTCAGATTGATTCCGTACTGGTTAGCGATTGAAGTAGTTTCTTCTAAACTCCAATGTTCTCCACGAGAGCCATCTTCGTTTTCCATCTTAGAGACTGCTTTTAGTGCACATTCTTCATTGAAGTGTGGACCATACATAGCCTCATGACGCTCTATTTTCAGTCTTTCTCTCATTGCATTAATTGATTTAATTATTCGACTTATAAAGTTCATTTTGATAAATCTATTATTCTAGTATTTTCTACATTGATTAACTTGTTACTGTTATCAATTTGGTACTTATAAATAGTTCGTTTTTTAAAATCAAAGTGAAGGAGTCGCTAGAACCAATTCTTATAATTACGCTTATATTCTTTTTTAGTATGAATAAATAGTGATTGTGTATTGCGAATGTCGATACTATGTGTTAGGAGCGTATCTCTTTTATTTATTATGATTGATGTCAAATTGTTTGGTTTGATTTCCACTTTAAAGTCAGTTGATCTAACTACTACTGTAGTATCATGTACTACTTTCTACTCCTATATCTGTACCTATTTCAACTCCTTCTCTTTGATCTTTAATTTCTTTACTGTAGCATGTACTTCTTGTATCAAGCTATCTTTGGTTTCTTTAAATTCATCTAGAGTAAGCTATAGAACTCTATTATCATTCTTCTACTATGTTGCTAGCTATTCATAGTAAAGATAGTTATTAGTTACTCTATCTATTTCTCTATTCTTCTTATCTAGCTAGTTATTCTAATAAAAACAAATGGCAGCGAGAATCATAATGATAATCACTGCCATTGCTTTGTAATTCCTTTTAAACCAACCGATAATGTTACTTATTAATCTTTTTGCTAGACTTATCAGTATTGGTATCATTTGTAATAGTATTTTGTTCTTCTAAGATGTCTGTTATATCTACATCTAAATATTTTTCTGCCTTAGACTTTATTATCTTTGTAAACAGTTTTGTTATTAGTGAATTAGGTTTTAATGCTTTCCTAGACTCTAATAATGAAATTATTTCTGCAACACATATAGCACCTGCTGCAACTTTAGCTAGCACCAGATCCGCATATGTCATAAATATAAACTTATCTAAAAAAGTAAAACCAGCTATCATTATAGCTGCAAACCCTAACTTCTCTAGAGTATTCCAGAACTTACCAGATTCAAAATGTTTAGATCCGGTAAACTTTTTGCAAACTTTATAACCATAGATTAAGTCTAATATTATGAATAAGAACGTAACTCCTATCAAAGGCACTGATGGGGCTAGTATAGTTGCAAGTCCACCTAACCAACCTATTATAGATTGGTATCCGTTAGCAAATATACGTTTTACGAGGTTCATTATCTATTCACTTCTGCTTAACACGTTACTTAAGTTTTATCTGAAATAAAAATGCTAGTCGGTATGATTACTGCTAGCATATGTTAAAGTCTCTGCAATTATATAACTATAACGTACTCATTATTCGTATGTTCTATTTCCTTTACGTATATCCAGGTAATCTAATAGCTCTTTATGTTTAATAGTTTTAGTAAGTAAAGAATAACAGTTAGCATGTTTAAACCATCCTATATAGCTAGCCATTTTTCTTTTATAATATTTATAGTTAGTACTTCTTTTATTCAGTTTAGCATTCTTCTTACAGTATCTTTTCTTCAATGCTTTTCTAACTAAAGTAAAATTATGATATATTTTATATCCCACAAAATCTATACTTCTACTTTCTACTGGGAATACCTGATAATTATTCTTTAACTATAGTTTTAAATTATCTTTTAGATACTACTTTATATCTCTAAGTAATGTCTACAAAGACTCTTTATCTTTATAAAGTATTACTATATCATCTGCATATCTATAATAATACTTTATGTTTTTATCTTCTTTAACCCAGTGATCAAAGTAAGATAGATATAGATTAGCAAAGAACTAAGATAAGTAATTACCAATAGGCACTCCATCTGATGAATCTATTATTTCATCTAACAACTATAACAGTTCTCTATCTGATACCTTTATTCTAATTATCTATTTTAATATATCGTGATCTACTGAAGGATAAAACTTTCTAATATCTATTTTAAGACAGTATTTAGTATTCTTTCTATCTTTCAGATCATGCTATATCTACTTAAGAACTTTGTGAATTCCTCTTTTCTTAATACAGCTATAAGTCTAAGGTATCATCTAATTGATCCACAAAGGTTCCATTATGTTCATAATAGCGTGATGTACTATACGATCTGGAAAGTAAGGTAGTTTAAATATTATTCTTTCTTTAGGTTCATATAACTTAAAAGTAAAATATTCAGAAGTTTTATAAGTATGATTGATTAACATATCATGTATCTACTTACAAAATCTTTCTATATCTGCATCTACTTTCTTTACATCGTTTCTATGAGTTTTATTCTTTCTAGCATTATGATGAGCTAGCTTTATATTATCTAAATCTGTTATCTTCTAATATAAATTCTTAAATTTCTTCATAGTCTGAAATTACAAAGAGCTTTCGATATTTCACTACTAACCCTTAATAAATTATTTATATTTTTTACCAAGTGGTAAGGTCCTTCTCAGTAGTTGGCTATTATATGATAAACTGAAAATATTATGATACGCAATTTCATTGAACTGATATTAGCATTGGAATTACTAACCTCATTATTGGAATTAAGATTGAATAGACCTGCTTTGCTGCTATTGTCAGAGTTACTACTTTTTTACTTAAAACTAATAATGCATACTCGTTCTAATTCTAGAGAAGCAACCTGTGGGTATTACTTAACTATACCGTATTGCATAATTAAGTCATTACTCCGCCCACGGGAGATATGTTAATCGAGAACCGATATTAGCATAGGAATTACCAACCTCATTACCGGAATTAAGATAGAACAGACCCGCTCTGCCGCCATCGTCAGAGCTACCACCTATTAACAAACAATGTAATGAACCATCCGTATTATCCCAATTATAGTCACACCAGTATGTTGTTTCTGAACCATTGTTGCAAGATAAAGCGAAAAAGTCACACGTAGACGTAGTTACTATTTTTGTTTTGTATCCAGTAACTACAGCATTTGCTGCTATATTTTTATAGTACGGATTATTATTCGAGATAGAATCACCGAAATGATCTGGAGAATCGCACTTATACCAAAATCTAGCGCTGTAACCAGAAATATATACACTAATAACATCGTCAGTGTGTTTCCACACATGCCCAAATGGATTCTCTATTCCTCTATATCTATTACACTTTCTTGTAGTAGTTGTAGTATTAGAGCCAGATGAATCTGTCTATTGTATAGTTACTGTAACTTCACCAGAACCACTACCTAAACTATCAGAACTTCCAGTAGGAATAAACGAGTAAGTTGTAGTTCCGTTGATAGTTACTGTACCTGTAGTACAACCAGAACCTAATCCACCTTGTCTAAATCCTTCAACTGTTAATGCAGTATTAACTGCTTTTTGACTATTTCTGGTAGCATATTCTACTAAGAACAAATGACATATGGCTCTATGTTCATTATATGTATATATATTCCATGAATTTCCTAAACCATTAGCTCTTGCTTTTGGTCTTACAGTAGATCTTGTGAAATTAACACTAGGTATTTTATTTTTAGAAGATCTATAATAATTTCCATCAATATAACCTTCATATGCAGACACATAAGCTTCTTTATGGTGATGCCATCCTGGTTTGGCATGTGGACATATTTTTAAATTATGTGTTTCAGTAGATTCTATATAATCATCTATCCACCAAAATTCAGGTATTTTAATCATTACATTTATGTTATTATCTTCTAGCAAATCTACATCTCTCCATCCTCCAGCAGAATAATTTTCACATTTAGTCCAACTATCGTTTAGCTTTAACATTCTATATAAAGGATTTCCGTCTTTAAAATAAAGATATCCTTTCATCATACTCTATATAGGTAATGATCTATGCATATCCATATTACCAATACGGGTACAATCTGGATTAGATGATGTCTCTGACCAAGATACACCGTACCAATCTGGAGCATCTAGTGTTTTAATATTACCTAATACAAAATTACTTGGTCTCTATGTAGTAGCTGGGCTACTTAATATGTCATCAGCATTAGTAGAAGCATATTTACATACTATATTAGTGCTTGCCCCCCACTAATTACCAGTTCTAATCCATATTTCTACTTTATCAGAAGTAATAACATATCCAGCTATAAACGTAGCAATAGAAATAGTATCCACACTATTCAAAATACGCAATTCTACATTTTCCGTAACTCTGGTAGAAGCAGTCAATGTTGCATAATAAGCATATTTTTCACCAACATCAGTTCCACCAACTATTTCAAATACTACTCTTTTATCCTATGTTGTTATCTAACTAGTTAATGGTAGAGTGCAAAGTTTAATCCAATTTTCGGCATTGGATTGATTTACACTATTTATAGAGCGCTTAATAGATACGCTATCAGTATTAAAATTTGAAACTCCATAACCATCTACCATATCTGCATTCAGGTTGGTACATAGAGTAGTAGAAGATACTCGTATAGGTGCAGTACCTGTAGCTACGGTAGATTTGAAATACCCGGGAATACTAACATTACCTGATGTATCTAATTTTAATTGCACATCAGAAGCACCTTGTTTTTGTAATAGCAACCCATCAGTACCTTTTGTAGTAACATCCCAATAGTTATCACCACTTTTTAATCTCAACACCGCATATCTACTAGATGGTACAGAAATAGTATTATATAAATTAATTTCAGATGTAGTTTCAATGAAAAGACTTCCTGTCATAGTATCACCAGCTTTCTTTACATAAGTAGTAGTAGGATCTACACCTAATGCACTAGTTACATTAGCCTTAGTTATACTAATAGTACCGCCATTTGCTAATGTTATATTACTACCTATCTTAACACCACCTAATGCACTAGCTGTAGCAGCAGGTAATACATACTTATTAGCTTCAGCTTCAATAGCAGCTAATTTATTCTTTTCAGGAGTAGTATAATCATTAGTACTAAGACCTTTACCTTCAACTTTATCTACTTTTTGAGTCTACAGTTGAGTAATATTACTATTCAATGTCTCTTCTACACCAGTAGCTCTTTCTACTTCATTTGCTATAGCTGTAGCATTAGCAGACTCAGCACCTTTAGCTCTAGTTACTTCACTAGCTAAATCACTAGTTAGTTTCTATTCTGCTTTCTCTGCTCTAGTCTATTCAGCTGTTACAGTTGTATCTGTATATGACTTAGCCTGTTTAATAGCATTAGCTATAGAACCAGTAGTAGATTCATTACCATTAATAATAGTAAGTTTATCTTCATTTACTTTTACTCTATTAGATAATGAAGATACATTGTTATTAATAGTAGTATCAGCTTGAGTTCTATCAAGTATCTCTTGAGCTAAATCATCAGCTACTTCTTGAATACTACCTTCAATAGCAGTAGTATCAAATGAACCTGATAAAGCATCCCAACCATCTTCAGTCCATACTACATTAGTACCAGCATCATAGTGTTTACCACCTAAGTTAAACGCATTAGTAATATTATATACATCACCGACTACATTGTTGTCTTTAGGTAGAGTTTCAAACGTACTAGATCCTTTTACTTTATAAGCACCAGATAATTTAGCATCTACTTGTGCCTTAGTATAAGTATTAGACTTGTCTGCTTTTAATGCTAATGCTGCATTAGTTGCAGTAGTATGATCAGTAATCTTACCGTCGAGCTCTTCTTCTTTAGCTTTCGCCCTATTAGTTTCTACTAAGATAGCTGCATTTCTATCACTAACTTCTGTAGCAATAGCTTCTTTTCTATCTTGTACTTCTTTGTTTATAGCATTAGTATGTTGAGTATCTACTTGAGTAGATCTATTAATTTCATTCTGTAAGTTAGTACCAATAGTCTATTCAGCAGATTGAGCTCTATTCTTCTCAGTAGCTATATCATTGCCTAATTTAGTTTCAGCAGCACGAGCAGTAGCAGCTTCTTTATCTATATTACTTTGTAAAGTAGCTAAAGACTATTCTAATGAATCTGAATCAATAGCAATACTAATCACATTATCTTCACTAATACTAACGTCTTTACCTGGTTTTAACTTATTAATTAAGTCATTATAATCACCAGATGTAGCTACTGGTTTAAAATCTGGTTTGTTAGTAATATTATCCCATTGTACAGCTAGATCACCAGATGCACTAATAACATTAGTTTCTTGATCAATTTCAATGTTTAAACCTGCAATGAGTTTTTTCTAATACTTTGCACGTATATCAGCAAAGGTATCAATCATCTCAGTATGAAGTTCCTATAACTGATGCTGCTTAACAAAGTCTAAGAAATCTTTAGATGTAATGATACCAGCAGAACTTGTAGAGGCTACTGGTATTGAAACAGTTTTATTACTTCCATCATACTTAAACATTACCATAGTAATGCCATTAGGATTAGAAGTATTAAATTGTATATCCTTTATTACATCTTTTACTTCTTCATCATCTACTTTACTATCTACATCTCCAACATCTGCTTTATTATTAAGTAGATTATTTATCTATGTTTTAGTATAGTAGTTGTTAAGGTCAGGTGTACCACCAGAGGCAGCCAGCCTTACCCATTCGGTTCCATTGAAATATTTAATGCTACCACCGTAAGGATTATCAGATAAGTCAACCCAATAGTCTATTTCTTCTGGATTAGGTTGAACAGATGTTGCAAAAAATATTATCCTATTTGTTACCATATGTATTTGTTATATTAAGCTGCTGGAGTTTCTAATGCAGCAACTCTTGTAGTTAATGCGTCAATTAAATCTTTTAAAGCTTTACCTTGTGCAGCAGCTAAAGCTTCTGTAGTACTAGTACTCGTTAAAGTATTATTTATAGTTACTTTAGTATCTGCTGTAGGAGGTGTATATCCTAATGCACTAGTCACATTAGCTTTACTAAGACTAATTGTACCATTACTATAAGAAATATTTGCTCCTACCTTTACTCCACCAATAATTTCAGCTGTAGCTGTTGGTAAAACATATTTATTTGCTTGTGCAGCAATACCATCTAGTTTAGTTTTATATGCATTAGTAAAGTCATTACTAGATAGTTCTTTTCCTTCTACTTTATCTACTTTACCTGATTCAAGTGCAGCAATTCTAGCACTCTGATCGTTATCTGTATCATCGTTTAAAGGTAACCATTTACTACCTCCGGCGTAATACTTAATTACATTACCTTTTGGATCTGCTGATAAATCAACCCAATACTCGAATTCTTTAGGATTTGGAGCTATATAGCTTCTTGTTATTCTTGTCATATACGTATATTTTAATTATTAATTCTAATGTAATGCAAATTGCACTAAATTTTTACATCCGTTAGGATCACAATATTGTATTACTGGTCTAGCTACTCTCACTGCACCAGTATTATTAGTGTCAAATACTACACTAATATTATCTGTATTTACTATAGGATGTATCCAATCTTGACCACCAACAAAAGATAATCTACCTAATGTTCTGTTAATAGGTATGTTAATTACCTCACCCTCTTTAGTTATACGATGAGGAGTCATATTATACGCATTAGCTAGTTCTGGTATGATGCTGATAGCCGAACTATCCTAATACATAATACTATAAAATATTGTTTCTTTATTCATATTATTATAACGCATTTTAAGGCGTTTTAAGCCATTTTCTTTATTAAATGATGCATTTATAAGGAAGGAGAGTTAAAAGACCATTTAAAGCCTCTTGCGTAGCAATTATTATGATTACAGCTAAGATATATTCCACTACTGTGCTTTAAACCCATTTCTTTAGTAGCTTCTTTTACAGATTCATATTCTTTAATGAATGCCCCATCTTTTGTATATTGATATACTTTCCTTCTATTTTTAGGATTTGCATTAAACGTTTCTAAACTTTTAGCTAATCTATTTTTCCAAACATTATTGTGTTGATAAGTACACCATTCTAAATTATCTACACAATTATTTAATTTGTTCTCATCTTTGTGGTTTACACAAGGTAGATTGTCAGGATTAGGTAAGAAAGCTTCTGCCACTAAACGATGTATTGATTTGTTGTAATACTTACCATCTTTACGAAGACTTACTCCATAATAGAAATAGTTATATATCCCTCTATCTTTATGATGGTACTTCTTTTTAGGATTTAACAACACTTCTTTTATATACAATTTATCTTCAATATTATCTCCAGTAGAAGGTCTATAATATTTTCTAGTAACATAATGTGGAACATTTTTAACTCTCCCTAAATTACTAACCATATATAAACTTTCAAAACCTTTTACGTCTTTCCAAATTTCTTCCATATATAATTTATTTTACACATTTATGTGTAACGTCAATGTATCTATATGGTTATAGTTTTATGCTGTAAAAATTACTATCTTTTCCTTAGAGTTATAAGGAACATAACAATCACAATGAGACCATCCATCAGTATTAGCTTCTAATCTAATAGGATATTCAAATAATTCAGCATTCTATCTTACTATGTTATTCACTGCATTACTATCTAAATCCTTTACATTAAAATCTATTGCTTTACCTAAACAGTGTGCGGATAAGTAAATGCTACTTTTATTCTTTACTAGTTGACACATATTACAACGCAATCCTCTCTGTGAGAACTATCCACCTGTTTTCCAAGTATTAATAGTAATAGGTTTTTTAAATATCTTAGTACGTAATACATACAAAGTACTAAGTAATTCAGTACTTATAAACTACCATGAAGATTCACCAAACTTGGAGTAGCAATGAGGGCATACTAATTCACTTACTTCAAAATAAGGTTTTAATTTATCTATTAATTCATTTCTGTCCATACTTCGCTATTTAATATTTCATTTAACTCATTGTTGTCGTAACGGTAGCTAAGTGATGATTATATTACAAGGACCGACAATATTACCGTTTCTGAATGACAGATTACCTTTTACAGTTTCCAATGGCGGAATATCATAGGTTCCGTCTGATGTGATATTGACTAATTTCACATCAGCACTATATCCCCAGTATAATTCCTGACCGTCAACTATACCTTTCACTTCCACTTTCATTCCTGGGAAATTTTTTGTTTGGTCAGGAATGTAGCATTTTACTGTACCGTTCAGTGTAGCAAATCTAGTTATGACAAATGAGGTGCTTGTTATAATTATATCAGCATTTACAGAGGGATGCGGTCTCCAGTCATTAAAATTTACCGCATAAACATCTACAGGCTTTGACATATCGTCTCTATCAATTTCTCTCTCATCTACGATAACTCCTCTATCATCAACATCGTATTCTAATACTTTATTGCCTAATATGTGGTGCATTGTTATTGTTTTCATTTCTTTCTCTATTTCTATACATACTATCTACTAATAAATCAGCTATAACATTTATACCTAACTATTTGCTATCACTGATTAATTGTTCCTACATTACTACTAGGAGCATCTAATAGATGCCCTCTAGTAGTTCTCTATCGCTTAACTATTTAATTTGATTGTGTATATTCATAAAATTAAGTCGGATTGTTTCCTATATATTGTGCAAAACCACCGTAAATATCTACATAGAAATTACCATCATTTAAAGTATCATCATCTGCTAATTGCACACTTATGTTCAAAGCAGTAACTCCAGTACTATATGATATTAAAGTTGCATATATTGGATGAGCGTTACTACCAGATATACCTTCAGTTCTATAACTTCCGTATACTCGTACATCACACGGAGCCCAAAAGTAACTAGTTCCACTAGTTATAGTTATTCCTACAGCTCCTGCACCACTTCTAGTACAACTAATTTTACTATTACCAAAGTTATATATACTGTGTATACTAGACGATACCACTGCATATGAACTACCATTATACTAAACTTTAAACTTTAGAATAACACCAGAATCTGAGCAACCATCGTGTGAACAATTTGTAATGAGCCATCCCTATGGAGTACTAACTACGTTTAATATACCGCCGTTATTACCTTTAGCTAAAACTAAAGTTCTTTCATCTGTATAGGTATTTCCTCTATTATCATATGTAACTATGTGCAAATTACCTTCTGTTCCAGTAATAGATCTAGTTGACGGATATTGTCTACAAACAATAGTCATTTCAGTACCATAATTATTTTCACTAACACTTGGTAATATCAATTTGTTTGTATAACCGCCTTTTGCTCCAGTCATATGTATAATTTTAGAATAAGAAGGATTAGCATATACGCTTATTGCATTAGTAGAACTAGTGTATAATTCTAATGCATCCTCCCAACCATCTGATTGATAAGAATATAACCTACTATTTGAACAATATGTATCACCATATTTAGGATCATCTATATCAGATGAAGATCTATTTAGATGCGTAATATTTAGAAACCTATTTTTAGTGAAACAGTTCTCAAAATATAGATCTTTAAATGTACCAGCTTTAGCGTTCACAGTACCAGTAAATGTACCATTAGATGCTCTAAATTCACCAGTACTACTGTTCATATATAGTTTAGCTGCACTAGATGAAGTACCTCCATCACCTGACCAAAATACATTATTAGAGAAATGAAATGCACCTAATACAGCATTATCTGCTAACAATGTATTAATTGCCATGGCACTAACACTAGACACTAATTCCCAATATGCTGAACTAGAACTAGGAGTTTGACCGTATACTCCGCCAGAATTAACATACTTAACTAGATATACGCCACCTTTGTAAATTACCTAATCTCTAACATATGCATTACTAGGATTTTCATAGTTAGTTAAACCTATTGATGATGCTGTAGCGTAGTAATATCTAGTAGATGAATTCCAAACTCCTCTAAATCTAATATCTGTATATTGAGTATTAGCAGCTGATCCATCTTGTCCATCCTAACCATCAACTACAACTGTAATAGTTGCTGATGCTGCTACAGGATTTCCATTATAAATAGGATACTGAGTAGGATTAAATGCTACAGTATAATAGTTATACTTAGTAGAACTAGATATATTAAATGTAATATTGGAAACACCAGACCAACCACCACCCACTTCAGTACCTTCTGAAGAGGTTGTTGGAGCGTGACTATTACTACCATATATTTCCCAGTAACCAGATACAGAAGACAGACTACCTGTTCCTGTTTTCTTGTATGCTCTAAATGTCATGCTACTAGGTTCATAAGAAGAAGTTCTGGTAAGACGTATAGTTGCTGCTCCAGGAGTAATTATATAAGTAGTAGCATCAGTACCTGGTGTTCCTGGTTCTCCCTTATCACCCTGATCTCCTTTATCTCCGTCTTGTCCATCTTGACCGTCTTTACCCCATTTAGTCCAAATGAATCCGTCCTTCCAATCTCCCCATTTACCATTTTCTTTCTTACGTGTCCAACATACTTGATATGGTATGCTTTCTGTTACGCTTACTCCATTATCTGTATAAGTAAAAGTAGCACCTTTACAAGTTTTAGTAGGTATATAATCATCTTGTTGATAATCACCATTTAAGTATTGTGATCCATAAGTAGGAGAAGCTGGATAATATTGCTCATTTCTACTACATAGAGCTGCTTGATCATAACTAGAGAACCTAGCGAATATATATTCGTATCCATCCCCATCTTTACCTTTATCTGCAAATACAGACCATAAGCCTGGTTGTGAATAATCTCCCCATTTCTAAGTACTCTTATCTTTATATCTTTGAGTTACATATTCATATCTATGTGAATCATCTACTCCCTGTGGATTATCAAACCACTATGTACCATCTGGTCCAGTACCTGTCCAGTCTGTAGTTTGATTAGTATTAGGCTTTTGAGGATAATTATCCTTATCGTTATTACGAGCATATAAGAATTCAATACTATTACCATCTTCACCATCTTTACCATCGGCTCCGGTAAGTCTTATTAACCCAGTCCAAGCAGTTAATGAACCATCTGCGTTTTTAAATCTATGAATTTGCCATACATATTGACCTTCTGGTGGAACCATTTCAGAATCTTCAGACCATCCAGACGCAGCTTGATCAGTAGGTATACTTGGAGTAGTAGCTGATATTTTATATCTATATTGATAATTACCGCCACTTAAACCAGTCTCACCCCATTTAGCCCATATAGCTGGTTTTTGAAACGCTGACCATACACCATCTGTTTTTTTACGTACACTTACCCATTCAAACATCAAGTTTTCTCTAACTCCTTGGGGATCATCAGTCCAATACATTCCTCCAGGAGAAGTAGTAGTTTGTGCTACACCATTAATAAATGCCTGAGGACGCGCTTCATCATCTGTATTATTAGCAGCTACAGGAGTATCAGGTGCAATGTTTTCAGCTTGTGTACGATAGTAGATATATTCATAACCATCGCCATCCATACCTTTTTCACCCCATTTTGACCATAAAGTAGGACCTTGCCAGTTACCCCAATTACCAGTACCTGCTTTAGCTGCTGGTTTGGTACGTTGAGCTACCCATTCGTATTGCCAAGTTTCACTAACACCTTTTGGGTTATCATACCAACCATTGTTTGGTTCTGTATAATCATCTCTATTACTATTAGCTGGTAAAGTAGGTGCAGAATTATTTTGTGTAATCTTATATACAAACTCTATATCATTACCGTCATTACCATCTTTACCATCAGCTCCTGTTAAACGGAAAGGTTCTGACCATCCAGATGTAGATTTATCAGAATATACAGTTTGTATTGATTGCCATACCCAAATACCTTTTTCCACATCTCCTTGCGGTGGGTCCATAGTCCAAGTGTATTTATTGTTTGGGTCTTTAGGTGGAACAGTATCACCTATAGGAGTAGGTGGTGGTACGCTTGATTCAGTATATGCGAATCTAGTATACTCACCATCTTTACCAGCTACTGAAGCACCACGGAATCTATTAGGATCTCCCCATTCTACATTAGGATCATCTACTTCGATAGAGCTTTTAGTAGACATCCATATTGCAGATGCTGTATAATTTCTATGCCAACCGTTGGTAGTACCATCACCAGTAGGTCTATCAGGTATAGCATCGTTATCGTTATATGTAGTCCATAATGAATTAGGTTGTAAATGGAACTATAATACTACTGTCTTTTTAAATGTAGCATTACCTTCACAGTTAATTAACAAGTCTATATGAGGACTATTGGTAACAGATAAAATATCTGTAATTGTGAATATACCGTTAGCCATCGTACACTTAAGACCTGTTGCTTCCCAAGTTAAGAAGTAAGACCCTTCTGCATATACATCTGAATATGATAATTCTGTAGTACCTTTAAAAGCTTGTACTCCAAATGTTAAATTATCTAGCTAGCTATACTTATCTAATATGTTTAATTCATTATCCACAATAACAGATAGGTTGTCTTTAGTAAGATTTACCGAGTAAGCATCCTATCCTTTGAGACTATCTTCTTGTTCTGGAGTAAACTAAATCATAGCACCTGTCATGTAGACATTAGTTAAGTAAGCACCATCCCCATGTAGTACCCCATCATCTGGGGCTCCAGGAATAGTCAACCCTTCTATTTTACCAAATTGTGATGCTATATTAGTCCAATCTATTGCCCAAGTACTAACATCTTTTAAGAATCTTTTATAATCTCTAGTAGAGTAAGCACTAGATTGTCTAGTTTCATCTAAGAAATTACCATATACTGCAAATTTCATATTAGCAGTAGGATGTTGAGTAGTATTAGGCTTTAGTGAATATCTAAATTGTTTACCCCTTTCATCTAGAATTTCAATAGGGGTAAAGTAAGCAGTACTAAATCCCTGCATTTTTTCAAACCCACATTCATCTGTACCTGGAGTAGTTTCATTTACTCCACTAATATTATGCCATATACCTCTACATATATCATTAACATGTAACCCACTATATTCGCCTTCTTCTAGTTTAAGAGTAGCTATCTAGTTTTTAGTATCTACTGATTCAATAGTACCAAAAGCGATAGAATTCCACAATTCACCACTTACCACATCTACTCTGTTAAAACGTAATTCTGGTACAGATAAGAATTCTCTAAGGGTTAAGCTTCCGGCTTCTATATTGCCGTGTTCATCAATTATAGCTCCATCTCCAAGTAGTCCTGATATATAATTACCAATAGTAATTCCTTTTTTAGCATATATCATACTATCAGCTATTACACTATTCTTAAATGTAATAACACCCAATGCTGTATCATCGTATAGTTTACTTAAGAATAACTTACCGCCTTCTGATGCTATTAATGCTTTAACTACAGCAGTGTCGATAATACCACCTTCGCCACTAATATAATCTGCCAATACAGCTGGAGATACATTATGCCATGTACCATCACTACTATACTATATTAAGTCTCCTTCTGTAATATAAGTAATGGTAACATCTTTTAAAGTAGATAAGTGATTAATTCTTTCTACTAATGTATCAAGTTCACCAACATTGTTGTTTAATGTGGTTACATCACCCTATAAGCTTCGTACTAAACTAGTTAATTCCCTAAGGTCATCTGTTGTTGCATACTATGCCATTATTTCAATAGTTTATCTATTAGTACTAATAATTTGTGTTTCTCTTCTTCTGATATACTAAACGCATCTCCTTGTTTTAGTATATCTTCTACGTAATTTGAACACACTAAGTTTAATATCTAAGTACGATCAAATGTTATATTATACTTAGTCATGTTGTTCAAATGTTTACCTATTCTATAATTGTTTTCTATCATAACTAACAACAACCATTATAACAAGACCTGCAAGTTTTACACAGTCTGTGGCAATTAAATATTCTATTATACTTACAACATATGTGTTCGTTAGGTATATCTAATAAACGACATATATCTACATAATACTGTATAGCGTCTTCAGTAAGATTATTAGCTCTAGCGTAGTCTAACAATTGTGACTTAAACTACAACATTAATATTTTTTCTTTTTGATGTTTATCTAAACAAGTATAACAAAAACTAACCAATGTGTTCACTTTTTGATAGTATAGATTCTTTTCGTCATATGCTATAGCGTGAGCAGTTTCACTTCCTACTACTGTTACTATAAACGAGGTAGCGTAGTATTCTTCTATATTGATATTTATACTATTATCACTTATTTGAGGACTACTGATAATTATTTCATGATCTGCATCATTACTAGAATGATAAGTTCTTGACAGTACACTATCTAAATATACTTTAGTAACTCCAGCTACCGAATCTAATTTAATAGTTAGAAGGTTATTTTCTATCTTTGCATTAATTATTTTCATATTTATAAAAATTAAAAAGGCGAAGCCGAGGATAAAACCTCAACCTCGCCTGGTTTTAAATAAAGAAACCGTGTATTATTAAGCAGCACTAGTATCAACACCAGTGATAAATGCTTTAAGATTCTTAACAAACTGAGATGCACTCAAATTAGCTGTTTCTTCAACATACAATTCAGTAGTCAACGGAGTAGTTTTAATATACTGATTGTCTGGTGATAAATACAAGTTATCATTTTCAATAGTAATGTAATCGTACTTCGCACCTTCAGTAATATTACGTTTCGGTTCAACAATAGGATATGCATCTGTAAATACATGACCTTTGTAACCTAACATACGTACTTCCATATCACGAACTTGTTTCCAGTAACCTTTACCCGGTTTATCAGCAGTTTTCTTAATAGTTGCACCAGGAACTGCTTCAGGAACATTAGACAGCAATGCACCAGGAATGGTAACATATAAAGAAGCTTCCATAGAAACTACTGAATATTCATTCAATGAATAAACACCTTCATTATCATCCTTAGGAAGAGCTGTAAGTGTTAACTTATGACTTGCAAATGTAGCACTTACTCTACGATTTGTGTGTTTATTAATTTTCTTTAACAGTGCATTACCCAAATCATCAGCAGTTTCAGTAGTAGCAACTACTTCGTAAGTATGAGTGAACTATCCCGGAGCTTCGTACATATCTTTATAAACAATACGCAAAACGTATCTATGACCGATAACAACGGTAGCACTAGTTAAATCAATTTCAATTTTTTCTTCTACTGGAGCTTCGTAATCTCCAATTACATAAGAAGGTTTAGAAGCTTT